GATACTGCAACAGGTAAATCATCACCAGTTCAAGTAGGTACACTAACTAATTGGAGTAGTGTATCAGCAGGAAACAATCAGACAATTGCAATTAAAACAGATGGTACTGCATGGGCTTGGGGGGTTAATACAAACGGTAGGTTAGGTTTGGGTGATTCAGCAAATAGATCATCACCAGTTCAAGTAGGAACACTAACTAATTGGGTATCTGGTTCAGCTACTTCAACAGTTAGTGCAATATTAAATTCATCTGGCATTGTATATACCGCTGGTAATAATGCAAGTGTAATAGTTAACGCGTTAGGAAGGTATGTTTCTTCTACATTTGACAGATCATCACCAGTTCAAGTAGGAACACTAACTAATTGGAGTAGTATTTCATTGAAGTACAATCATTGTCTTGCGATAACAACAGCTGGCTCTCTCTACTCGTGGGGAGCTAATAGTTTTGGTCAACTTGGAAATTGGACGGGTGGACCGATTTTTGATAAGTCATCTCCTGTTCAAGTGGGAGGATTAACTGATTGGAGTACTGCACAAGCGGGTGACTTCCATAGTGTTGGAACAGCAACAGATGGTACATTATGGACTTGGGGGTTAAATGATAGTGGTCAACTTGGTCTTGGGGTTACTACTAATCGATCAAGTCCAGTTCAAGTAGGTACACTTGCAACATGGAACAAATCGTCTGCTGGAGTTTCTTTTACCATGGCAATTAAAACGGATGGAACTCTTTGGGGTTGGGGATTGAATACGGGTGGTCAATTAGGTTTGGATGCTATTGGTAATTTTAATAAATCATCTCCAGTTCAAGTAGGAACATCTATCAGTTGGCATTCTGTTTCAATTGATGAAGTACAAAGTATTTTAATAAAGCGGTATCAATAATATTTGGTTTATACCTATAAAAAGTGTATATTTGTAGTTAACATATTAAAAATAAAAGGTTTTGTTTATGGATAAAAATAAAATGCATCCACTTGATGTTGCATTGGAAGCATCTATTGGCGGTAATCCAAATTTAAGTGAAGAAATTTTAAGAAGTGAATCACAAGCAGACTATCGTGTTCTGTTTAACTTAGGTTGGCATGAAATGCGCCATGGAAACATGATGAAAGCGTTTGAACATTTCAATTATGGTAGATTTATTAATGTATTCGGTCTTCCAGCACTACCAGGAAAGATATGGAAGGATGAACCACTTGTGGGCAAAACACTTCTTTTCAGATGCGAAGGTGGTTATGGAGACCAAATTCTTAATTTTCGTTTCGCTAAGAGATTTGAGGAAATGGGTGCAAGAGTTTTAGTATCATGTGCACCAGAATTAAAAGAAATTTTCTCTCGTCACGGTTTTATCTGTGTTGATAATGAAGTAATTATGTGTGCACATTATGATTATTGGATTCCAGCTATGTCTACTCCTTATGTTTTGGGGATGGAATTGGATGATTTAGATGGAAAACCTTTTATATTCCCAAAAGAAAAAAGAAATTTGTTTTCTAAGAAGGGTGCATTGAAGGTTGGTATTCGTTGGAGTGGTTCATCTGAATTTGAAGACGAACAACACAGAAGATTTCCATCGGAATTGATGATTGATCTTCATGATATTCCAAATACAACATTTTACTCACTACAAAGAGATGAAAACCTTGTAGATGGTCTTCCATTTGGTGATATGCGTGAACAAATGAAGACTTGGGAAGATACTGCTTCTATTATTGCAGGTTGCGATGTCATAATTACATCTTGTACATCTATCGCACACCTTTCTGCTGCTATGGGAATATCAACATGGATTGTTACACCTATCATGCCTTACTATACGTGGGTATTTCCAGGTGATAATTCACATTGGTATGATTCTGTTAGACTATTCAGACAAGAAAAATATGGAGAATGGGATGCACCTTTTCAAAAAATTCGTGAAGAACTCACTAAACTGGTAGAAGGATATGGAAAATGATACAACATTATTATTTCGCTGTTCCAGGATGGTTTGTACAAGAAAATTTATTTACCCAAATGGTTTTATCATGTAATGATAGTGACCAATATCATTTTGTAGAGATTGGCAGTTGGAAAGGTAAATCATCAACTTATATGGGCGTTGAAATAATCAACAGCGGTAAAAAAATTAAATTTGACTGTGTAGACACATGGTTGGGTTCACCCGAACACTTGGATAAAAACAATGATGCATACGAACCACTACTTGAAATACCAAATGGTTTATACAATGAGTTTATAAAAAATATACATCCAGTTAAATCTGCCATACATCCGATACAAATGACTTCGGTTGAGGCATCTAAATTATATGAAGATGGGAGTTTAGATTTTATTTTCATAGACGGAGCACATGATTACAAAAGTGTTAAAGAAGATGTAGAACACTGGTTTCCAAAATTAAAAGTTGGTGGATATATTACCGGTGATGATTATGTAGGGCATGGACTTTCTGTTAGTAATGCGGTTGATGAATACTTTGGTAAAAATAATGTAACCACTATAAAAGCTCCTGCATACAAATATGCAGAACAAACTTGGGTAGTTAAAAAGAAAGAGGAGTTATTATGAATATAGATATTATACTACGAACACATGATTTAATAGATATTCATCCTGCGAGAGAACCTAGATACTGTGGTGTTGATAAACAAACACTTATTCGTAAGTCTGTAACTTCACTTGTAAATAGTGCGGATAATTATGAGGGTGGTAAAGTAAAATTTATTTGGTTAGATGACCACTCATTTCAATCTACGATAGATTATATACACGAAATATTTAAGAAATCCAAACATGAATACGAATATATCCCGCTTGAAGAAAAGGGTTTTAATTATTCAGGATATATGCAATTTGAAATGGGTAGAAGATCAACTGCAGATTTAATTTATTTCGTAGAGGATGATTATCTACATTATCCAACTGCAATAGAAGAAATGGTTGATTCCTATGTAACATTCAAAAAAAATCTTGGTGTTGAAGTTGCTATTCATCCATTTGATGATCCAGACAACTATAAAACAAAATACATAGATGAATGCAGAATTGTTCTCGGTAAGAACAGAAGATTTAGAACAAACAAATATTCTACTTTTGTTTTCATTTGTTCACCAGAATTGATTAGAAAACATTGGAGTAGATTCTATATGCTTTCAACTGAATACATGACAGAATGGGGAGAAAGAAATTTAGTTCACGAAGGAACAACTATCAACCATATTTGGAGATGGGAAGCAAAATTGTTCACACCAATCACTTCACTAGCACTTCATATGGGGTTTGATGAACAAAAAGATGCCTTTTTAGATTGGAAAGAATTGTGGAACTCAATAAAGATATAACTATGAAAATATCATACCATACTTTACATTGGGATAATGTAGATAGTAAAATTTTAGAATCACATAAAAAAGTATTTAATCATTTTGGAATTGATATTCAATATACGAACATGAATGTTAATCAAGGTGTTTGGATGACAAGTGTTTGCCGTAATACAATATCCGATGTTTATGTATTTTTTGAAGTGGACTGTGTTCCACTTAATAAACAAGTTATTGATGATTGTATAAAATATGCAGTTGATAATAATTCAATGGTTGGTGCTGCTCAAGTTTCAAATCATATATTACCAAAAACTCATGTTTATGTTGCACCATGTTTTCTTGTTTTGTCTCGTAAATGTTATGAAGAATTAAATATGCCTTCTATGTATCCATCGGAGAGGGGTGATACAGCGGAAGAATTAAGTTATGCCGCTGAATATTATGGAAAGAGATACCGTTGCCTTTATCCTACAAAATTCGATGGTGTTCCAAAGAATGATGGTGTTTGGAGATTATCCAATTATGGATATTATGGAATAGGTACATTGTACGAAAATAAAATTTATCATTTGTTTGAAAGTAGATGGAATGACCATATTGATTTGTTCGAGAAAAGATGTAATCAAATAATCGATGGTAATTTTGATACAAATGGTATGTATAATTCGTTAGACGAATTTAATGGAAAGACAATTGTTTAATGTTTATATTTATATATGATTCATTTTACTAACTAATGGAACTATAAATGAGATACGTGTATGTAGAAAACGGTATAGTTGCAAGTGAAAATCGTTATTTACCTATGAATTGGAATAATATATCTAATTTTAATTCATTGGATGCCGATTCATTGAAGCAATTTGGGTGGTATCCATACCGATTTGTTGGAGCAACAATACCAAGTGGTTATACAGTTGATAGTTCTTATTATGAAATTACTGATGATGAAGTACTTGAAATTCAAACTGCAAGACCTTTAACAGATGAAGAAAATCAAACTATAATTGAGTCACAATGGAATAATATAAGATCAAGACGAAATATTGAATTAAATGAAAGTGATTGGACACACATTTCAGATTCACCATTAACTGCTGAAAAAAAAGAAGAATGGCAAATATATCGTCAAGAATTAAGAGACATAACTAAGCAATCTAACCCATTTTCAGTAGAATGGCCAACTCCACCGGATGCATAAAGTGAAAAATAAAGTATTACAACTAATAAAAGAAATGAATCTTGCTATCTTCAATGAAAATGATTTGGTAGATAAGCAGATTATTGTTTTATATCCAGGTACTTTTAATCCAATGGCTTTGCACCATAAAGAAGAATATGATAGATTGTGCCGTAGATTTGGTTCAGATAGTGTGTATATTGTTACCGATGATATACAAGACGCTATTAGAAAACCACTTACGTTTGCAGAAAAAAACGCTATAATGAAGCGTCATAATGTAAAGAATGTTATTAAAACAACAAATCCTTATAACCCACTTGAATTATTAGAAGACTTCGATTCAACACATACGGTAGTTATATACGCAGTTGGAAAAGATAATATCGGTAAATTAAATGAATTCAAGCGGTTAACTAAGTATAATAAGGCTTCTAATTTACCTTATAAAGATATTCAAAATCCTTATTTATATTATGTAATTACAAATCATGTTGTTTATAATATACCCAGCTTTGGACAAATGAATCAAGAAAATATTCAAAAAGCGTTGGGTGATAAAACTGCTAAACTAACAGAATTAAAATCTCGTTTTATTTCTATTTTTGGTTGGTTTGATGCTCAGATTTTTAATACAGTTGTTGCAAGAATGAATGTAAAACGCGGTGAAATGATTGAAGTAAAAAAGAAAAAGAAAGGCGAGTTAAGACCACTTCACATGATAACAAAAAAGTTTTGGGATAAAGTATTTGAATCTGTTATAACAGAAGAAATAATAGCTTATCACAGAAGTTCAAAAAATCTTCATAAGTTTGATATATCAAATGTTAGTGTTGATAGTAATAGACAAAGATATGGATATGGGCTTTATTTTTCTGATAATATACCACATAATCAGTACGGTGATTACTTATATAAAGTAAAACTTTTTAAAGATAAAAAAGAATATGTTTTAATAGACACACAGAATCCAGTTGAAGAAGATATAGTTAATAAAATTGTAGAATCAATTAAGGGGTATGGTAAAAATTCTGATGAAGTTGTTAAGTTTGCTTATAGTGGTTGGTTATTTTACAAAACTTTATCAAGAATTTTAGGTGGTGATAAATACGCTTCTTTATTTTTATTTAATAATGGCGTTGATGGTTTAAAAAATAGGATAAGTAATAATTGGAATGATTATATATTATTTAATGATGATTCTATAACTATTGAAGATATTAAATATGACAAAGTATTTGAATCTGTTATAACAGAAGAAGTAGAACAAATAAATGAAGTAGCAACATTACCGACTGGTTTATTGAAAGAAATAGAACCAGTTGCCATAGAACTTTTTACGGAAATTGCTGATTTAATACGATTAGATTCGAGTTTTAATGGATTTAAGCGTATTTTAGTTTCTAAAACCGAATCTGGACTTGAAAATCAACAATATATTACAACAATTGTAAACCGTTGGATTAAAAACGAAGACTATGTTAAACAATATGGTAATGAATTTTTTAAGAGTATTAAGTTACAATCTGTTGAAATTGAAATTGAAGGTGGATTTGCTGCCAAATTTCCTGAAATAACAAAAGTTGTACAGTATTGTTTTAAAAATGGTAAAGATGTAGAAAATGCAGGATTCTCTTTGGAAATAGAACATTTACTTGATCCAGATTTTGATTCAGAATATGAATTAAATAATAAAATAAATTATACAAAATTTAATTCTGAGTTGACACAATTTTCTACCTTTAGTGATGAGTTTGCCGGCGGTGCTGCATTAGGTTCTTCTACTAACTTTTTAGATAAAGCACGATTTATAATATATTTCACATTTGAATTTATTCCATTCTTTATAAAGATACAACTTGTAAAACGTGGTACAATAGAAACTACAGTTGATACTATAATACAAGAATTTGTTAAAAAAGTATTTTTACCTACTATTGCACATGAGTTGATACATTATGTACAAAGAGTAAAAGAATTTTCTAATTCTCAAACACTTCATGGTGCATCATATAATCGTTTACCGAAAGATGATCCAAATTTTTGGAAAACATATTTGTCTGATACTATGGAAATTGGTGCTCATGCAGAAGAATTTGTAGAACAAATGAGATCGAATTTTCCAATGGAAACTGATAAATCAATATTGAAAATGTTACAATACGATGAAATACCACTCGGTGCATCAGACGCACTAAAAAAATATTACGATGCGTTTTTCAAGGAAATGGGTAATAGTCCAAATGATCCAGTTAAGAAAAGATTTATAAAAACAGTTTATCAAATCATAGATAAAAGTTAATAAAGTAATAAAAGGTTATGTTATGGAAATAAAAATTGAGAATATACAAGATGTTAAAAAACTTCTTGCAGGTGAACACGATAGTCAGAATAAAGTTCAAATCGGTTATGTGGGTGAACCATTAGAAGATACAGAAACAAGAAAAGTTGGTGATAAATGGTTTGATTCTGATGGAAATGAATGGGAACAAAAGAATGGATATAAAGTAAAACTTGGAAAACAATGGCAACAAGAATTACATCAGTATTTAACTACATTCAAAAATTGTCCAAAAGAAACTTGTACTTGTTCAATGCCAAAGCGATTAGATGAAAAGATGAGAAATATACATGGAATGTGTTTTGACTGTGTAATTGACATGGAACACAAACTTCGCTTAGAAGGTAAGTGGGATGAATATGAAAACAGAAAAGTAAAAGAAAATGCTATTGCTTGGTTAGCGGAAGCAGAAAGAGATAAAAATGTAGTAGCAGAAGAATTGTCTAAAGTAGATTTTGCTAATTCTTTCGGTGATTCTGAAAAATGGAATGTTCCAATAAGTAAAGATGAATTATTAGAAAAAATAGAAAAGGAATTTGAAGAGTTTAGAAAAAACTTTATTGCAAAGTTGGAAAATGGAGAACAGAATGAAACAGTTAATAGTAGAGCGAGCAGTACCAACTAACAAGAAATTATACTCTAGTATAAAATCTCGCGTTAAAAAAAGATTTAAGGTATGGCCAAGTGCATATGCTTCCGCTGCATTAGTAAAAGCATACAAAAAAGCAGGTGGAGGATATAGAACTGTTAAGGAAACTATTCAAAATCCGCAATATACATTAGAAGGATTCTCTACTGATTGTAGTGATTCAATTGTTGAATTGCATTTCAAACTCGGTGACGGTACAAAAGAAAATTTAACAGAAGCAAAATACCGTGGAAGAAAAGTTTCACTTGGTAAACCATTCAGAACTCCAGATGGACCAAAAAAGTTTTCTGTTTATGTAAAAAAACCAAACGGAAATATAGTAAAAGTAAACTTTGGACATAAAGGAAAAGGCGGTGAAAAAACAATGCGTATAAAGAAAAGTAACCCTACTCGTAGAAAAGCGTTTCGTTCAAGGCATAACTGCGATAATCCTGGAAAAAGATGGAAAGCAAGATACTGGTCATGTAGATTCGGTTGGCCTAGCTCTGGTAAAGGTGCAATAGATAAAACATAAGTTATGAACAAAGAAACATTCAAATCAATTTTACAACCAGAAATGGGTGCAAATAATGTTGCAACAACTGATGATGCTGCACGGATATTATCGGACGCTTATGATTACGCAAACATTGCAAATACTTGTACTTTTTTCGGTTCTATGGTTGCAAGTGGTGATAAAGCAACATTAAAAGATTTGATAAAAAATGGATTTGACTTAAATAGAGCAACTGGTGGTGATGAGGGTTATATATTAATTGCAACTGGCTTTTGTTTGTATTGGATAAAATCTACGTTCACACAATTACCACCAATGCCACCAACAACAGTTCCACTCGCTGGAACAATGGTTTTATTTCCAGGAAATCCAAAAGATTTAGAAAAGGAAATTAAATTAGCTTTTAGTCAAGGTGATTTTAATCTTTTTGTTGATTCTTTATACTCTGCTCTCGTTGGTCATCAGACTACAATAGTAGGTACTTACAATGGACTTGTTCCATCTGTTCCTGCTCCTATAGCAGTAACATTACCTTGGTTGGGCTTACTGAGTGTACCACCACCGTCTGGAAGTGGGTTATCTGGTAGTGCAGCGATTGAGGATGAACTGAAAAGTAAAGCAGGTGAGAAACTTGAAGACTTAAAAAAATTGGTTGAGGATGCAGTTAAAAAAGCAGCAGCGGGTGGAACTAAAGAAACACTAAAAGGAACATTAGATGATGTAATTGGAAAGGTTGGTGAGTTAGGAAAATCAGTTGCAACAAATTCTATAACAGAACCAACAGTTAAATAACCACCAATTGAAACTCTTGGACCAAATAACTTTTCTGGATAAAGCATATTTATCTGTATGAACAACACACAGAAAAATATAACAAAGAAAATAATACGTGAGTATGTGATAAACTATTTAATGGAAGGTAAGAAACCAAAAGGTGGACTTTCCAAATGGTTTAAAGAAAAATGGATTGATATTTCACGTAAAAGCAAAAAAGGTGGGCATCCACCATGTGGTGATTCCGCTGGAAGTAAGTCAAGAAAAGGTGGAAAGAGAGCATATCCAAAATGTGTACCTGCGAGTAAAGCAACATCAATGACTGCAAAACAAAAGAAAAGTGCAGTAACACGTAAAAGAAAATATGGTGCAACTAAACGTGGAAAAGCAAAAATGGTTTCAACTTAAACGGAAGGTTAGTTATGGAAATGGATAAAAAAATAGAAATGATATTGAAGGCACTTGCCGTATTTGGTTTGATTGGTGTTATATTATTTATATTCATAGATACAAAAATTGAAGGTGATAATATAAGACAATACACAAAAACAAAAGATAGTTTGGAAGGTGTAATTCAAATGTATCAAGCGGAGTACATAATTCTAAAAGAACACTCTGATAGATTGGATTCCATTATAAAGTCGCAAACCGAGAAGGTAAAATATATTAAGAAAAACTTTTATATATTTAAAACACCAAAGATTAATAATCCAGATTCAGCAACAAAGTACATTCAGAATTTTATAAAAGAGTAAGTTATGAAATATATATTAGTTTTTTTATTTGCAACTGCGGTTATGTTTTCTAAGGAAAAAGAAACTATTAAAAAAATAGATTCTGTTGTTTGCTTCAACAAAATAGAAATTACAATTCTTGCTAATAAAATACAGACATTAAAGGATTCAATTGATTATTTGAAATTAATAGTAAGTGAACAAGACACTTTAATTGATTTTCACAAAACAAAAATTAATTGGTATAATTTAATGCTATCGAATCGCCAAAAAGCATTTGATGCTTGTAGAATTCAATCCGATACACTACAAAGAACTGTGGATGAATTACAACCACGTTGGTATGATAATAAATTATTGTGGTTTATGAGTGGAGCAGCAACGGTGATTTCAATAATATTGGTTACTAAATGAGTGGTATTCCAAAGAATCTTAAAGAAATTGTAAAAGACGAGTATGCAAAATGTGCTAAAAATCCTGCGTACTTTATGAAACGATACGCAAAGATTCAGCATCCAACTCGTGGCAAAATGTTATTTGAATTATACCCATTCCAAGAAGATGTATTACATGAATTTAATGAACACCGTTACAACATTGTACTCAAGTCAAGGCAGTTGGGTATTTCTACGTTAATCGCTGGATATTCGCTTTGGATGATGTTATTTAATAATGACAAAAATATTCTTGTTATTGCTACAAAACAAGATACTGCAAAAAACTTGGTAACTAAAGTTAGAGTTATGTATGATAATTTACCAAGTTGGTTAAAAACAGGAGTTCAAGAAGATAATAAATTATCACTCCGTTTTAATAATGGTTCACAAATTAAAGCAGTATCGGCTGCATCGGACTCTGGACGTTCTGAAGCGTTGTCACTTTTGGTGATAGATGAGGCAGCGTTTATTGAAGAGATTGAACCAATATGGGCTTCCGCACAACAAACTCTTTCAACAGGTGGCTCTGCGATTATAAATTCCACTCCAAATGGTGTTGGTAATTTTTATCACAAAAAATGGGTAGACGCTAAATTAGGTCAGGGTGGATTTAATCCAATAGAATTATTGTGGCAACTCCATCCCGAACGTGATCAAGAATGGCGAGATGAACAAGATATACTACTTGGTCCAAACATGGCTAAGCAAGAATGTGATGGGAACTTCTTAGCTTCTGGACGTGCAGTTGTTGATGGGGAATTGGTACAATGGTATGAGCAAACACACGCAATGGATCCACTTGAAAAACGTGGTGGTGAAGAAGCATTATGGATTTGGAAATATCCAGACCCAACAAGAGATTATATTGTAGTTGCTGACGTTGCACGTGGTGACGGAAACGATTACTCCGCATTCCATGTAATTGATGTTGAAAGTTTAGAACAAGTTGCTGAGTATAAAGGTAAGTTGGATACAAAATCTTATGGTAATACATTAGTTTCAATAGCAACTGAATATAATGACGCATTACTTGTTGTTGAAAATGCGAATGTTGGTTGGGCAGCAATTCAACAAATAATTGACAGAAATTATGGAAATCTATATTATACGTACCGTGAAGATGGTTACGTAGACCCATCGGTACAATTACCAAAAGGTTATGACTTAAAATTAAAGCAAAATATGGTTCCTGGATTTACAACGTCATCGAAAACTCGCCCACTCTTAATTTCTAAATTGGAAACATACTTCAGAGAAAGGGGTCCAATAGTTCATTCAAGACGGTTAATTGAAGAATTATATGTATTCATTTGGAATGGACCAAAAGCAGAAGCACAGCGTGGTTATAATGACGATTTAGTAATGTCTTTTGCAATTGGTCTTTGGGTAAGGGACACTGCTATGAAATTAAGAAAAGAAGGTATAGAACAAACTCGTTTAAGTTTGAATTATATTAATAAATCAGCAACTCCACATAAAACATCATATTCTTTCAATGACAACAATAATGGTTGGAGTATGAAAGTAAATAATACAGACGAAGATTTAACTTGGTTAATTAAATAGCGTTTAAGCATTTTTAATCTATATTTATATAAATAATACTATTATAATAGGTGATACATGGCTGAAAAGAAATCATTGTTTGACAGACTTAAAACTCTGTTTTCTACCAATGTTGTTGTAAGAAATGTTGGTGGTAAAAAATTAAAAGTAGTGGATACTGCCCGTTATCAAGCGGATGGTAATCCTCATACTTCAAAAGTTATTGACAGATACGGTCGCCTACACGGTACTCGTGGTACACCTATTTCTGTTTATAATCAGTACAATTCATTTTCAGCAACAAAGATAGACTTATACACCGATTATGAAGCGATGGATACCGATGCAATTATTTCTTCTGCATTGGATATTTACTCAGATGAAAGTACATTGAAAAATGATCAAGGTGATGTTTTAACTATTAGAACCGATAATGATAATATTCGTAAAATTCTTAAAAATCTTTTTTATGATGTATTAAACATAGAATATAACCTTTGGCCTTGGATTCGTAATCTTTGTAAGTACGGAGATTTTTATTTGTATTTGGACGTAAAAGATGAATTGGGTGTAACTAACGTTGTTCCTTTTTCTCCATACGAAATGCAACGTGAAGAAGGAACTGATCCAGAACATATTTATATGACTAAGTTTATATATGAAGGTCCACTTGGAAAGGGTGAATTTCAAAATTATGAAATAGCTCATTTCCGTTTACTCGGTGATACAAATTATCTTCCCTATGGTAAAAGCATGTTAGAAGGTGCTCGTAAACTCTACAAACAATTAATTTTGATGGAAGACGCTATGTTAATCCACCGAATTATGAGAGCTCCTGAAAAAAGAGTATTCAAAGTTGATATTGGGAATATTCCGCCAGCCGAAGTTGACCAATATATGCAAAATATTATGAATCGTATGAAGAAAACTCCAGTTATAAATGAACAGACCGGTGACTATAATCTTAAATTCAATATGCAAAATCTTTTGGAAGATTTCTATCTTCCAGTTCGTGGTGGTCAATCTGGTACTCAAATTGAAACTCTTGCTGGTTTACAGTATCAGGCAATAGAAGATGTTGAATACTTAAAGAGTAAACTATTCGCCGCTCTAAAAGTACCAAAGCCGTTTTTAGGATATGATGAAAGATCAGACGGTAAAGCAACACTTGCTGCATTAGATATTCGTTTTGCAAGAACAATTGAAAGAATACAACGAATAGTTGTTTCAGAACTAACTAAAATTGCGATAGTTCATTTGTATGCACAAGGTTATGAAAATGCAGATTTGGTAAATTTTGAACTTGGTCTTACTGGTCCATCGATAATTTACGAACAAGAAAAAGTAGCTTTAATGAAAGAGAGAGTTGATTTAGCTGGTTCTTTAATAGAAAAGAAATTATTTTCAATGAAATATATTTATTCAAACATATTCAACCTTTCAGAAGATGAAGCTGAATTTGAAAAGAATGAAGTTCTTGAAGATATTAAACACGCTTTCCGTCAGAAACAAATTGAAAGTGAAGGAAACGACCCAGCGGTAACTAAAGAATCGTTTGGTACACCACACGATATTGCAACACTTACAGTCAGAGGCGGTGGTAGAGTGATAAACGATGTAGAAACTCCAGAAGGTGGATGGCCAGGTGCTGGTAGACCTGCTAAAAATCTAAATTATGCAACGGATAATCATCCAATGGGAAGAGATCCAATCGGAAGTAAAGACTTAGGTAGAACATTATCAAGAACAAAAACTATGAGACCAGAGGGTAAATCTGGTTCTTCACTTTCTTTAGAAAATAAAGAACTTGGAAATTTACTTAATAGTATGGCTGGAATTAAAATTAAAACTAAAAAAATAATAGCAGAGAGTCTTAAACCCGCTGTTAAAATAGAAAATGAACCAAATATGCTTGATGAGAATAATTTATTAGATGAATTATGATTTTTGTTATATTTATTTAATGATAATGTACATTAACAGGTATAAGGAAAAATGAAAAAAATTAAACACTCAAAGTTTAAAAATACTGCTATGTTATTTGAATTGCTAACGCGTCAAATAACATCTGATATTATTTCCTCGAATGAGTCCGTAGCAATACAGATTCTAAAAAAGTATTTTAACAAAAATACCGAACTTATAAAAGAATATAAGTTGTACAAGACTTTATGCGATGAGCGTCTTAAATCCGATACAAAAGCAGTTATGCTTATTGAAGCGGTATTAAAAGCAAGACGTGGGTTAAATAGAAAAAAACTAAATGAAGAAAAATATCAACTTATTAAAACTATAAAAGAAAACTTTGATATAGATTCATTTTTCCAAACAAAAGTTCAAAACTATAAACTACTTGCTTCTGTTTATAAAATATTTGAAAATAATGAAATAGATAATCCAGTTGAGTTTACTAAATCACGTATAACAATTTTAGAAACAATTACTTCTAATAGTAAGAAAACAATTGTTAATGAAGAATTTTCTATTAAAAACGAACCAAAAGAAATTAGATTATTAGCGTATGCATATTTAGTTGAGAAGTTTAATAGAAAATACGGTGATTTAAGTGAATCACAAAAAACTCTTTTAAGAGAATACATTGGAAATATTAGTAACACTAACAATTTAAAATCTCTTATACAATCAGAAGCGGTAAGTGTAAAAAATACTTTTAAGAAAAATATACATAGAGTTAGTGATAAATCTTTAAAAATAAAATTAATAGAAGTCATTAATCTTTTAGATGATTATTCAACAATTAAGAAAGTAGAAGAAAACCATATATCTGCACTTCTTCGTTATTACAGTTTAATAGACGATTTATCATGGAGTAAATAATGCCAGGCATAAACGAAATACATCCTTACAATTTTCCTGTTTCACAAGCGTCTGATTTTGAAAGATTTGGTAATCCAGGAAAATGGTTTAAATCAATTACTTGTACAACTGGTATAACTGCATTTACTAGCTCTAATTTTGGTGTTGGTGGGGTTATTGTAGCAGCGAGTTCTACGGGAACTGCATCGTTATCTGGTGGTGGAACGGTCGCACTTGCTACACTAGCAACAACACAAACTGTTCATGAACTATCATTGAGTAGTGTTAAGGTAGATAGTGGTACTGTATACGCATTAGTTCGTAATCAAGTGATTAGGTAACAGTATGGATGTAAACGCTTTCATACATAAAATAAAAGAATCCGAAGAATTCAAACAGTTTCAAGAAGAACTTGATGAAATGAGTGTAACTAGTATGGTCGCTGGATATGAAACTCCAAAGGCATTTGCTGCTAATGAAGATGATTTTGAAGAACATAATAAAGAAACTGCGGAAGTTTACGGATATAAACTTGTTCCAAAGACTAAAAAAAGAAATTATGAATCTGTATATAAACAAACTATGCGTTTATTAAATGAAGCATCTGTTTCGGTATTTGCATCCGATGGTGATGAATTCAAAGATGGATTTGTAAAAGATGAAGACACTTGGAGAAAATACGTATCAACAAAAGCAGAAGCTTCTGGATATAAAATAGTTAATGAAAAGAATGTTTTTGGTAAAACTCCAGAAAAATTAAAATCTGTAAAAGAATATTTAAGTGAAGCATCATATAAAGAATTCCGTAAAGATGAAACAAGAACTACAAATAGAAAAATAAATGATTCTATTAAACGCATAAATAGAATTATGTATGAAGTTGAGAAAGTAGTAGAACATGCTTCACGATTAAAGACTGAAATGGCAGTTGATCAAAGAACACTTTGGGGGGAATCACGTAATCGTCTTGTAAAAATATCAGAACGAATTAATAGAATTAGTAAAAAAATACACGAATTAGGTGCTTAAAATGAAACAATTACTCGTAGATACTATACTATTTAGTGCAAGTCCAAGAATGATTGCAGAATCTGAAAAGAAAAACGATGGTAAAGTTATAGTTTCGGGTGTTTTACAAAGAGCAGAAGTAAAAAATCAAAATGGTAGAGTTTACCCAAAAAAGATTTTAATGCGTGAAGTGAAAAAATATGCTGAAACAAATATTAAAGAAAATAGAGCGTTGGGTGAGTTGGATCATCCAGATTCTTCTGTTATTAATTTAAGAAATGTTTCTCATAATGTATTGAGTGTAGATTGGAAAGGCAATGATGTAATTGGTACAGTAGAGATACTTCCAACCCCATCTGGCAATATTCTAAAACAACTGCTTGGTGCAGGAATTCGCCTTGGTATTTCTTCTCGTGGTTTAGGTTCGGTTGAAGAAATAAGTGAAAATACAGTTGAAGTACAAGAGGACTTTGAATTAATAGGTTGGGACTTTGTATCGAATCCATCCACACAAGGTGCATTCATGTATGACGATGGTCATCAGAATGAAGGTTTAATTAGAGAGGGTGTTAGTTTAGAAACTATTTCTAAGATTGATCCTAAAATTCAACGTATTCATAATAACATTACAAATATTATTTGTGAAATTGGAAATATTTGTGAATGTATATTTGGAGATAAATGATGCCTGCACTTTCACAAAAACAACAAAAATTAATGGGACTTGCTTTAGCAGTTAAACGTGGTCAAATTCCTGCTTCAAAAGTTAATAAATCTATTGAACAACTTGCAAAATCAATGACTGAGAAAGATATTGAAAAGTTTGCAGCAACAAAACACAAAGGACTTCCAAAAAAAGTTGGTGAAAGTAAAACAACATTAACAAAAGAAGAATTAAATCAATTAGTTGCCGATGCTGTTCAAGAAGTAATGAAAGAGAGATTTAGTACAAAAGTTCTTACATCAGAACAAAAAAGAATGTATATAGAATCAATCGGTAGATACAATGAATATCGTGCAGTAGTTCATCGTTCAAAACAACTACCCGCAGTTGTATCTGAAATTAAAAGAATGGTTGAGTTTGCAAGTAAAAACATGGTTGAAGAATCTGGTGATTGGTTTGAAGGTGTTTCTCATAGAAGAAGTTCAAAGCAGTTAAAAGAATCTGTGAAAGTTTTTGAACAAACAACACAAAAGATTGTAAAACTACAAAGAACTTTGGAATCAATTTACGAGAATATAGGTAAAAATCTCAGTAAATTCTATGAGATAAAAGAGATTAATTAACAATAAGGAAAGAAAGTTATGAATGATAGAGTATATACAAACTCTAATTCGGCTCATGTAAAAGTAAAAAATACAGGTATGCCGGTTGATGTTATGATTAAAATATTCAAACGTAAAGTAAAAGAAGCAGGTATTCTTGAAGAATATAAAAATCGTATGGAATATATTAAACCATCAAAGAAAAAAGCTGAAAAAAGAAACGCTGCTATTAGAAGACAGCGAAAATTAGACGTAGAAAATATCTAACATAGCAGGAGTATTTTTAATGACCTCGCATTATATCGAAGAAATTATTCGTGAAGAAATACGGAAAATCATTGAAGATATGGAAAGAAATTCTTTTTTATCCGAGGAAGACGAGGAAGCGCCCGCAGCAGAGGAAACTCCAAAGGAAGAACCAAAAGAGGAAACTCCAAAGGAAGAACCAAAAGAGGAAGAGAAAAAATCAGCGGATGATACTGCTTCGAGTGAAGAAGGTGGTGATGAAAAAAAAGAAGAAGAACCACCAGCAGAAGAAGAATCACCAACAGGTTTAAAATCAGTTGAATTGACAAATCCAGTTGAAGTTCAAAACTTAAAAAAGAAATCAACGAGTATTGGTCCAGAAACTCAAGGTAAACTTCTATCATTTGAGTACGAAGAAATTTTAGATGTTTACGATCAGGCTGTTCAAAAAGCAGAAGATGAAGACTCAAAAAAGAAAATTGGTTTAATAACTAAAAAAATCCAAAACATTTCAATTCTAAAACATAGTATAATTAGTAAAAAACCATTGGACAGGGAAACAACAATGGCTTTAGATTATTACTACAAACACACTTCTGATATAAATGAATTAGTTCGCTCTGATATTCAATTAGCAACTAAAAAGCAAATTGAAAAGCAATTAAGACTTGGCAAACCAAAAGAAAAAGAAAGTAAAAGAACTCCAGTATTTACTGATGCCATACAAACGTTCACCGTTAGCAGTTTAGACTTTGCATTCAGAGAAGAAATGCAACGTTTAGATTTTAATTTAGTTGTATATCGTTCAATAGAAACACCAAATGTTTTACAGCATTTTTTGGATGCGGGTACATGGATTGATAAGGGCTATGTAACTACTTCCCTAAATCCACTTATAGTTGAAAGTTTGAATAAGAAACGATTACCACTTTTTGAAATGTTAATTCCAGCAGGTTCATCGGTACTCACATTACCATGTAAAGTAAATGATTACTGCCATGAAACAGAAGTAACCTTACCGAGAAATTGTAAATTTACAATCCACGGATATAATGAAACACGAAACATATACAAAGTATTAGTGGAGCAAAACAATGCCTGATGATAAAAAAGAAAAGAAAATTGATACAAAAGATAGAGATAGGAGATTTCTTTATACTGAAATCGATTTAAGTTCTATTTTTGGTATTCCTGCCGAAGAAAAAAAATCACAAAAACAATAAAAAATTAACAATACACCATACTTATTTATGACATAATACCCTATGAAGAACCAATATTATCTTCAACTTATAGGGGCATATACTATTTTTATATTAATTAGACGTTAACAATAACGCTAGAATAGTTGGAGATTATAATGAATGATTTACTGAAAGAAGCAATTGCAGATGCTAAAGCAGTTAAAGAAGTAGCACTCGCAAACGCAAAACTCGCTTTGGAAGAAGCGTTCACACCTCGTTTACAGTCTATGCTTTCTAAGAAACTTTCTGAAGAAGCAGAAGCCGAAGAAACAGAAGAACCTGTTGAAGAATACGGTTTCTACAATGAAGCAGAAGAAGAAGAGAAAGAACCAGCAATGGAAGAGGGCGATGAAGAAACTGAAGAACCAGCAATGGAAGAAGCAGAAGATGAAGAAGAACCAGCAATGGAAGAAGGTGAAGATGAAGAAGAACCAATGGACGAAGATTTGATGGAAATAATCCGTCAACTTGAAGAAGATTTAGTATCGTCTGACATTGGTGGTGGTGACAATAAAAAACCAGCTCCAAAAGCATCATCTACATCTACTCAAATGAAAGGAGAAAAATTGGTTCAATTAGTTGAAGAAGAAGGTGAAGAAGATGACGAAGAAGTAGCAGAAATCCAAGAGATTTTACGTGCTCTTCGTGAAGAAGAAGAAACAGAAGAACCAATGGAAGAAGCAGAAGAAGAAGAAGTTGACATCAAAGAAGTTTTACGTGCTCTTCGTGAAGAAGATGAAGAAGAAGCTCCTGTTGAGGAAGGCGAAGAAGAATCAGAAGAAGAACCAGTTGCAGAATCAAGACTTCGTGAAGCATATGCTGTTATTAAGTTCTTACGTTCAAAAATCAACGAAGTTAATCTTTTGAATTCAAAGTTATTGTTCTCTAACAAATTGTTTAGAAGTAACTCTTTAACCGAAGCTCAAAAAATGACTGTTATTGAAAACTTTGATCGTGCAACAACTCTCCGTGAAGTCAAACTTGTGTATACAACTTTGGGTGAAGCATTGAAAGGTGCAACTAAAACTCGTCGAATTAAAGAATCGTTTGCATCTAAACCAACTGCAAGCACACGTCCTTCAAGTAATATTTTGAATGAAGGCGATGTTATGGCAAGCCGTTTACGCAAATTAGCAGGTTTAAAATAATTTTATTATAGGAAGAAAAAAATGAATGTACAATCTTTATTAAATGCTTCTGGAAGTCCCCACAAGCAACTTATCAAAGAAAACCGTCAAATAGTTAACAAATGGTCAAAGACAGGTTTACTTGATAACTTAAACAACGACTATGAAAAGAACTCTATTGCAGTTCTTTTAGAAAACCAAGCAAAACAACTTATAGATGAATCAAACCGTACAGGTACAGCAGCTGGCTCAGAAGAATGGGCAGGTGTTGCACTTCCATTGGTTCGCAGAATTTTCTCTGAAATTGCTGCGAAAGATTTTGTGTCTGTTCAACCAATGAACTTACCTTCTGGTCTTGTATTCTTCTTAGATTTCAAATATGGTACAGCACAACCTGGATTCACAGCCGCTCAAGGTAAAGATACACAGACTGACTCTGTATTTGGTGTAACAGGTGCAGAAGCAAAAGACGCTGATGCTTCAGGTGGTCTTTATGGTGCAGGTCGTTTTGGTTATTCAATCAATGAAGCAAATATCAGTTTAGCAAAAGCAGCTACATTATCTGCAACAGAATTCGTAACTGGTTCTGTAACACACGCAACACCATCATTATTCCAACACGATACAGAATTCAAAGACGCTTACTCTGGATCTCTTGTAGCTGGCGGTATTATGACAATTACAATTAATTCAAGTTCTCTTGTAAATGAAGATTTTGACGCAGTTCGTGCTTTCAAAATTAGTGGTTCAACTATCTTCAGCTATTTTCCACAATACACATTCACATCAAACAATAATTCAACAATTACATTCGTTGTTTCTGCATCAGCAGCTCCTGCAACAATCGGTATTGCATACGAAAAGCAACCTACAGCAACAACTCGTGGTGACTTTGAAGATGGTTTAGCAGGTTCAAGTCTTGATATTCCAGAAATCAACTTAGAATTACGTTCAGAATCCATTGTTGCTAAAACACGTAAGTTGAAAGCAGTATGGACACCTGAATTCGCACAAGATTTGAATGCATATCACTCAATCGATGCAGAAGCTGAATTAACTTCTATGTTGTCTGAGTATATCTCTCAAGAAATTGACTTAGAAATTCTTGATATGTTGATTAAGAATGCACAAACAACAGAAAGATGGTCAGCACGTATCGGTCGGGCTTATAACTCTGCTACAAGTGCATTTGCAGATTATTCAACAGCACAAGGTGCAGCATCTGCATATAACCAACAAACTTGGTTCCAAACATTAGGTACAAAGATTCAAAAAGTATCCAACATCATTCATCAGAAAACATTACGTGGTGGTGCAAACTTCTTAGTATGTTCTCCACAAGTTGCTACAATTCTTGAATCTATGCCTGGCTATGCAGTTGATGGCGAAGGTATGAAATTCGCAATGGGTGTTCAAAAAGTTGGTCAATTAAATGGCCGTATCACAGTTTACAAGAACCCATATATGTTAGAAAACCAAATGTTAGTTGGTTTCCGTGGAACACAATTCCTCGAAACTGGCGCGGTTTATGCACCATATATTCCACTTGTAATGACACCATTGGTTTACGATCCAACTAACTTCACACCAAGAAAAGGTGTGTTGACACGCTATGCGAAGAAAATTGTTCGTCCTGAATTCTACGGTTTGATTCAAATCGAGTCTTTAGGTGACATCTAGTATTAGATAGTTAGTTGAAAAATTAAAGGAGTGAGAAATCACTCCTTTTTTATTTTATGTTATATTTATTTACGAGTGTTCAAACAGATTACACTCTTTTTTATATTTAGTATTTTTAAAAATAATGGGAAATAGTATGAAAACGATTAATGGGAGAAAAAAACTGTTTGAAGATGATGAAATTTTTGGTACAACAGACACACTCGGTTTAAGTAAAGTACCAGTAGATGCAGCTAAAGCGGCTTATAAAGGTGGAAAAAATGATGGTGATATGGAAGATGATAAGATACCATCGAAGAAAGTTTCCGTTGCTGCTGGAAAATTAAAACCATCTCAAAAAGAAGTAGTTCCACAGAAAGCAGTTGAATTTGCATTTTCTGCAATCATGAAAATTAATCCTATGCCAAGTGGTCCAGGTGGAGATTTACAAGCAATTATTTCAAATGATAATTATATCATGGATGGACACCACCGTTGGGCTGCAACTTTCTTAGTTGATCCATCTGCTACTCTTGATGCAACACAGATTGACCTTCCAGGTGGAGCGCTGGTTACAGCATTGAATGTTGTAACTAAGGGATTGGGTAGAGGGGGAAATACAGGTAAAGGTGATATATCTAAATTTGGTGGTAAACCAATCGAAGACGCTATTGATGCAGTTTTAGCTAATGGATATTGGGCAGAGAAAGATCCAGAAAAATGTAAAGCAGCGTTTGAAGAATGGGGTGGTGGTTCTGTGGAAGAAGGAAAGAAAAAAATGGTTGCTAATGCAGCTAAAATGCCAAAAGCAATTCCTGGTTGGGCTCCAAATCGTGTTGATATGCCAGTTATCAATGCACCCGAAGTTGGTAAGATTGCAACAGCTATCGCAGCAGGTGTTATTGATCTCAAAACTCCTTATGGTGATGACGTTAAATCAAAGATGGAATCTTATTATAAAATGAGAAGAGGACAAAAACCATTATCAGAAAACATAATGAAAAAACTCCGCCAATATAATACGGTAAATCAAAAGAGACTTCAAGAATCATATTTGAAAAAAGTTAGAAAACAAAAATTACAAGAAAAACTTATTAGTGCATTGCGCCCATTGGTTAAAGAAGCAATTAGAACAATGATAAATAAATAAGTTAAAAATAATAATAGACGATATAACCCAGTATGATAATATTGGGTTTTTATTTTTATTATATATTTATTTAAAAATGATGTATACATACAGGAACAAATATGACTAACAAAAATCAAACTTCATTGAAATCAATAGTGAATGGACTTTTATCTGAAAAAAAGATGGTTCGTACATTAAATAAAACTACAAAAAAAGCTATTTCTTTAGATGAGACTACAATTGGCTCAATATTGAACTCAGATGTTTTTTCTGTTAGAGAATCCAAAGCATTAAAAATGTTATTTCGTAAAACAAGAACAAAGTCATTGAGTGAAGTAACCATTAAAAGATTGGATAAACAAGTAAAAATTATATCCGAATTAAGAGATGGACATATTAAATTATCCGAGGGATTTTTCGGTGATATGTGGGATGGCTTGAAAAGTCTTGGAGATAAAGCTAAAGAAGCAGTTGTAGGTGGTTGGAGTAAAATGAAAGCAATTTGGAGTGAATTCAAAGAATTAGTTCAAGAAGTTATTAATTCTGCAAAAAATGGATTATTGAAATTGTGTAACATTGGTGCTAATGTTGGAAATGCTGGTCAAGAAATGGTTGATGGGATGAAAAATAAAAAAATTATTGCTGATCCAGACTTTATTAAAGAGATTAAACAATTAAAGGAAACTGGTGGATGGTGGAAATCATCATGGTTTCAGAAATGGATAGTAAATCCAACTTGGGAAAAAGATGTATTGGCTGGAAATGGTACTGTTGATCAAGAACCTAAAGTTGACCCTAAAGCAGCAGAACAAGGATTACAGGCAATACCTCAATTAGAAAGTTTTATAAACAAAAGAAATTCATTGTTATCGGACTATCACGTTTTATCTGAATTATTAAAAAGAAATCGTAGAAAAAATAATATATCAGAAGGTCATGCAGTAGAACATCTTGAGGATGCAATAAAAAATCCTGCATTGAAAAAAGTTATACATTATGCAATAGAGTTGATACAATGGGTATTTATTCCGTTTGCTAAATTAGGACAAGTTGTTGCTAAATGGGCAGGTCCAAAGGCACTCGCAGCGTTCTCAGGTGCTACTAAAGCATTAGGTGGTCCAGGAACTTATGGATTTGAATTACTCGGTACACTTTTTGGTGAAATTCTTGAAGTTATTGTAAAGAAATTTACCGGTAACATGACAGTTGAATTTGTTGCAAAAACATTGTTTCCAGGCGTTGGGCTTGCAGTTGATGTTGTTAAAGTAGTACACACTGCTCTCCTTTGCTGGACTATTGCGAATATATTGATAAACTTGGTTGATGTTGCTGATAAACAAAAGGCAGAGTCATATACACCAAAGGGTGAATTTAAAATGCAGAACGGTAATTTATTATTTATTACAGAATAATTGCAATCAAAAATGAATAAAAATACCATAAAATTAAAGAAACTCCTCGATGAAATAAAAGTCGAGGAGTCTTCTAATTTAGTTAAGGAATTTTCGTTTGACCCATTAACAGTTACCGCAGTTGCACTTTCTGCTCCTGATGTTGCTAGAGTTACTGCTGACGGTATAGATTTTATTTCAAAAGAAATTGGTATGGGTGATAAAACTAAAGCAGCAGAATTACTGAGGACTGGTGCAGATAAATTGCATCAATTTTATATAAATGATATTATGAAAATGTTGAACGTCGGTGTACCTGGCTTTGATAAAATTCCGATGGATAAAAAACAAAAAATAGCTAATTCCGTATTTGCCGTTATTATAACTTCAATTGGATTTCATATAGCAATGGATGCTCCAGGTTTATTTGCTGCATTCATGCGATTAAAGCATATTTGGTGGTATAGTGATATTCGAGAAAAAATAAAAAATATTTTATATTCTATTAAGTTTGGAAACCTCGGTGCTTTCTTTAAAAAAGAACTTGACACCATACTTGCAAACGAGTAATTAATAAAATTAAATTTTACAAAGGTAACTAATTCGTTACCTTTTTTTATGCTTAATTCTATTTATTACAAATGGAAACTAACACTCAATATATAGATATTTTAAAACTTATACTTCCAAGTGCAGCAACTCTCCTTGGTGTAGTACTGTCTTGGTACTTAAAATACAAATACGGTGAATATAAACAAAAGAAAATTGACCGCGAACTCTCACATTCCAAATTAATTCAAACAATATTAGACCAGTTATTGGTTGAGTATAAATGTCAACGGGCATTTATATTTCAACGGCACAACGGTGGACGCTATCAAACTGGTAAATCTATGACTAAATTATCTACATCGTTTGAAGCGTTGGAAGAAGGTGTTAGTACTGAAGTTAGTAGATACCAAAACTTACCAATATCATTATATACAAATTTTGTGGAGGACGTACTTGGACATAAAGCTGTTTATGCATCCGTAGAAGATATTTCAGATTTAATAACAAAGGCCTTTTTTACACAGAGAGGTTCAAAATCCGCAGTTGTATATCCAATCAGAAAAAATAATGAACTTATTGCTTTAGTTGGATTTGAATGGACACATAAGTCAGAGAAAATAGATAACCTTTTATTGAAAATAGAAGAAGACTTAAATACAACTAGCGAAACTCTCTCCAAATTATTATAGGAGTTGACATGGATTTAACCCATAACGAAATGAATGAAAATAAAAATGTTGTTGGATTAAATGGTCCTGATATAAAGAAAGGAAGAAAAACGATAAAAAATAAAATAGGGTTTCACTTATCATTAAACGAAGAACAAAAAAATATTAAATCAGAAGCATTGCTAGATACCGTTTCTGTTTTTTTAGGAAAAGCAGGATCTGGTAAAACCTTATTAGCAACTCAAATTGCACTGGAATGTCTTTATTATAAAGAAGTTGATAAAATTATAATTACAAGACCAACCGTATCAAATGAAGATCTTGGGTTTTTACCTGGAAATATAAAAGAAAAAATGGATCCATGGTTATCTCCTATTCATGCAAACATGGCAATGTTATCCGGTAAAGAAAAAGTTGACAAATTAATACAAGAAGATAAAATTGAAATCGCACCTATAAGTTTTCTACGTGGTAGAACATTTGTTAAGTCTTGTGTAATTGTAGATGAATGCCAGAATGTAACTAAAGTACAATTAGAGATGATTCTTTCAAGACTTGGGGTTAATTCAAAAATGATCCTAACAGGTGATTCTGCACAAATTGACCTTAAAAATAAGAAAGATTCTGGATTACCATATTTATATAATATGAAAGACAAAATTAAAGGATTAGGGGTTTATGAATTGTTAACTAACCACCGCCATCCAATTGTTGATAGTATATTACAATATTTTGATGAAACAAAAACTGAGAAGTAAATGACAGACATTCCAATTTGGCCAGGTAGTTCATCGTTCACAACTGGTAGTACACCATTTGGGTATTTTGATTCTGAGGCATCTTTTCAAGTAGATGCAGATAAAGTAGCGAATTGGTGTGCTAAAAGACTCGGTTATCCATTGGTTGATGTGGAATTACAACGAGTAAACTTTTATGCTTGTTTTGAAGAAGCAGTAGCTGAATATTCAAACCATGTTAATCAGTATAACATTCAGCAGAATTTATTAAGTATCATGGGTTCACCTACTGCATCTAATTTAACTCATAGAAACATTTCAGCAAATATGGGTGGCCTTATACAGTTAGGAACTGAGTATGGAAGTGAAACATTTACCAATGGTAATGTGAAGTTTTATTCCGCTTCTATTGATTGTGTGACAGGTGTACAACGATATAATTTAGACACACTTATTCGTGATATAAAAGCACCAACACAAAATATAGAAATAAAAAGAGTTCATCACTATGCACCACCCGCTTCCATGCGTTTCTATGACCCTTATTTAGGTAATCAAGCGATGTTAGATACATTCGGATTTGGTGCTTATTCAACTGGTGTTTCTTTTACGTTGATGCCTATGTATGCTGATTTATTGCGTGTTCAAGCAATTGAGTTTAACGATATGATGCGAAAATCTGCATTTACATTTGAATTGATAAATAATGAGCTAAAGGTATTTCCGTTACCAGTAAGAGACTTTAAACTTTGGATTGAATATATTATAAAAGAAGAGCGTTCAAATCCATTAAAATATCCAAATGGAACTGTTTCTGATATTTCAAACGCTCCATATAGTTTAATGAAGTATTCTTATATAAATTCGCCTGGAACACGGTGGATATTTAACTTTACACTTGCATTGGTAAAAGAAATGTTGGGTTATGTTCGTGGTAAGTATGGAAATATACCAATACCAAACGGTGAAACAACATTAAATGCTGCAGATTTACTATCTGCTGCAACATCTGAAAAACAAGCACTTGTAACGGAACTTCGCACTATGTTAGAAAACATGACACGCGCAAAACTATTAGAGGCTAAAAGAGCAGAAACAGAACACTTGAATGTTAGTTTGAATGGTACTCCACTTTCAATTTATATAGGATAAATAAATGCCATTATTTCACGGAACACGAGATGCTGGTCTTGTACATAAATTCAATATGGAATTAATTGCAGATATTATAGATACTGAGGTTGCTGTTTATAAACTTTCATTAGAAGATACAAAGACAAATATGTACAATGAATCTGATAAGAAGGTTTACTTTAGTCCTGTAAAAGTTTCTGCTTTAATAAATCGTCAACCTCAAGCATATGAAGGAACTGAGTTTGGACAAGATTATAATCAAGCATGTGATTTTGGTTTTATTCGTGAGTTATTAAAAGACGTTGAAATATTTGTTGAAGTCGGTGATGTTATTGAATATAACGGTGAATGGTGGGAGGTTGACTCTGTACAAGAGAATCAGTATTTTGGTGGTAAGAATCCCGATTATGCTTTCTCTGGCGATAAGTGGGGACATAATGTTTCCATTATTGCTACAACCCACTTAACAAGACGTTCAAGAATTCACATAGAAGAATTCAGACCAAGTATAGAAAATAATTTGAATGATTTACCGAGCAACATATAATGCAAAATTCTTCCAAATATAGAAAACCACCATTAAAACGAACTCGTGATAGTTTCATAGATGACAAAAATTCGGTGGAAAATCCAAGGATAGATTTTGGACAGGCTCGTAGTACACAAATACGTAGAGATAAGGATAAAGTAAGAAATCTTGGTGTTACATTATATGATGTAGATTTTGCAATAAAATCATTCATAGACCAAAGTATGAAATTGAAAGTTGAAGACAATGGTGAACTTATACAAGTTCCAACGATATATGCTAATTCAGAAAAATGGGCTTCAATTCAAAAAGATGGATTTCTAAAAGATAAAAAAGGAAAAACATTAGTTCCGCTAATAACGTTTAGACGTTCAAATGTTACAATAAAAAATGAACTGAAGCGTAATAAAGTTGCTTCTATAAATCAAGGTATGGCTTATATTACACGTCAAAAATATAATACATCCACACCATATGATAAGTTTTCTGCAATGTATGAGAAAAAAAGACCAAGTGAATACTTCTTAACTCCAATTCCAGATTATGTAGATATAAGTTATGATTTTATAGTATGGTGTGAATACCAAAATCAATTGAATTTTTTGATAGAAAACTTTATTTACTTTTCTGGACAAACATTTGGTGATAAAAATTTCTTCAAATTTTCTACAAATATGGATAGTGTTAGTATTGAAGACAGTAATACAACAGGGCAAGATCGTGTAGTGAGAGCTTCATTTTCAATTACAGCACATGCTTATTTAATACCAAAAGAAATAGCAAATCAAGCATCGATGCAACGAACTGTTACTGCAAATAAATTATCTTTTGGGTTTGAAACAATTAGTTCACTTTCTGATTTATATAATAACAGTTCCATAGATAGATTAACGGATGAAGGTAGAATTGGTGGTGCGGTAGGTGGACCAGGTGGTAGAGATATTGGAATTAGAGACAGTAAGTCTAATTTTAGAAAGTTAAATCAGAAAGGCGATGAAGCAAATCTCGCTTATTATAGAAGAAAAGCGCAAGAGTTTATTGATGTATCTGAAAATAATGCACCTGGAATATATCCAAAAGAAAATGATTTTACAGATAAATAATTGATATTTATATATGTTATATTTTTAATTTTTTAATTGAGGTTTTATATGTCAGAGCAAGTTGAAAGCAAAGATTTTACGCAAGAAGATATTGCTACGGTAAAAGGGTTACAATCGGGTTATGCAAGAACTACTGCACAGATTGGACAAGTCGAAATTGAGTTACATTTACTACAAAAGCGATTGAAGGGTATGCATGAATTACGAGATACTTTATTTGAAGAATACGCTAAGTTACAAATTCAAGAAAAAGAACTCATAGATTCACTAAATGAAAAATATGGAGATGGTGTTTTAGATTTAGACTCTGGTAAATTTATTCCGGCTAAATCTTAATTTGATTTTTTTGTTTCATATTTATATGAAGACTTAATTCTATAATTTTTTGGAGATAATAGTGGCTACAGAAAGAATTGTAAGTCCTGGTGTTTTTACCAACGAAAACGATCTATCTTTCCTTCAACAAGGGATAGGACAAATTGGTGCTGCACTTATTGGACCAACTATGAAGGGACCGGCTTTCGTCCCAACACTTGTTCAGGGATACAGCGATTTTGTTACAAAATTTGGCGGTACTTACGAACAATCATATTTACCATACACAGCTAAAAACTATCTAAATAATGCAGGTAGTGCAACAATAGTTCGTGTACTTGGTTCAGGTGGATACTCATTAAAACACCCAATTGCTATTGTAGCAAGTGGTTCTGGACAAGGTAGGAAATTAATATCCTTTTTACATCCAACATTTGTTGTAACAAGTGGCGATTCTACTTCATTGTTTGCAAATTCTATTCTTACTTCAGGTGGAACAGGTTCTTTTGTATTGACTGTTTCTGGTGCATTTACAACAGACACATCAACATTTACAAATGCAACAAATGAAAATGGAACAGCATTTAGTTCTTCTATTAATCCAGAAAATAATTCATATATCGGTGATTTATATGGATATAATCCTTACGGTACACACGCAGTTTATAACTACGTAAACTTTAAAAAACAAGCATCCGCTTCTTTAGCAGCAGACGCTTCCGTTGTTATTTCTATTGAAACTGGTTCTGCTGGTTCTCCATGGGACTTTACAGACGATTATCTTGAAGCAGCAACTCCTTGGGTTAATTCTCAATTAATCGGTAATATAAAATCTGATTTATTTAAGTTTCATACTTTATCCCATGGTATTCATTCTAACTATGAAACCAAAGTTGGTATTTCAAACATTCGTCCTGCTGGTACAATTGCAGGTTCTGAATATGGTGATTTCGATGTTATCGTTAGATTCGTTGATCAATCCAAATTACCACAGACACCATTCAATTCACAAGACGAAGATATTCGCCCAACAATAGTTGAACAATTCAAGTGTAATCTCGATCCAAATTCTCCTAAATATATTGCAAGAGTTGTTGGTGATAGATACATTACAGTTGATGATGACGGTAAAGTTATTGTAAACGGTGATTATTCTAATAAATCAAAATATATTCGTGTAGAAACAACAGAAGCAGTAGCAAACGGTGCAGTTTCTCCAAACTTAGTGCCATTCGGTTTCCGTGCTCTTGCTACTCCAATTCCAAGTGCATTCACTCAACCCCCTGCTTGTTCTTATGTATCTGACCAACTTTCTGGTGGTTCATATAACAGAAGAGTGTTCTGGGGATTCAATTATGATTTCGCTAACACAGATAACTTTAATTACTTACGTTCATTACCAATTGCAGCAAATCAGTCAACTGGCTCTAATATAGATTTCTACTTAGGTAACTTTTCTCAAAATGCTGCAGCTAATTTCCCATCATCTGCAACATCATATACTGCATCTATTGATTTAAGTACAAATACTTCTCTTGATTCACGTAAATTTATGTTACCGTTTCAAGGTGGATTTGATGGTCACAAACCAAACTTACAAAAAAAGATAGGTACTTATATATTAGCAGGTAACACACAAGGCTTTGATATTTCATCAAACTCTTCAGCTGGTTATACATCTTATAAAAAAGCAGTCGATGCTATTTCAAACGCAGATGAATTTGATATTAACTTAGTTGTAACACCAGGTGTTCTTCATTCAATACACTCAGCAATTACAACACACGTAATTGATGTTTGTGAAGACCGTGGTGATTGTTTCTTTGTAATGGATAACTCACAAATTTCCGATAATATTGCAACAGCGGTATCTTCACTTGAAGGTTTAGATACAAACTATGCAGCAACATATTATCCTTGGGTTAAAATTCTTGATTTCGATAGAAACAAACCAATCTGGGTTCCACCTTCAGTAGTTCTTCCTGGTGTAATAGCATTCAATGACCGTGTGTCTGCTGAATGGTTTGCTCCTGCTGGCTTAAATCGTGGTGGCTTAACAGAAGTTGTTGAAGTTAAAACAAGATTAACACACGCAGAACGTGATTCATTATATGAAGGTCGTATTAATCCTATCGCAGTATTTCCATCAACTGGTGTATGTGTATGGGGACAAAAGACACTTCAAGGTCGTCCATCTGCTCTTGACCGTATTAATGTTCGTCGTTTGTTAATTGCAACTAAGAAGTTTATCGCTTCTTCTACAAGATACTTAGTGTTTGAACAAAACACTTCACAAACAAGAACTCGCTTCTTGAACATCGTGAACCCATATCTTGAGTCAATACAACAACGTCAAGGTTTATACGCATTCCGTGTTATCATGGATGAGAGTAACAATACGCCAGACATTATAGATCGCAACATATTGTACGGACAATTGTTCTTACAACCTGCAAAAACTGCTGAATTCATTATTCTTGATTTCAACATTCAATCAACAGGTGCTGCGTTTCCAGGTGCGTAATTAAATTAAAAATGGGAAGATGAAATACTCTTCCCACTTTTTTGAAATTGATATATTTATACTTAAAGGATATTTTAAAATTGGAGATATAAATGGCTGAATTACTTGACCCCACGGAAATATTTTTTACCCCGTTTGAGCCGAAGTTACAAAATAGATTTATTTTGTACATCGAGGGTGTTCCTGCTTATTTAGTGAAAGGTGCTGGTAGACCTAACATTAGCTTTAACCCTATCACGCTCGATCACATTAATATTAAACGTAAAGTAAAAGGTAAGGGCGAATGGCAAGATATTTCTATTAAATTATACGATCCAATCGTTCCTTCTGCTGCACAAGCGGTAATGGAATGGGTTCGTTTATCACATGAATCTGTAACTGGTCGTGATGGTTATTCTGACTTCTACAAGAAAGATTTAACACTTCATGTACTTGGTCCAGTTGGTGATAAGATTGAAGAATGGACTATTAAAGGTGCATTTATCACCGCTACTACATTTGGTGATATGGATTGGGCAAACGACGCATTTGTTGAGATTGGACTCACATTAGCATACGATTACGCTATCCTTCAATACTAATTTAATATTAGAACTAAAAGAAATTACCCCATACTTATTAATAGAAATATTAGTAAGTATGGGGATTTTTTATCAAACACTTTTGTAGTTTACATAAAGACTCCATTGCAACCATTGTATATTATGGAAGCAATACACCATTCATCCGACGTTTACAAGAACTCGGATTAATTGTTGGTACAACCTTTACTGTTATTAGAAAAGCACCGTTTGGTGGACCAACTGAGATTCATTACGGTTATACGAGATTGGCAATTAGGCCAGACCCAAAAGTAGATATTATTATGGTTGACGAAGAATGGTAGTTTTTCTAAGTTAATCATATTTATAAGTGTATAAAAATTGTTTTATTATGAATTGTTATAGGATTAGTTATGACTAAAATTCCAACCGGCTACGATGTTGGTCAACGAGAAATTACTTCTGACGCTGACATTAAAGCCCACTTACTATCTGAGCATAAAGTTTCAGATGTTAAACGTACAAACTTTCCAACTGAAATTATCCCCTTACCTTCAAAAGGTCTTATATATCCATTAGGTCATCCACTTGAAAGTGGCGTGATTGAAATGAAGTATATGACTGCAAGGGAAGAAGATATTTTAACATCACAAAACCTTATTAAACAAGGTGTTGTGTTAGACAAATTGTTTGAGTCTTTGATTGTTACTCCTGTTAATTATAATGATTTATATATGGGTGACAAGAACGCAATTATGGTTGCAGCGAGAATATTGGGTTACGGTAAAGATTATCAAGTCGAAGTTGATGATCCATTCTCTCCTGGAACAAAACAAAAAGTAACAATAGATTTAACTCAAATTGAGCACAAGGAGGTTGATTACAGCTTATTTGAGAGGAGAGTAAACGAATTTGATTACGAACTACCTAATTCAAAAAGAGTAGTAACATTTCGTTTAATGACTCATGCTTTGGAAAAAGACATCCAAGCAGAATTAAAAACAATGAATAAGACATTAGTAAGAACCGGAATTGACAGGGAACTTACAACAAGACTCAAACATATTATTACTTCCGTAGACGCTGAAAGTGGTAGAGCAGCGGTAAATCATTTTGTAGATAATGAACTATTTGCAGCAGATTCACGTGCTTTAAGACAATATATTAAATCAATATCACCTGACCTTGATTTAACGTACACTTTTAATTCAGATACAACTGGCGAGGTGAAGGAGTTGGAAATACCTATGGGTGTTTCATTTTTTTGGCCTGGGAACTGATTATAAATTAGGTTTGCACGAAGAGTTATTTGTGTTATGTTATAGAGGACAAGGCGGGTGGACGTGGAATGACGTTTATAATTTACCAATACACCTTAGACGATTCTATATAAAGCAAGTTTCTAAAGCAGTTGAAGAACACAATAAACAATATGAAGAGTCAGGCAAATCTAAATCTCCAGCAATGCCTACATTTAGACCAAAATAATCAAAGTCCGTATATTTATTTATACGGACTTTTTGTTTAATTATAATGTGGTATAATGGCTAAAGAAGACAAGAAAGAATCAGAAGAGTTACGTGACCTCCGCAGACAAGAAGCAGAAATCACACGTGAAATCATAGATCTTCGTGAAAAACTCGTTGCACTATCCAAATCTGATGGTGCAAATTTACGAGAAGTTCAGAAAGTTCAGGAAAGTCTATTAGGTTTAGAAAAACAGAAGCAGGGAGTTCAGGGGCAAATATACAACCAATACGGTGAAATACTTAAAAGTGAACAAACTCATTTAGATAGTATTCAGAAAATAGTAGAAACACAAGAAGACTTACTAGAATTAACAGAAGAAACAAATGAGGAGTATAAAAAGGCTCGTGCTGTTAAAATGGAATTGCTTGATCTTGAAGATGAATTAAAAACAAAATATGATGATATTCAAAAAGGTCTTTCTGAAACTATAAAAAGTTCGCATGAGTATAATTTTGTAACCGATATGATTTCCCAAACAACTGCAGCAGTTCAAGAGCGAGTAGAGGGTACAAGTAAAGAAATGATTGCCTTGGGTGATGCAACGCGTAAAAATCTTTACACTAATATTGATTTGGTTGATACATTACAAGATATGGATGTTTCAGCAAAAGCGGTTCGTGAGGGTAAATTTATTGAATTAAGTTCAGTTCGTGAAGAATTATCTTTAAAGAAAACAGGTAGAATGCTTGACGCACTCAAAGAAGATTTTAACCGTGGTTCAGTAAAAGACGCTGCGGGTAAGACAAAGTATTCTCAACAAGATTTGGATTTTATTCAGAAACAAATGGGAATCTATACAATACAAGAAAAGAGTTTGAATAGTATTATTTCTCTTAAACAAAAATCCAATGAAGAAAATAAACAAGATGCTAGTACGCAAGCAAAAATTATACAAAAAACAGAAGAATTACAGAGTGCAATTGGTGAAACAAAATTTGGGGCGGTTTTCGATGGTTTAGAAAGTGGTATAAAGAAAATACCAGGTGGTACAGCACTTACAAAAGTTCTTGGATTTGATACATTTAAGAAAAACATGCAAGAAAATGTTGGTAAGTCATTAACAGGCATAGCAACTGGCTTCCAAGGAGGAATGGTTTCTGGTATGAAAGCATCTGGACAAGCAGTAATGGGATTTGGTAAAACATTGTTGATGGGACCACAAGCCGTAATATTTGGAATAATTGCAGCAGTAGGAGCGTTGGTTGCATTGTTTGTTTCATTAGATGGAAAAACTTCAAAGATACAAAAAACTTTCGGTGGAACAAAAGCAGAAGCTGAAAAAACACATCATGCTGCACATAAATTAGCAGAAAACATGAAAGTAGCAGGCATTAATTCAGAGCAAACATTAAAAGCAATGGAAGATGTTAGTGAAAGAATGGGTGGACTTGATGTTTCTGCCATAATGCAAGGTGGTAATAAAGCAATGGCTCAGATGGTTTCTGATAGTGCTGTACTTTCTGAGAAGTTTGGTTTGAGTGCAGATGAGATTGGAAATATACAAACATTGGCAACTTTAACTGGTACAAGTGTTGGTAGTTTAGTAAACCAAACAACAAAATTGGGTAAAGGTTTACTAACAGATAAAGCAGCAATGAAAACTTTAGCTGAAATACCAAAGCAAGTTACCGTTGCATTTAAGGGTACAACACAAGAACTTATTAAAGCTGCTCAAAAAGCAAAATTGTACGGAACTACCTTGGAATCAATTCAAAAAGTAGGTAGAGGAATGTTAGATATTGAATCCTCATTATCAGCAGAAATGGAAGCTAGGGTGTTAACTGGTAAAAATATAAACTTTGATGCTGCAAGGGGTTACGCATTGAACGGTTTAACTGCTAAATTACAAGATGAGATATTAACTCAAATGGGTTCTATGGAAGATTTCAAAAAAATGAATGTACTTCAACAAGAATCTATGGCAAAAGCGTTTGGTATGTCTGTTGAAGAAATGACTACTATGTTAGCCAAGGGTGAAGAACTAAAAAATGTTGGTTTGAGTGCTGCAAAATTAGAAGAAAAACAATATCAAAATGCCGTTGGTTTAAGAGAAGAAGCAGAAAAAGCTCGTCAAGCAGGAAAAGGTGATTTGGCCGCTAAGTTAACAAGTATGGCTGCAGAAAAAGATTCCGCCACAATGGCAGAAAAACTCGGTGACATAATGACAAAAGTGAAAGAAAAATTTGAATCACTTATGTTTCCTATTGTTGAAATGGTTCATGGATTATTTGACGCAAAAGACGCAGGTGGCGGTATTATGGCAGTATTTGATGATGTTGTTAATTCTATAAAACCAATTTTATCTATACTTGGTGTTATAATTAAAATTATTTTAGCTGGTATGATTCCTGCATTCAAATTCACATTCAGTATTATATCTATGTTAGTTAAACCACTTTCATGGGTTGCTTCATTATTTGGTAGTGTAGAAGAAAAAACAGAACAAGTTGGAAAAACTGTGAAGGGTGTATCTGACGGTGTAAATAAAATAACCAAACCAGTTAAAGAAGTAGAATCAGGATTTGGTGGTGTTCTAAAGTTAGTTGGATTAATAGGTGCAGCTTTTGCAGGTAAGGCTTTGATTGGAAAGGGTTTAGGGATGCTTAAAGATAAAGCTATGGATTTGGGTACAACATTGATGAGTAAAGTTGGTGGTGCTGCAAGTAAAGTGACAGGAAAATTAACTGGAAAGATGGGTGGATTGGCAAGTAAGGTAGCAGGAAAATTACCTGGAAAAATGGGCGGATTTGCACAAAAGGCATTGGGTAAACTCACAGGGGCAGGTGGTGATGCAGGTGGTGGAGATGCCACAAGTAAAATGTTAGATACACAAACAGCAAATCTTGATAAAACATCTAAACTAGCAGATGGTGCTAAATCTATGGGTGATAAAATTGCTGATTTCGGTAAAGGATTGGGTTCTGCTATACAATCAATTGGTACAGGTATTGGTGGTGCATTTCAAGGAATTTTAACAGGAATAGGAAAAGGAATAGAAGCGCTTGGACAATCATTAGCAACAATGACTCCTATTGGTCCAGTTGGGGTTGCAGTTGGTTTATTTTTCTTAGCGTTGGGTGCTTCACTACTTATGGCAGCACCTGCAATAAAAGCAATTGCTCCCGTATTAATGAAGTTTGTAGAAATTATAGGTGTAGCATTGGTTAAGGCGTTAGAAGTTGCAGGACCCATAATACAAAAAGTAATAGAAACTGTTGGTATAGTTCTAACCGCTTTTATGCCAGTATTGATTAGAGTTGCTGAAGTTCTTGGTACAGTATTTATTGCGGCAATAAAAGAAATTGGTCCAATTGTAAAAACTGTGTTTGAAGGTATTGCAAGCGTAATGAGTACAATAGGCACACAGATAGTTAACATAATAAATACGATTGGTGATAATATAGTAAAAATAGTCGATAAACTTATGGCTATAACTGGTATCAATCCATTAACATTAATGGCAATTGCAGCGGGTATAGTTATATTAGGTGGTGCTCTTGCCGGATTTGGTGCAGGTGCTGGTGCAGGTGCACTTATGGAGGGTCTCGGTAGTTTAGTCGGTGGTGACAGTCCAATAGACCAATTAATAACAATCTTAGATAAGGTTGACCCAAAAACAATTGGTGCTGTTGTTGCCGGTATTGCAGGTATTGGTGTTGCTATGAAAGTCATGGCAGAGCATTTGGGTAATATCGATGCTAGTAAATTAGAAGAATTTGGTGACGCTTTAAGTGGATTGATGAAAAACATGAGTGGTGGACTTATGGAAGGACTTAGTAGTTTGGCTGGAGGTAAAAGTCCATTAGAGCAAATGAGTGAACTTGTTACTAAGTTAAATCCAGAAAAAATATCTGGTGCAGCAAAAGCATTTAGTCAAATATCAGATTCACTAAAAAAACTTTCCGATACTATTTCAACACTTGATGTTGATAAATTATCTACAGTTATGGATAAAGTTGGCGGTGGTGGGGGTGTTGCTAATGTAGTTGGTTCTATTATGGGTGGGATAACTTCATTATTTGGTGGTGGTGGTACTGAAGAAAGTAAACCGGCATCCGCAGCAAATAAAGCAAATGAATATACAGCAAAATCAACAATAACAAGTATTCCACAAACTACTACACCAGCTACAACAGCAGCAATAACAAGTATTCCACAAACTACTACACCATCTACAACAGCAGCACCACCAACAGTTACAGGTGTACCTCCTGGTGAAGCACCTGGTAAAGCGAAGGGTGATGTTGGAGATGCGTTGGGTTCTAAATTAGATAGATTAATTTCTATCATAGAAAGTATGGCTAGTCAGCCAACTATAATAAAGTTTGGTGAAAAAACAGTTGAAGAGATACAAAGTAAAATTGATTTCAAAAAAGCGTATAATATAGCGATAGATAATACATACGGCCGTAGAATTTAATAATATACTTAGAGTTATATTTATATGAAATAATTAGGATGCATGATGTCATTAATAGATTTACAATCAGACTTATCAAAATTTAGATCAACCTCTGTAAAGCAAGCAAAAACTACATCTGCTTCTTCAAAAGCTAAGGATGGTAAGAATTTTGCCAATGTAACTCCTGTTTCTGATAAAATGGAATCCATGTCTCCTAATATAAATCCACTCGAACAAAGTAATTTAGAAGGAATGATGAGTTCAACTAAATTGGATGATATAAAAAAATTCAATACAAAACCATTATCTGGACTACTTGGTAAAACTAAATTAGACGATATAAAGAAATTCAATACAAAACCATTATCTGGACTACTTGGTAAAACTAAATTAGACGATATAAAGAAATTCAATACAAAACCAATAGAAGATTTGTTGGGTAAATCTAATTTGGATGATAATAAGGCGTTTAAAACAACACCAATTGAAAGTAGATTGGAAGGAACTAAATTAGATGATGTAAACCCGTTTACAACCACACCCATAGAAAAAAGATTCGAGACTTCTAAATTAGATGATATTGTGAAAAAAGTTTTTCAAGAGGGACTTGTAAACGCTGTTTCTAAATACTCTAACATTAATATTGATTCGGAATTAACACCGTTGGCTAAATTATCTTCTGGTACTATTGCATCTAAATTTGCTCAAATACGTGAAGAAAATTTTGAAAGTAAATTAAATAAATCAGAAATAAATCCAAGAATAATCGGCATTGGTCAAAATAATTTACAATCTAATATACAACCAAAACAAACTACATTAACTTTTAATAGAAAAGATTCTACACCAGAAATACCAATAAACAGTTCAGACCCATCTGATAATATAACAGATCCTAAAGTTGAGATAAATAGAATACCATTGTCTTTAGATAGAAATAGTCAGTCTGTTGATATAACATCAAGAGGGGTTGTATTGCCCAATGATGATGTAGTTGATCCAAAAGTTATTATAAATACTAAACCATTATTTAATGATTTGAAACCACAATCTGTTATTATAAATAAAGATTTATTTTCTCCGTTAAATAATATATTAAATCCAGACATTGCATTCGAGCGTTCTATTTTGTCAATGGATAAAACAATAGAATCACCAGAATTGTTTACTGACTTACCAGTTGATGGATTTATTACAATACCAGATACAAAAATATTTAAAACTGATTTACGAACTAAATTGGTAAAAGATATAAGTGATTATAATGTAGATGGTATTCCTGCGAAGTATGCACCCATTTCAAAATTAATGGAAATGACTCCATCGCAAATAGTTGATACAATTCGATATGATTTAGAATCTGTTCAATTAGAAGACAACAGTAAATATAATTTAGATAAGGCTATAAAAACTATTCCTTTTGGTAGAAATGAAGATCCATCAAAATCAAAATATTCTGCAGTTGACACACAAGAAGTAAACTTTTTTCCAGATTCAATGGCAAGTGGATTTACAGCAAGACAGCAGTTAGGTGATAGTAAATTCAATGGTGATTCAACATATGGTTGGGTTGGAAAATCTGGTGCAGCACCTTCTGTAAATTATATGAGTGATGAGAACGCAAAAGGATTTAAAACTTTTGTTGAAAAAAATAAAACTGCTTTTGTTATCAATAGTTCAGGATTTGGATTTGTAAAGATACCAGAAGTTAATTACTTTGATGAAAATAAACTTTATACAAAAGAAGGGTTTAAGGCGTTTACTTCACAGTTAGAAAGTGCTTATATAGATAATTCTTCTAAGTATGGATGGGAAGGAAAATCTGGTGCAGCACCTGAAGTTAATTACTTTGATATAACTGAAACAAATACAACAGCTGGTTTTACTAAATTTGTACAACTGTATGATAGTAAATATATTCCAGACTCTTCTGTATTTAATTGGGAGGGAGCAGCACCTGCGGTAAACTACTTTGATATTACAAATACACATACAGCCGACGGTTTTAAAACTTTATCTCAACCATTTATATCAAGTTATATTCCTGACTCTTCTCAATTTGATTGGGACGGAACACGTGATCAATCACCAGAAGTAAATTATTTTGATTTACTCGGTAGATATACTACTACCGGATTTACTAAATTCGCACAGAACTATGATAGTAAATATATCCAAGATGCTTCACAATTCGACTGGGACGGTTCAAAAGAGCAGGCTCCAGTTGTAAACTACTTTGACTTGACTAGCACGTATACAAACGATGGATTTACTTCTTTCTCAAATTTGTACGATAGCAAGTATATTCAAGATTCTTCCCAATTTGATTGGAATGGTAATAAAGAAAATGTTCCAACTGTTAATTATTTTGATTTAACAAACGCGCATACTAATATTGGTTTTCATTCGTTTGCAGCTAAATTAGATTCTAAGTACATTAAAGAATCTTCCCAATTTGATTGGAATGGTGCACGTGACAAAGCACCTGCGGTTGATTACTTTGATTTAACAAAGAGAAACACAACATCTGGATTTACAACATTTCACATACTACATGATTCAAAATATGTAAAAGAATCATCAATATTCGATTGGGATGGTGTTCGTTCACAAGCACCTGCGATAAACTATTTAGACTTATTGAAACAGTATACAACAGAAGGATTCAATACCTTTACTCAGTTTCAAATAACAAAGTATATTCCTGACTCTTCTCAATTTGATTGGAATGGAACACGTTCAGACGCTCCAGCGGTGGATTATTTTGATTTAACTAAAAAGAATACAACAGTTGGTTTCCATGCATTTTCAAGAAAATATGAGAGTAAATACGTACCAGAATCATCAGAATTTGATTGGGACGGAACAAAACAAAAAGCGCCTGCTGTTGATTACTTTGATTTAACTAAGAAATTTACCACGGTAGGTTTTCATACGTTTGCAAGAAAATTAGAAACAAAGTATATACCAGAATCATCGGAATTTGATTGGGATGGACAGAAGCAAAAAGCACCTGCGGTTAATTACTTTGACTTGAATAAAAGAAACACAACAATAGGCTTTCACACATTTGCACAACAGTATGATACAAAGTATATACCAGAATCATCAGTATTCGATTGGAATGGAAATAGAGGTAAAGCACCTGCTGTAAATTATTTTGATAAATCAAATATTGCAACATCCAAAGGTTTTCATATATTATCACAACAACAAGAACCAACTTCTTATCAAACAAGTGGCAACCAACTAAAAGGTGGTGCATCAATATTTGATTGGGATGGTTCTCGCACTGCTGCACCAGAAGTTAACTACTTTGATACGGGTAATCAAAGAACAACAAAAGGATTTCATAAGTTTGCTAAGCAACTTGAGCCAACTAAATATCAAATAGCAGGAACAACTCTAAAAGATGATGCTTCTGAGTTTGATTGGAATGGTACAAGAGCAAAATCACCAGAAGTTGATTACTTTGATTTAACTAAAAGATTTACAAAAAAAGGTTTCCATAGATTAGCAGAAGTTAGAGAGGAAACCAAATACAAAACAGAGGCTTCAGAATTTACATTCAAAGGTTCACGGCCTAAAAAAGGTGTAAACTATTTCGATGCTACTGCAAAAAATGCTGCTGGTTTTACTCAAAAACCAGAATCATTACAAACAGAATATAAACACGAATCTTCAAATTTTGGGTTTACTGGTAAATTACCAAGTCCAATTGATTTCTTTGATAATAAAGATTCAGATGGTTTTGTATTAAATGCAGAGCCACTTCAAAGTAAATTTAAGGAAGATACTAGTAGGTTTACATTTCTAGGAAAAAGAAGTAATGCACCTGCAATTGATTATATAGAAAATAAAAATGCTCCAGGTTTTAATTCATTTCCACCATTACTCGAATCCAAATATGATTTAGATTCTACACAATTTGGTTGGAAGGGTGTTAGAATAAGTGCACCATCAGTAGATTTCTTAGATAACGCTGCTTCAAGTGGGTTTACAACGTTCGCACAAACATATCAAAGTTTTTATACTGAAGATTTTGGTACATATAATTGGAAAGGACCACGTTCAGACGCACCAAATGTTAGTTGGTTTGGTATTACACCAAAAAGAAAAATGCAACTACCAGACTTGGATTCTGCTACCCGTAGTGTTATGACTGATCAAGGGTTTAAAACTTTCTTTGAAAATAAAGAAAATACAAACTTAGCTTCAAGTTATTCAACACTATCAACTGAAAATGGACTGAACAAATCTTTAGTGAATAATATTCCTATGACTAATTTCTTTGGATATACGCCTTCCACAAGAAACGGGTTTATGATAAAAATGACATCAACGAATGATACTATGTATCCGATAGTTTCACCAATGATGCGATACGATTTACAACTGCAACAAAGAACTCCTATTCAAATATCAAGAGGTGAACTCCAAGGTGGACTCATTAAAGATAGAGAATTGTATGCACCCAACACTTTTGGTAAAAAGATTTTCGGTAATGGTAGATTATCTTCTTTACAAAATCAAGTACCAGATTCAAAGGTTGATACTGATTCTTCTTACTATGGAAGAACATACGAAGAAAACATAAGAAACTTTACAGAGAAAAAAGGATACGTTGCTAAATGGGCAATAAAACAAAATTCACCTTCACCATTAGACTTACAATATTCCAAATTTAATTTAAGAGCAGACTCTTATAATCCAGACTTCTTAGGTTCAGCAGACCAACCATTTGTGATGAGAGACATTGGACAGCGATGGGGATTTGGTGTAAACTTTGATGAAGGACTTGTTCGTGGTGGTGCTGTTACAATGGCAGACCGTATTCTTAATGACGTAATACGTATTGGTAAATTCTTGATAACTGGTAAAGGTTTACTGTTCTTAGCAAAACAAGTTGGCTTACAATTAATGAATCCGAATGTAGATGAAAGGCCAGTGAACGGTATTATTGATTCATTAGCTTCTGCAACTTCATTTGGAATGTCACCAACACAAATTTTCAATCCTTTGGCTTTAATTGCAAATGTAGGTGGTGCACCAATTGGTTTAAGACTACCAAGACATAGTTTGTTGGGTGCTTTAGATTCATCGATGTTGAACAGATACGGTGATACTGCTATAAAAAGAGAATTTTTAGAAGATGGTACACCTGCTGGTTCAAATTTCAAAGAATTAGAAGTACCAGAAAGCGATGGTGATCAAACAGATTACAGTAGATTAATCGGATTGATGAAAGAATTATTACCTAATTCATTCAAACCTAATGTTGCAGGTTTAACATTTGATCATGAACACGCAAAAATATATAGAATTTCAAGTGGATTTGGTGGACCAGGTGCTCCATTAGGAATTGGTGGTACAAAAATAAGAAGAGCAACTCATCCATACCTTACTTATTATACAACCAATGCATTCTTAGTTGAGGCTGTACCACCAACTCCACCTGCCACAACAACCGCAGCAAGTGCAGTACCAACTTCTCCGGCTGCTGCAGCTGCTTCAGCAGGTGCTGCATTAGGACTTGGTACAACTTCAAATCCACAATATCAAAAAACTGCACTTAGAAATCAATTTTATAATCTTGGTGATAAAAATGGTGATGTGAATCCAGGTGGAAGTTATTCTGCTGAATTGTTTAATCAATATAACACAAGTGAAAAATCTGCATTCGGTATGATTAAAGGACTTATAAACTTGTTACCAAATGGTCCAGGTAATACTGTAAGTGCAGGTGGTGGTACAGCGAGTACAGGTAGTGTAGGTACTTCTGGAAGTGCTGCATCCATTCCAATATCTTTACATTCTGAGACAATAAACAGAATAAAAGGTTTGAACACATTCACTCCAAAAACAAAAACATTTTCATCGATAATTAAACCAGAAACATATGCTAACGCATTGAATAATCAAGACGTTCCGTTACATAAAAGTTCTCCAACTGAATCAGATCCACTTAAAAAATATTTAACATCAACTTACAGTAACTTACGTAAGGCAGATGTTGGATCAGTTGATTCACGTTCACGTAAATACAATGACTTTAGACACGATATATATGATAGTGAAGTTCCACCAACTACTCCATCTGGTTCAAGCCCAGCAGCAGGTCAATTACAAATAAAACAATTTATAATGTCTGACCCTAAGTTTGTACGCTACCATAAACAAAATTTAGAAAATTTCTATGGTCTTGGTGCACACGGAGAACCAGGCAGTCAGAGAAATTTACCATTTGTATCAAATATACATTATATGAAAGATAAGAAAACCGGTGCTTCTGTACCAGTTTTGAAGAAAGGTAGACAATTCCGTGGTGATAGAATTAATATTATAGATTATAAACAAGTAAAGAGTGCGATTAATAAGAATTTAGTATATGAAAAAGATTTAGATGGATTAAAAGGTGCTGAAGACTTAGTAGAATTTTACTTTACTAGCTTAAAGATTGGTGCAGGTGGTGTTAACAAACCCGCTGAAGCAATAGTATTTAGAGCAACTTTTGATAACATTCAAGACACACATAGTCCAAAATGGAATGCCGTAAAATATATGGGTAGAGGAGATCCACTCTATACTTATGATGGTTATGAAAGAAGTATTTCGTTTGGATTTACTGTGCACATTGGTTCTCGTGATGAAATGAAAGCATCATGGAGAAAGTTAAATTATCTTGCTTCATGGACAGCACCAGATTACACAACAGCTGGTTTAATTCGTGGTCCAGTTATTCGTTTGAATATTGGTCACTTATATCGTAAAATGCCAGGGTTTATAAGTTCATTATCATATACATTTGATAATGTTGGTAGTACATGGGAAACATCAAAATTACCAGAAGATAGATCACAAACGGTAAAAACTGCTGATAATGACGCAACACCTAACGTATTACTTTCTTCACCTGGCGTACTACAATTACCAAAAAATATTCAGGTATCTGTTGGATTTACTCCGTTTGGTGTGTATCGTCCAGAATACAATGGTGTCATGTACTCATTGTATGATGATGGAAATACAGGTGATGGTATTGAATCTGGTCTAATGCCAAGTTCTGATACTAAGGTAAACTACTTCAGAGCAATTGATACTAAGGATGATGGTACACGTGCAAGTATAACCGATGCTGATAATACAGCGCTGTTCTCATCACCTAAGCCAGATGGTAACGAAGCCAAATTGGTTGATGTACAACCTAAGCTAAGCGAAAATACTAATGATGATGCTCCATCTACTGCAGGCGATGATTTTCTAGGACTAGTTGACGGTGCAAGAGTCACACAAACTGAAAAAGATGTACCAAAAGATGATGCAACAAAAGTCGATGGTAATGCACCGGCTGGTACTGGTATTTTATTATCAACCGATAATGGTGCAGTTAAGCAAGGTGCTAATTCTCTAGATCCTGGAAAATTAACTGGCCTTGGTGGATTTGGTGGAAGTACAGAAACTCAACAATCTAATAACTATATAGCGATTCCTAAGACTGGAGGTAACATACCTGCATATATACCAGCAATAGAAACTGAAGTTGTGACAGGCGCTGAATTTGATGCTGCATTTACTCCGGCACCAATAGCATCTGAGCAGGTAGGAACACCTACTAACTTTACTGAAACAACTGGTAAAACAGATAAACCTAAGAGTAAAAAAAATGCGAAGGTGATAAATAAAAAGAAAAAGCCATAGAAAAAATATGGATTGACGGTAAAAAAAGAAAGGGTAATAATTATATATAGTATATTCTATAATCAATATTATTAGAGAGTTTTATGGCAAAACGCTATGAACGCGCATACATAGTTAGTAACGCAAAGAAAATTGAATCGGACGGTAATGAAAAATATATTAGACGATTATCCAGTATATTTTATCCGAACTTTTCTAAAGCAGAAGATGTTCAAATTCTTTCACAGGAAGGTGATAGGTTAGATATTCTTGCACAAGAATACTATAATGATCCAGCACTTTGGTTTGTTATAGCTAAAGTTAATAATTTGGGAAAAGGAAGTTTGAATGTTCCAGGTGGAATGATATTACGAATACCATACTATCAGGAAGATACTGGTATACTTTCATTATTGGATAATTATAATACTTGGAGGTAAACAATGCCTACATGGTCTTCTGGTTATGAAAATCCATTTTATCATGCATCACTTGGTTATGTAAGAGGTGAACTTAATTCAAGGGCGATCAATGCAGGTGCTAAAGTAAGAGCAGGAAAAACTAATAAAGCACTTGAATGGTCATATGGAAAAACAGCATACGGTCACGTAACGGGTGGCGGTGTTACATTAGGGTTTCCTGGAACTAAAGTAATGTCTAATTCAAAAGGTGATTTAACATTATATAATTCACGTAATACGCCAAAGTTTCCATTATTGATGGGGATAGATGTTACAAATGATGGAGCTTTGGGTTCTTTGTTACGAGGTAAGTTTACCTTTACATATTTTCCACAGCTCGGTAGTAGTGGATTCAGCATGGCTGGAATTGATAAAGCGTTCTTCACTCCTGGAAAAGATGTTGTTCTTTCTTGGGGTTGGAGTTATGGTGGAGCTGGTTCAAGACAATCGTTTACTGGAATAGTTAATAATTTTAATTGGTCGTTCAATGCGGATTTATCAATGACTGCTGACTGTTCTGTTGTATCTGCCGCAACTATTGCACTCGGTATGTCAGGTGATCAAAGTGTAAAGTCGGGTGATGGTGAGCCTCCAGTAGAAACAGTAGATCCAACTGAAGTTGCAATACCGGCAAGTAATTTATCTTCGGTTATTGATGCTGATTTAGGACTTGGTGATAAAGAACCAGACGCAGAGCCACCAGTAGATCCAAAAGATCCACCAATAGTAACAGATGCGGGTGGCGCTGGTATTCCTGTGTTTGAACCAAAGACGGCAGGTGAGGTATTTCCTTTACCAAAAGGTAATACTGTTAATAAATATTTAGATTATATTGGCATTGGGTGGCCATTTCAAGATAGTGAACCAGACGAAGAAGAAGTTGATGCAAAAGACCCACCAGATGACCCACCAATAGATGGTGAAGGTGCAGCGGTAAAACCATTTTGGTATATTACAGTTGCAACACTTGTGGATTTTACAAATATGTTGGTAGAAAAGTTTGAAGGTACAGGGAATGCTACTGCACTTGGCAGAATAATAGAAGTGAGTTGTAACAAGAATTACACACAAGGATATACAGATGGTTCTGTAAAATCGGCATACCCGATAGATGTTATTTTTCCCAACACCGCCATGGGTTCTTATGGAGATTGCGTACCAGTATATGGTTTAGACGGTCTTTTCGGTACTGGTAATAAAATTTATATAGATGGTATTTTACTTGGAGTTGACTGGGTTAAAAAGGCGTATGATGAGTTTGTGGTAGACAACGCTGCAAATATACCATATAAGAATATTACAAAGTTTCTTGAAAGTGTATTAAAGCGAATAAATATTGCTTCTGGTGACATATACCAAATATCAGCAGTCTTATGTGAACCACCGAATAATTTTGATGGTGCTGTTAGTGGTGGTATATCAAAAACAATATTATCGATTGAGGACGCAAATATTGGACAAGCTATTACAGAAGCGGTTGACAGTAAGGCAATCAAATTTGAAGCAACTATATTCAAGCCACTTATAAAATCTGTTAGTATATCATCGAAACCACCTGCAGCAATGACTGCTGCTGCTTATACACAGGTTCGGGGTGGTAAGGCTGCCAATCTTGAAACACCAACTGGTGCGGATGGTGGTAGGAGTTCAGTACTTAATGAAATGAAAAAGGCAGAAGCAAATTTTACAAAAACTGGTTTTAATTTATCTTGGTGTGAGGCATATCGTGGTTTACAGAGCAAGATGAAAAAATTAGGAAACGGAAAGGGTGATCATTGGATTAATCAAGCGCTGTATCCAGTTGACTTTACGGTAACTATTGATGGTATTAGTGGATTTAGATTTGGTGATGTTATAAAAACATCGTTAATTCCGTCAGCATACAGTAATGCAGGTTTAGTATTTGTTGTTACTAAAATAGATCATAAAATTACTGCAGGTGGTTGGGAAACTACATTATCAACTGCTGCCAGACTTACCGGTAAATTAGGATAAGGAATACTATGGCAAAAAGAAGAAAAATATATTATCCCGATGAACAGATAGAGAAAAATCTCTTTACTGCCGGTAGGGAATATATGCTTTTAGATAATTGGCAAGAATATTCTGGATATTATCATAGGTACGCAGGTAAGGAAGTATTTACTGAAAAGGAATGGGATCCTAACAAATCAAACAGATTAATCCGCTTCAAAGAAGGAACAAATACATATTTCAAATATTTGGATTTGAAACAATTTACTGTATTATCAAACGGTGATAAAAGAAAGATAATTGGGGAAACTACTCAATTTTACAGATACCGTGCACCAAGAGTTGTTGTAGTAAAACCAACTTCTGAAAACTTGAAGAAAGGGAAGATACTAAGATATTTCGTTTATAAAAGAAATGAACCAGAACGTGTATTTTTTGAAATAGATGCAAATCAAGTAAAAAATTACTCTTCACTTAATAAAGGAATAAATCATATATTATATGGATTAGTTAACATTACTTGGAAAGTAGATGGACCAGAATACGATATTTATAGTGGTTCTATTTTAATGAAGCCTGGTGTACACGATACAAATAAAAGAATTGTATTGAGGAATTCAAAAAAATACCCTATGTTAGCGAAAGTAGTAACTAACTTTAGAAAATATTCTAAATATGATACTGGCTTATCACAAAGTACCGGTTGTATTAATTGTAAATAAAATTTTATGTTTCAAGATAAATCGTGCGTTTGTGTTCCATTACTTTCAAATTGGAACAAACATTCTTCTGATACCGCAGTAATTGGTCTGTACTTTCGATTCACCGATGGTACAGATAGGTATATTAACTTTACACATCCAGATGAACTAGATTCCGATATTCAATTAACTCAGATTAAGTTATCCTCAACTTCTCTTGTGTTTAACAAGAAGGCAATGCTTTATCATGGGTTCAATGAAGGTATTGATTTGAATTCATACTTACATTATTACGCTGGTGATAGTATTAATCCAAGAGAATTTTATCCAAAGGGGATGGAAGTTTTATCCACTAAGTTCTTTAGAATAGAAGATTTAGGTCATGTTATACCGTTGGCGAATCAATTGGAGTGGGCAAAGAAGATTGGGGAATATGTTTTGGGGTTTGAACAGTTTAGAAGTGAAATGACAATAACTGAACAATGTATTGATTATTGCAATGACTTTACTAATGTTTTTTATGAAATAGAAAAGAATGAAATTCTTGTTGGTGATGAACGTAAAAAGCAAAACTATATGTGGTATACCGCAACAAGTAGACCGAGCAATGCGTGGAATAACTTTAACTTTTCTGCATTGAATAAAAAAGACGGTACACGGAATAAAATTCACTCAAGATTTGAAGGTGGGAAAATAGTTCAGTTTGATTATGACGCTTTCCATATTAAGTTATTAGCAAAGATTTTAGATTATAAATTCGATTACCACCCATATGAACAAATAAAAGCAGAATTAGGAATGAATGGTGAGTATGACGCATTCAAAACAAGAGTGTTTCAAAACATCTATGGTAGAATAACACCAGACTTTATTCAACATCCATTCTTCCAACGTGTACAAGTGGTTATAGATCAGTTGTGGGAAGGGTATGAAAAGGATGGTTATGTTGATTCTCACTTCTATGGCAAACTATTCAGAGGTATTCAAGATCCAACACCGAATAAAGTATTTAATTATATACTTCAATCGTTAGAAACTGAATATAATGTGAAAAAGATTAAAACTGTTTTACCTGTTATTAACGATAAAAAGTCCATTTTCTCTATGTATTTGTACGATGCGTTCGTGTTTGATATACATCCAGACGAAGAAAACCTAATAAATCTATTAAAAAATATTTTTGAAACTGATGGAATGACAGTAAAAGTTTATGCTGGTGATGACTTTGGTGCTATTAAAAGAATTTAATTTGATATTTATGTAAGTACAATTTATGTAAAAATTGAGAGAGAATTATTGAAAACGCAGTTGGTATGTACTTTTGCTAAAAAATATCAAATAGAAAGAACGCTGGATAATATAAAAGAAAATTTTAATGTATTAAACAACAAAGTTTTCTTATTCCGTTCTTTTGATGTTAAAGATGAATGCATCCTTTCTTATAATATTATAATGGATACATATAAAAAGTTTTTACCCAATTCAATCATGGTTCATCAGAAGAAAGAAACAAATACGATATATACGATAAACGCTTTAAACGAACTGATTATGAACTTGAATAATGGTGTATTGGATAAAACGTATCCTATTGAATGGGAAAGATATAGAAATTGTGCTTTATTGAAAAATAAAGACGGTTTCAAGGTTGTTAAAATAATACTAGTTAATATATATAATTTATAAACAATTATATTTATAGTATATGTATTACATTATATATTAGAAGAAAATATGAAAAAAGAAGAACTTGTAGAAGTAATTACACAGAGAGTACTTGAAACACTCAGCGAACGAATTTCATTATTGGAATCGAGTGGATTTGATATTATATTCAGTTCTCTTAGAAAAGAGTTGAATAAAATAACTATACTTCCAGATAATGTAATTGACGCAAGCCAGTATAAAGAACACGAATTAGTCGATGCTTTGAAGAAAATTGGTTATGAGTATAAAAAACCAATGGGTAATAAACTACATTTTTTTAATAAAAAAACAAGTATAAGTCTTTATCTAATTCAGAAAACTTTGAAAATAACACTTATGCCATAAGAGACATTAAATGAAAAAAACACAGACTAAAAAAGTACGTATTATTAAAGAAGATGTTTCTTCTGCAAATATAAGCCCCATAAGTTACATGGTGTTTATAGATATTTCTAGTTATCTATCCAAAGGTCGTGGTTTATTAAATTCTATGTTTTCAAGTAAAGCAACTGAATCTATTACAAAATGGTTTGGTAGAGTAAAAGAAGACGAAACTTATAAGGAAAATGAAGAGGCATTCAAAGCCATTTCTTCAAGATTTATGGGCAATCCTATTTTGAAAAAACTTTATAGTTCAATAGACAAACTTAAAACCATTTCAACTGGCGAAACAGATCAAAGTGAAAGAGATAAAGATATTGAAAACTTATTGGGTAAAATAAGTTTATTTATTAAAAATAGACTTACAAAAAAAGACAGGGAACTTATTGGTAAAATTTCAACTGTAGTTAATTCGATTGGTAATAATATTTCTTCTACCATAAAATCAGACTTAGAAGTAATGACAAAAGCAGAAGCACCTGCACCAATCCAGTCAAAATCTAATGAAGAAAAACCAAAAGTAGAAGGAAAAGTAAATGAAAGACTAAAAAATAAGTTGCGTAAGAAAATCAAAGAAATAATTAGAACTCAGATGCTAACCCCAAAATTAACTAAAGAAACTCCATTGTATGACATTGCAGCCCTTATTAGGAAAGATTGGAAGAATGTTTATCTCGGTGCTAAACCTTATCTTGATGCAATGAGTAAGCTCACTAATATATCAGATAGACATGGTGCAGATGATGCTAAAACTATTGTTCTTTATTTTCTTTCTAATGCTTCTGCATGGAGAGGAGATACAGCAAAGGCAGTAAAGGCTCATCTTAAATCATTAGTCAAGTAAATATTATTTTACATAACATTATTAAATTAAAGTAAATTGAGAGTGGGTATAATGAAAAAGCAAAAAGACTTAGTGAAAAAAAACAATAAATGTACGTGATAAAGTTAATAGATATATTAAAAGAAATGGGGATTGATAAAGGTGCGTTCCATGGATTTGGAATGAAACCACAAGATATGCGTGTTGATAGTTGCAATGTGGAATGGACAAGTCCAGACCAAGATACTGGTTGCCCTGCGTTTTCTGATTCAACTAAAATTACAGAAGAAGATATTACCAAGGCAATCGAATATCTAAATACGGAAAAACTAAAAACATTAATAGCATATTCAAGGGGTGGTGCAATATTATTACAAGCGTTATCTATGGGTGCTAAGAAACCATCAACAGTTTATTTAGTGGCTCCTGCTTGGAATAGACAATGGCCTACTGTGAGTTTAACTGGTTCTGAAGTAAACGGAAGTGGTGCAATAATTCATGGTGGTAGTGATAATGTAGTTCCATTAAAACATTCTGTAATATTAGCAAAGGCAAGTGGTATGCCATTATATGTGTTCCTTGGAATGAATCATGTTAGCATATTAAAAAACAAAGATAATCCAACTTCTGGAATACTATTGAAAAATTTAGAAAATGCTATGGAGGTTTTGCCAGATTGGGGTGCAAGTGGAAAAGCAACGGAAGAAGAGTTAAAAATGCAAGAAGAGTTTATAAATAATATTTGAGAAAAATTATCAGTAAATTAAGTGTATTATTAAATGAAGTTAGAGACTTCAGAAAAAATGCAATAGATAATGCTAAATTTCGCCTTAGAGAAACATTCATTAATGAAGAAGGTGAAGACAAATCACAAGATGAAATAAAGGCAATTCTGAAAAAAGATTACTCTTCTTTTGTTAAAGAGTTGGGTGATAATATAAAAGATGAAAAATTTCTAAACGCTATAAAATCACTTTCTAACACATCACCTCTTAAAGTATCAGGAATGTCTCCCGTAGTTACAGATTTACAACCAACACAGAATGAAGTTATAATGGATAAATCTTTAAGTTATCCACTAACAGATGTACCAAGTGCCGAACAATACTTAAAAGGTGGAGTGGTTGCCGTTGCAGGTAAATCAATTATAACATCAGGTGGTGGTAAGTATGTAATAGATGGACATCACAGATGGTCGCAAGTGTTGTGTATCAATCCAGACGCTAAAATTAAAGCATTAGATTTAACAGACATTAAAAAACCGATTGAAGCATTAAAAGCAACACAGATTGGAATAGCTGCACAAACAGGTGCAGTTCCAACCGCAGCAGGTGGTGGAGTAAACCTTTTTACAGTTGGTGAGGGTGAGTTAAAAAAATATGTTATTGATAAAATAAAAGAACCAGTTGTTGCTGTATTTGAAAAATATGGTAAAGGTGATACACCAGAAACAATTGCAGATTATATTTGGGAAAATGTTCAAATACTTAAAAAACAATCTCCCCCAGTAGCAGGTGCACCTAAACGTGATGTGATGCCACAAACAGATGATGCACCACAATGGGTTGACAATACTTTCAATGTAGAACAAATACCAGAAGAATTAACTAATCGATTCAAAGAACTATTACGGTATAACAACAGAAATAAATAAAATCACTGGGGACAAAATGTCCCCATGTTTATTTTACATAAGATTTGAATATTAAACATTAAAACATTATATTTGTACTAACATATTGAACGATATGAGTTCAACATTATTTATTATTTATTAAGGAGTTACATCATGGCTATCAATCTTGATGCAATTAAAAATCGTTTGTCTTCATTAAAAAACACAAACAATCGTGTTTCAAACATTTGGAAACCAGAACCAGGTGAACATCAAATCCGAATTGTTCCTTATGTTCACAACTTAGAAAATCCATTCATTGACCTTTACTTTCATTACAACATAGGAAAGCGGTCTATTCTTTCTCCTGTAACATATGGTCGCCCTGACCCTATTCTTGAGTTTGCTGAGAAGTTAAAACAAACAGGTGACAAAGAAGATTGGCTAATGGGAAGAAAGCTCGAACCAAAAATGAGAACATATTTACCAGTTATTATCCGTGGACAAGAATCTGAGGGTGTAAAGTTTTGGGGATTTGGTAAAATGATTTATGAAGAACTTTTAACATTTTTTGCTGATGAAGATTACGGTGATTTATCCGATCCTAAAAATGGGCGTGATATTGTAGTTACTGTTAAGTCAGCAGAAGAAATCGGTAAGTCTTATGCAGAAACATCTATTCGTGTTAAACCAAAACAAACACCACTTACAGAAAATGCTGCGGTTCTTGAGAAAGTTAAACAGCAACCAAAAATCAATGAACTTTATCCAGAACCAACTTATGATGAATTAAAATCCCAATTACAAACTTGGATGGGAACTACACACGAAGATGTTGTAAAAAGTTCTACAAACAACACATATGGTAAAACCAGTAATTCAGAAGAACATACAAAAGCGGTAACTTCTTCAACAGTTGCTTCTTCTTTCGATGACTTATTTTAATAGGGATATACGTTATGGCAAAATCAAAGAGTGACTTATCCGATGAACTCGGTGGAGTTATTGCAGAAACAATAAATAAAAAGTTCAAAGAACAGCATTTTAAAACCGCTTATTTTCTTGAGGGTGATAGTGATGCACCCACGATTGTAAAAGAATGGGTTGGTACTGGCTCAACAATTCTTGATTTGGCAATTTCAAATCGTAAGAATGGTGGATTTCCAGTAGGTAGAGTGTGTGAAATAACAGGATTAGAACAATCAGGTAAATCTCTATTAGCAGCACACGCTCTACTAAACACTCAAAGAAAAGGCGGACTTGCAGTTTACATAGACACAGAAAATGCTATCTCTACTGAATATCTAACCGCAATTGGTTTGAACCTTAAAGACATGCTCTACATTCCATTGGATACAATGGAAGATGTGTTTGAAGCGGTTGAGGTTATTATTGAGAAGGTTCGTTCTTCCGATAAAAATAAATTGGTTACAATAGTTATTGATTCTATTGCCGGTGCATCTACTAAAACAGAGATGGCTGCAGATTTTGATAAAGATGGTTATGCTACTGCAAAGGCACTTATCATTTCAAAGGCAATGAGAAAAATAACAAATTTAATCGGTAGAGAACGCATTTGTCTTATTATCACAAATCAACTTCGTCAAAAACTAAATGCACCTGCATTTTCAGACCAATGGACTGCACCCGGTGGTAAAGCACTTCCGTTTCATGCTTCCGTTCGTATTCGTCTCTCTTCAATCGGTTCAATTAAAGTAAAGGTTGAAGGACATGATGAAATCGTTGGTTCAAGAGTAAAGGCTAAATTAGTAAAGAACAGAGTTGGTCCACCACTACGAGAATGTGAATACGAGATTTATTTTGATTCTGGCATAGATGACTACAGTAGTTGGCTTACCACGATGAAAGATTATAACCTTGTTGCACAAGCAGGTGCTTGGTATTCATGGACAAACAAAGAAACGGGCGAAGTTATTAAATTTCAATCGAAAGATTTTGTTGAAAAAATTATGAATCATCCAAAATTAAAAGAAATGGTTTATGATGAAATTGCTGATAAAGTAATTATGAAATACCAACAACTTGACTCTGCTCGTATTGATGAAGTAATTATTTCAAATCAGTCAATTGATACAGACGCATAATGAACAAGTATCAGAAACTACTTCAAGAAATAGAAACTGAGAAAGAACTACAAGGTAATTTACACCGCGATAGTAAGGTTTTGATTGTAGATGGGATGAACTTATTTATAAGAACATTCTCGGCTATTCCTTCATTAAATGAAGATGGTCAACATATTGGTGGTCTATCTGGCTTTCTCAAATCACTTGCTGCAACAATTCGTATGACGAATCCAACACGAGTCGTGATTGTCTTTGATGGGAAGGGTGGTTCACTAAGAAGAAAGAAAATATATTCAAATTACAAGGAAGGTAGAGCAAATAAATCTAAATTAAATAGGGTTGCGGGTTTTGAGAATCTTGAGGATGAACAAAAGTCTATGAGGTTTCAACTGTTTCGTCTGTTTACTTATTTACAGAATTTGCCATTAACCATTATATCGATGGATAATATTGAGGCTGATGATGTTATTGCCTACCTTTCTTTTTATTTGAAAGAAAAATCTGTTATATTATCGAATGATAGAGATTTTTTACAGTTGGTATCAGAACAAGTTTCTGTGTATTTACCAACGAAAAAAAAGTTATATACACCAGAAAATCTATTAGAAGAAACTGGAGTATGGTGTGAGAATTTTATTTTATTCAAAGCATTATTAGGCGATAAGAGTGATAACATTAAAGGTATTAGTGGGTTTGGTGAAAAAACAATATTGAAACACTTCCCAATACTTTCAGAAAAAAGAAAAATTGATTTAGATATGTTCGTAGAATTTTGTAAATTGTATGATAATAAATCTAAAGCAATCAATGAACTCAAAAATAACATTAGTGTATTAGAAACTAACTATAAGCTTATGCAATTACACGATGTTGATATTTCACAAAGTTTTAAATCATCTATACGTGGCATGGTCGATGGTGAAATCCAAAAACTAAATAAAATTGAATTGGACAAATTATTTATAGTAGATAAATTATACTCTGCTATACCTAATTTTGAACACTGGTTACAAAGAAATTTTGGAAATCTAAATACGATTCGGAATATATATGCAGGATAATTTATCCCAATACGGTCAAACGTTTCAAACAAAAGTAATTATTTCACTATTGAAAGATAGAGAATTCTTACAACAAGTGTCAGACCTTATAGATCCAACTTATTTTGAATCACAGGCAAACTCTTGGTTAGTTGAGAAGATTATTTCTTATTATGAGAAATATAAAAGCCCACCAACATCAGATGTATTCAAATCTGAATTACTAGTGGTAGAAGATAAAATATTGAAAACAACGGTAGTTGATGCACTTAAACAAGTAAAAAAGTACACAGACAATTCAGATGATGAGTATGTTAAAAATACTGTACTTGAATTTTGTAAAAATCAAAAGATGAAAATAGCGATATTAGAATCAGTTGATTTGTTAAGAAGTGGTAAGTATGATTTGATTAAAAAGAAAATTGATAATGCACTTAAAGCAGGAGCGGATAAAGATATTGGACATGAATATAAAATTGATGTAATATCTCGCTATGCAGAAGGTGCGAGAGTGTGTGTTCCAACTGGTTGGAATATTATAAATGACATTATGTCAGGTGGGTTAGCAGAAGGAGAACTTGGTGTACTAGTTGCACCAGCAGGTGGTGGTAAGTCATGGGGCTTAGTGAGTGTTGCTGCAAATGCAGTTAAAGCAGGTAAACGTGTTATTTATTATACACTTGAATTGAATCAACATTATGTTGCAAGAAGATTCGATGCTTACTTCACAAAGATTGCTTTTCAAAACTTAGGCGAAGAACACGCACAAGAAAAAATTAAATCGGCAATGGAGAACTTAAAAGGTGAATTGATTGTTAAATATTATCCAACAAAAACTCCATCGATTAACACACTCACTTCACATATCGAGAAATGTATTAGTCAAGGCAAACCACCCGATTTGATTATTGTTGATTACGCAGACTTGATTAAACCCGCAAAAGCAGGTGATAAGAGATTAGAGTTAAACGATATTTACGAAGACCTTAGAGGAATTGCAGGTTTATATCAACTTCCAATTTGGACTGCTTCACAAGCAAATCGTTCTTCATTGGAAGACGATGTTATCGAAGGTGGTAAGGTTTCAGAATCATATAATAAAATGATGATTGCTGACTTTGTAATGTCACTATCAAGGAAGTTAGATGACAAAGTTGGTGGCACAGGTAGATGGCATATTATTAAAAATAGGTTTGGTCCAGATGGCATGACGTTTCCAAGTAAGGTAAACACAATGACTGGCCATATAGAAATATACGAACCTAACTCCGATATGGGTAAAACTGTAACGGTTACTATGAAAGGTGAAAAGAATGTAAAGAAAGCACTTTCACAGAAATTCAAAGAATTAGAAGGATTCTAATACTTATACAATGCTATGTTATAAAGCAGAATTACCTAATTTTGAGTGGTGGGACGGTGAAAAATGGGTTATGAAATAATTTTATTAAAACCCAATTTTTTTAATCAAAACCATATACTTATTCGTATATGGTTTTGATTTTTATAATAAAAATGACGTTTTCAATAAAAAAATGATGGAGAAATAAATGAATATTAGCAATAGAATTCTTTCTGAGATAACAGTATATATGAAATATGCTCGTTACTTACCAGAAGTAAATAGAAGAGAAACTTGGACGGAGTTAGTAACAAGAAACAAAGAAATGCACCAACGTAAATACCCTAAACTAGTAGATGAAATTGAAAATGTCTATAAGTTTGTTTATGATAAAAAAGTACTTCCATCTATGCGTTCTTTACAATTTGGTGGTAAGCCCATTGAAATTTCACCAAATAGAATTTACAACTGTGCGTATTTACCAATTGATGATTGGCGCGCATTTGCTGAAGTAATGTTTCTTTTACTTGGCGGTACAGGTGTAGGTTATTCAGTTCAAAAGCACCATGTAGAACAACTTCCTCCTATTCATAAACCAAAATCTAAAGAACGTCGTTATCTTATTGGTGATTCAATTGAAGGTTGGGCTGATGCGATAAAGGCACTTCTAAAGTCTTATTTCACAGGCGGTTCATCTATTCGCTTTGATTATTCAGATATTCGTCAGAAAGGTGCTCGTTTAATTACAAGTGGTGGTAAAGCACCTGGTCCTGAACCACTTAAAATTTGTATTGAAAAAATTCGTGCTATTCTTGATTTGAAAGGCGATGGTGAACAACTCTCACCAATTGAAGTACATGATATAGTTTGCCATATTGCAGACGCAGTTCTTGCAGGTGGTATTCGTCGTGCTGCTCTCATTTCTCTTTTCTCCGCAGATGATGACGATATGATTTCGTGTAAGTTTGGAAACTGGTGGGAATTAGATCCACAACGTGGTAGAGCAAATAATTCTGCCGTTCTTCTTCGTAGTAAAGTATCTGAAGAATTCTTCAAATCACTTTGGAAGAAAATAGAATTATCTAATGCAGGTGAACCTGGTATTTATCTTTCAAACGATAAAGATTGGGGCACGAACCCCTGTTGTGAAATTGCACTTCGTCCTTTCCAATTTTGTAACCTTTGTGAAGTAAATGTATCAGATGTTGTTGACCAAGAAGATTTAGAAGCAAGAGTACGTGCTGCTACATTCATTGGTACACTTCAAGCGGGTTATACAGACTTCCATTATCTTCGCCCTATTTGGCAAAGAACTACCGAGAAAGACGCATTACTTGGAATTGGTATGACAGGTATTGGTTCTGGTAAAGTAACGAAACTGGATTTGAAAGCAGCCGCTAAAGTATCAAGAGAGGAAAATGAAAGAGTTGCTTCCATACTTGATATTAATAAATCTGCTCGTACAACAACAATTAAACCAGCAGGTACATCATCTTTAACTCTTGGGTGTTCATCTGGTATTCATGCATGGCACAATGATTTTTATTTACGTAGAGTGCGTGTTGGAAAGAATGAAGCAATTTATTCTTATCTTGCAATCAATCATCCAGAGTTGGTTGAGGATGAATACTTCAGACCACATGATACTGCTGTGATTGGTGTTCCACAAAAGGCACCAGAGGGGTCGATTCTTCGTAGTGAATCACCATTGCAATTATTAGAAAGAGTAAAATTGTTTAATCAACAATGGATAAAACCAGGACATAGAACTGGTATGAACACTCATAATATTTCCGCAACAGTTAGTATCAGAGAAAATGAATGGCCTGCGGTAGGTCAATGGCTTTGGGATAATCGGGAACATTACAATGGACTTTCTGTATTGCCACATGACGGAGGATCTTATATCCAGAGCCCATTTCAGGATATTACAAAAGAAGAATACGAACGATTGATGGAAACACTACACGATGTTGATTTATCAAAGATTGTAGAAATGGATGATAATACTGATTTGTCTAATGAATTAGCTTGTGCAGGTGGTGCATGTGAGATAAAATAATTTTATATAGTTATTGTATATGTAAACATCACAGTAATTAATATGGAGAATATAGTGAGAGATTTAGTTAATGAAGGCAGAGAACTGCAAAATAGAGTAACAAGTAAATTTTCAAAGATGGTAAAAGAAGCCGCTCAAGAAGAAGTTTCTTCACCAATAAGAAATCTTGTGAATAAAATGGAAAAATTTACAGATAATAATCAACATACCGATACATTGAGTGAATTGGCAAAACATTTAAAATCAAAAAAACATCAACTTTTGTTGCAAGCAATTGATGATATTCATGAAGTAGAAGGTTCTCTACCAAGTGAAATTAGTAAATATAGAGATCGTATATACAATGAATTGACAGCACTCGCTAAAAAAAGTATGAATGCTAAAGAGTATTCTGCTATTATGGGTTCGATGTAAATTAAATAGTTAAAGGTGTTATAGTTCTTTGGAATAATGAAGGAGTATAGTTATGGATATTACATCATTTTTTATGGGTATATGTGCAGTTACAGTTTTAACGGCAGTTGCAGTTGTAGTTGTGGGTATGTTCAGAATTAGTAAATTAAACAAAGAACTAAATAATTTAGTTAGAAACCAAGATACGATGGATAGAATTATTGTTGATAATGAAAGAGAAATCAGAAGAACAATAGATTCCAGAATTGACAGTTTCGGTTCAAAGATTGAAAAAGAAATAAAATTCATACATGAAAGAATTGATGGATTGAATAAAGTAAAATAAATAATAATTTTTAAAATGAATTCATAGAACTATAACACACATTTTTTATAAGTTAGGAGACTTGTTATGAATAAACAAGAATTATTTGAACAGATTTCAAATTTGTTCAATGAGTTTGTGGCAGCACACAACTCAACAAAAAAGAAAGACGCTGCAATTGCTCGTAAAGCAGCAGGTGGAATTAAGAAATTAGTTACACCTTATAACCAAGCGTCTGTGACGGAAGCTAAGGTAGCAAAGCAATAAAAAAGGGTGATGGAAACATCACCCTTTTTTATTTATCCCATATTTATATTTACAATAGTATTTTTCACATCAAGGCAAATATAAATGGGATGGCGTAATGTCAGTAAAAAAACCAAGAGAATACAGAAGTGTATTGGCAAAAATATGTTTAGTACTTGGGACATTCTTCAATCCTCTTGGATTCGATGCGGCTTTTGCTTTAATGATGAAATTTACAGGGAGCTACATACTTACCGATATTATATTTTATTCGGTAGCTCTATTATTTTTTGGACTTTATTTTATCTTATCTCGTAGGAGTTAAAAATGAACATATCATCAAGAAAACAACTGTTAGCAGAAGCAGGTGATGTATTAAAAAAGATTCGTGAAGAAGTTGAAGGCCTCGATAAAAAAGTAGAAACTTCTGTTAAAAAAATAATTAAGTTCTGTGAAGAAGATAAAGACATGGTATCAGGACTTCTTGAACTTGCAAAATTAGTTGGTGATAAAAAATACCAAAAAGTATTAGAAGCGGTAAAAGAAATTGTAAAAGCAGAAGAAGGCTCACACTATTTCATCGATCAATATATAACAGAAATTAAAAGTATATTATTATCTGCTGCAAAAGAACAATTTAGCTCACAAGAGTTTGGTGTAATATATTCTGCAATCGGCTAATTCAAATTCAATTATAGGTAGTTATGAGAAGAAACATTACATACTTAAATGGTGTTACTGTTCAACAAGAAGATTTAGTACAAGATAAAAATGGTGCTATTATTTGGAATGGGATTGAATACGGTAATCCTGTTTTCTCTGGTATGCAAGCACTCAATGGAAATGGAGATATTGTAGATGTTTATAATATAACTTTATCTTTCTGTGAAAATACAAGATGGAAAGAAGTTGATAGAGAATTTACCAAAGATGTTTTGAAATATAGACCAGTTGGATTTTATAAATATAGATTAAAATTTACATACGATAGAGAAACTGCAAGAATACGCGGCACTTCTCAAAATGTAATAGTTGAAGATTTCACAAAAGAAACTTCAAAAATATATAAAATCATGATAATAGATAACTATCGTCAATTACCGTTGGAAGAAGGAGTTCATTATACTATTGCACCAAATGGTTATGTTTGGTTTTTAGGTACTTGGCCATATCCTGAATTGAAAATAATGATTGATTGGCTTGATACCACTACAAACGAAACAAAGACCACAGAATATATAACCAATACGATAATAGATAATGGTTATAGTGGAGCAGCAGAAAAAAGAAGTAATGTGTTTACTATTACACAAAGTGGACAATCCGTTCTGTTTAGTGAGAACTTAAATTTTGTTGCAAGTCTTTATTCAACTCCTGGTATAAATTCAATAATTGCATCCAATCCACTTGGTATGTGGAGAGAACCACTTATATACACTATAAATGGTGGTGAGTGTTATGTGGAAGTGGGTATTGATGGTTCATTAAAATATTTAGATTCCAATAAAATAGAAACAACAGCAGAAGAAATACGGAAAAAAAGTTTATATCGTAATCCATTTGGCACTGGATTAGATTTAACACACAAGAGTGTAAGGGAATTTGAAACTGGTGAAAACATTTCTGGTAAACCTGCAATTGGCTTATTTCAGATAGTAGAGCCGTACATTCCAGGATTAAATTTTAATATTAAAAACAAGAATTTAGCAGCAACATCTGGCATAAGAACAGTTGATGTACAACCAAAAGGTCTTGCTTTCAGAACATATTTTCCAATACCAGTAAATACACCAGACGCACCACTTCAAGTTGGTATGAGAATGTTCGTAGATAATAGAAGGATAGAAGCTGTTCCATATAGAAGGTGCTTTGAAGGACTTAGAACTGAGTATAGTTTGAATGAAGAATTCATTGTTTATTTTGAAAAGGAAGAGCCTTGTTTTTCTGACTCAGCAGGAGCACCTGCAATGCAATTTTCTTCTAGTATTGAATTAGAAGAAGGTGTAGTTATTGATTGGGAAGGGCAAACAGTCAACAAAGAGTTACCAGATTGTGAATGTTTACGAGTTAGAGTTATAAGAGAACCATATGAAGAGCAAAGAACAGACTGTGGATGTAGACAAGTAACACGTTCTGACATTTATGAAATTTGTCCAGAATCAACACCACCTGCTATTTATGCTGATTATGAATCAAGAATAAGAACAGATGGTTCTACTATTTTTACAGTTCCACCAACTGGACTTACTCCGATAGTTTCAAGAGTAGAAAGAATTGAAAAATGTAAAGATAAACCATTGTTTGAAAGAACGGATTTTACTTACCATAAAATTCCAGATAGTGATATTATAATTGGAAACATACAAAGTGTAATCGGTGGAATGTTTAGTGCAGAAGAATCAGTTGATTGCTATGTTACTAATTCAATTCAAACTGGTTCCAATGATTATTATTATAATATTACTGGCTGTAATACGTGTGGTAGTAGTTCTTATTTTACCGTTTCTTACGGTCATTCCGAAGGTTCTGGCTCAACATATGATTCACAATATGAATATAAATCACCAACAAAAGTAATATACAGTAAGTATAGATTAACGGCACTTGAATCACCAGAAACAAATTTTAGTTTTTATTATACAGGAAGTATAGAAACACCAAAGGATATTTATAGTATAAATTTTTATCGTGAATCATACGGTGATAGAATAGATCCAGGTAATTTTGAAATATCATTACAAGAACTAAATGGAACTGCTTATCCAAATATGTATTATACTGGTAGTAATGTTCAACCAAGTTCTTCAAATAAGATTATAAGTTTAGTAGATAATTCAGAATATATAAATGAATCAAATTGCGAAGAAGATCCGTATGCTTCCTATGATTTAGTAAGTGGTTCATTGATTCGTGGAATTTACAATACAGGTACAGGTAGTATTACTACAAATACACAATACACAACATACGGTAAAGTTTATCCAACCCTTGGTTTAATTGTATTAAATGGTAACAGATTGAATGGAGAAGTATCATTCAATAGTGTGAGTGGTAGTAACATAGATGGCGATAATTCATTAAAGATATTTACCGCAATAAGTGGTGCTGCTTCGCTTGGTTATTCAATAAGAGCTAGAAAAGTAAAAGAACGAGGTGTATCACATTATATAGTTAGAGTACCTGCATCAGAAGCAACCTATACAAATAACCCAAGTGCCATAAATTCAATTGGTAGATTAAAATACGATTGTATGTCTGAGCAACCAATAACGTATGTTACAACCGTTGGTTTATATAATGATGATAAAGATTTAATAGCAGTTGCTAAATTTAATAAGCCTATAAAGAAAGAACACGATGATGATTTATTTATAAAAATAAAGATGGCTAAGCAAGATATATAATGGTATCTGAAATATTTTTCGTATATTTGTATAAATAATAGATTTTCAACCCGTGACAATTTGTCACGGTTTCACTACCATCTATTTTCATTTAAGGACGAACATGATTACCATTAAACATTACACAGCCTCTTGGTGTATGCCATGTAAACAACTTAAACCCATTATGAGTGAAATCTTACTTAAACGTCCAAATGTCAATTATAAACTTATTGATGTGGACAATAATCCAGATGAAGCATCGATGCATGGTGTTCGTGGAGTTCCTACTGTAATATTTATGAAAGATGGGGTTGAAGTAAATAGAATTATTGGTTTGGTTTCTAAAACAAATTACGAAATGGCAATTGATAATTTATAATGGTGATATATGACAGTTATAGAAGCGGTTTCTCCCGGTGACGCTTGGGTAAAAGTTTCTAAGCATTTGTTAGAAAAAGGGGAAAAAGTCGGTGAATTAATTGAAGAATTAAATGTAATGATGGAAATTACTCAATTTGAAAGTGATGATTGGTTTGATTCACACTTCAGAGAAATAATGGGTGATGATAGAATTGATTTTGCTTCTTCGGTTACTTTCGTAGAACCTAAACATAAAAAACCAATTAACGATTTCTTTCAAGTAGAAGAAGGATTAGAATATCAGTTCATTAAAGACCATTGGCATCAGTCCTATTGGGGAAGAATGATTAGTTGGCAAGGTACGTTTAATCAAGTTGAAAACGTTATTAAGATTTTGAAACAAGGTAAAGCAGTTAAACGTTGTGAGTTAATTATATTTGACCCATCACGTGATTCACGCAATCCGTATTCTCAACCTTGTATGTTAATGATTGACTTGAAGCCACGGAATGGTAAGTTGTATTTAACTTCTGTTTTACGTTCCAATAGAGTTTCTAAAAGTGGTTACGCTGATTATTCTGCTTTAGTTAGTATGGGTAAGTTTTTAGCAAAAGAAAGTGATTTGGAATTAGGAAAGGTTAGTGTATTAGCATGTTCCTGCCACATCGGTAAGATGAACAATGAACTTAAAAAAACAAAAGAATTATTAAACATACTCAATAAATAATATGTGCGGTATAATAGCAACCGTCGGTTATACTAAAACTGACGTTGATAATATGTTGGAAACCATCGCTCACCGTGGTAAAGATAACCGTGGTATAAAAGAATTTTCTTGGGGCGATAGAAAAGTTATACTTGGACATAATCGTCTTGCCATTAACGATACTTCTGCCGCAGGCAATCAACCGATGGAATGGGAAGGTATTCACTTAGTAGTTAATGGCGAAATATGGAATTATCCTGAACTAAGAAAAGAATACGAAGAAAGGGGATATAAGTTTAAATCAAATTCAGATTCAGAACTTATACTGTTTGTGTACAAAGAACAAGAATTGAAAAGACTTAACGGTATGTTTTCTTTTGTTATTTGGGATAACGGAAAGCTAATTCTTTCACGTGATTGGGTTGGTAAGTTACCACTCTATATTTTTAACAATAACACTTACATTATTGCAAGTGAAATAAAATCTATTGTTAAACAATTACCGAACGCTGACATTAAGTTTGTACCGAAAAATTCTTTGATTGAAATTGATCTGAGTACCGATAAAATAATAGTTCATAAAGATTACTATTTTAACTTTTCAAACGAAACAACTTCACCCGAAACACATGAAGAATGCAGTACAACAACGTACAATCTACTGGAGAACGCGGTAAGTAAAAGATTGTTATCTGATGTACCTATTGCAACTTCGTTGTCTGGTGGGATTGATTCCGCTGTTATAACGTATTTGTTATCTACTAAAATACCAAACTTAAAAGCCTATACAATTGCTTTTGATGAAGATTCACCTGACTTGAAATATGCAAGAATAGTTGCAAAACATTTAGGTGTTCAATTGGTTGAAGTTTTAGTTCCAAGAAACGTGGAACTCTTGAAGCAAAGATTTTTAGAATCAATACGAGTTATTGAATATCCATCTACAGTTCAAATGCAAGTTGGTATTCTACAATCGTTTATAGCAGAACAAATGGCAAAGGATGGAATAAAAGTTGCGTTTAGTGGTGAAGGTTCTGATGAAGCGTATGGTTCTTATGGAATGATACGGATGTTTAGTAAGAAGCCAGACTGGTCGGATATTAGAAAGAAATTATTTGAAAAGCAATACTATGGTAATTTATTACGCGGTAATACTGTTTTCATGTATTACGGAACAATAGAATTACGTTGCCCGTTTTTCGATATTGATTTTTTAGATTACACTACTAACTTAACGAACGAATTTTTATCTGATAAATCTCAATGGAAACTTCCACTCGCAGATGCATTTAGACCGTACTTGCCTAAAGAAGTTATTGAACAAGAGAAACGTGCTTTTCAAAAAGGTACAAACTTCAAAGGATATATTGAAGATATAATTCTAAATGATAAAGAAATAAACTTTCGTAATAGAAAAAAGATGCTTCATGTAATTGGTGATAACTTTGAAAAGATTCATGGATTTTCACATAAGAAAATGAAGGGCGAACTTATTGGTAATAATAGTGGAATATTCAAATGGATTTAATACAAACACCGATTGAGGAATACGAACTCAAAGGAAAGAAAGTTTGGGTTAAACGTGATGATTTAATAGGTGATGGGATAAATTATCCAAGGTGGGCAAAGATAGAAGGAATTAAACAAATTCTAAGAAGCCCTGCTGTTGATAAAAACAAACCATTAACTCACCTTTCAGTATACGGTAGTTGGACAGGCTGGGTTTTATCTAAACTTTGTAAAGAAGAAGGTATAGAATTTATTTCTTCTTATCCAGATACAAAGAAATTCCCACCGAGTTTAATTGAAAGAGTAATGGCAAATGGTGGAAAATTAAATCCACTTAAACCAAACATAATGGCAATACTAAACAATCGTGTAAAGAAACAGGCAATAGAAAACGGGTGGCAAATGTTACCATATGCGTTCAATCATCCAATGTACATTGCACACATGGGTAGTAGAATGAAAGAAGTATTGGCGGATAATGATTTTGACCACTTGGTTGTTTCAATGGGAAGTGGTGTAACGTGTTCTGGACTTATAAATTCATTCTTACATTATACAGATTGGCGAGATGTTGTTAGTAACAGAAGGCAAGTTCATGGTATTACAATGTCATCGATAAAATCAACAAGAAAAATATTAGAACAAAATGGAGCAGGTGGTAATAATAATATTCACATTTATAAATCACCATTTGCTTTTGACGATATGATGTTGGATTATTCAGTACCGTTTGATTGTAATGAGTTTTGGGATAAAAAAATGTGGTTCTGGTTAGAAGAAAACATTGGGAAATTAGACGGAAAAGTATTATTTTGGAATATTGGCGGTTCATATTTACAATCGATTTAATATAAATAAAGGAGTTATGAAAATGGCACAGACGTGGCAAAGAAGATGGGATGAGAGTTTGGCTGAGGAATCATTTAAGAACAGATTAAATTTACCTATTACGTATGTAAAGTTAAGTCCAGACGCAGTTAAACCAGAATACTCACAAGACGGTGATGCTGGTATGGATTTAACAGCGACTTCATTTAGAGTTACAGATACTTTTATGGAATTTGGAACTGGTATTGCGGTACAGATTCCAGCGAATCATGTTGGACTTTTATTTCCAAGAAGTTCAATTACAAAAGCAGCAGCAGGAGTTTCATTGAAAAATTCTGTTGGTGTTATAGATTCAAATTATCGTGGTGAAATCCTTGTGAGATTTGAATTGCCTTATTCAGGAGCGGTGGGTGGAACTATTCCAGTTGTTGGCGATAGAGTTGCACAATTGGTTATTATTCCGTATCCAAGAGTAAAATTCGTAGAAGTAGAGAAACTATCCGATACAAACCGTGGCCAAGGTGGGTTTGGTTCAACGGATAAACAATAAATTATATATTTATAGTAAACAAATTCGTTTACTCATAGAGAAGCATTATGTCAAAACTAAGTAACATATTAAAAGAAAGTGGTTTATCGAGATTGGTTTACCACATGGAAATGCACGATTGCGGTACAATTACAGCCTTCCGCTCTAAAGAAGGGTGTGGTTTACCTGAAGATTTACCGTATGCTCTACAAGATAACAAAAAAAGAAATGCACAATTAAAAGCAAAACTTGAAATGATGGGGTATGGAACAACAGCAGTTAAAGGTGCTTACATTGAAAACTACGGAACACCTGAAGCAATTGAAGTACGTGAAGATGTTTTCTTTGTTGTGGATTTACAAGATAAAGGAAAACTTGAAGCAGATTTAAGAAGATTGGGTGAAGAGTATATGCAAGATTCTATTTTGCTTATACCAAGGGGCGGTGATGGTTCTATTCTAATCGGTACAAACCAGTGTTCAGATTATCCAGGATATGGAAGAACAATGCAATTCAATGATAGACAAATGGGCAAAGGTGGGCAATTCATGACAAAAGTAAAAGGCAGACCTTTTATATTTGAATCTGACTTGCTTGAACAAATTGGAAACCATAACTATTATAGTGTTGCAAACAACATGGGTAAGTGGGCAATGAAAACTATTGCAAATAAAAATTGGAAAGATATACAAATTTAATTTTAATATTAAAGGTATTACTATGAGTCGTTCATATAGAAAAACTTCCATAATTGGAAATGCTGGTTCTTCTGAAAAAATGGATAAAATTATAGCACATCGTAAGAGTAGAAAACATATTAAAGACCATATTACAGCAACACATTGTAATTTAGAATTGTTAGAAGAAATAATGATGCCAAAAGACGATTATTTTTCTAATCCTTGGAATTCATCGAAAGATGGAAAAACTTATTGGGATATAACTGAAAATGAAAATGATGAAGATTGGCTAAAAAAATTAAAGAAAAAAATCATGAGGAAGTAATTGTTATGGAAGTTTTATTAGTAGAACCGAAAACAAATAAGTTTACTGCTTATTTGTATGATGGTACAACCGCAGCAGCAAATGAAGCATGCTTAAAGTGGCCATGTGTTATGACTGCAAGTAACAGTTATAAAGATAAATGGGTTTTGAAGTTTGAAGCATCGAGGGAAGAGTGCTTACCTGGTCAATATATTGTTAACGAAAGTAGAGGGTATTCCATTTATTCACAAAAGCAATTCTTAGAAAAGTACGAAGTGGTTTACGATAACCGAAATAAAATTGGTAACTTTTTAGCAGAAGATTAATATAGGAATGTTATGTATTTAGATTACTTTGACAAGTTCAAAGGAATGAGTCCTTACCTTGCGATTGATAAAGCAAAATTTGCAGAACCAATGTGGATATTCAAAAAGGCATAAATGTATCAAAATATATTTGTTAAAACAAATACAAAAGAAGCATGGGTATGGGATGATGCTAAAGGACTTTTGTATTTTAACTATACTCCATATGCCTACCGTAGAGATTCAAACGGTAAGTTTGTTTCATTGTATGGCGATAAATTATCTAAGATAACTCAATTCACAAAGAATGATCCAGACTTATTTGAATCTGATGTTGCTGAAACTACGCGCATTCTTGTTGATATGTACCATGAATCCGATATTCCATCGAAAGGAATTGTTACAATGACATTCGATATTGAGGTTGAAATGATTACAGGTACACCAGATGCAACTGAGGGTAACAATGAAATAACTTCTATAGCTTACCATGATTCAGCAACTAACCATTACACTATGTTAGTGTTGGATAAACAGAAGCGATTGAAAAATAGAACTACGGATAATAAAACAATAGTTTCTTGTCCAGATGAAAAAACACTTCTACTTAAATTCTTAGCAGGAATAGAAGAAATTCAACCGCACATTATGACTGGTTGGAATTGTGATGCATTCGATATTCCATATTTGCATAACAGAATAAAGAGAGTTCTTGGTAAGAAGCAAGCACATCGTATGTCACCTATAAATGAAATGTATTTTTCGCCTTATAGAAATCGATGGAGCATTGCTGGTATTTCTGTGTTGGATTACATGACTGTTTATAAAAAGTTCTCTTATAAAGAACTACCATCGTATGCACTTAATGCGGTTTGTATGACTGAGTTAGGACGTGGTAAGGTTGAGTATGAAGGTAACTTAGATGATTTGATGGAAAACGATATTGAAACTTTTATAGAATATAATATAACTGACGTTGAACTTGTTCTTGAATTAGACAAGAAGTTGCAGTATATAGACTTAGTGCGTGGTATTTGTCACGTTGGTCATGTTCCATACGAGGATTTTGTTTACTCTTCAAAGTATCTTGAGGGTGCTTTGTTATCGTACCTTAAAAATGTTGGAAGTGTTGTAGCACCGAATAAGCCAGCTGATAGACAAGAGAAGATGGCAGAGTTACGAGAGAGTGGTCAACAAGGTTTTATTGGTGCTTTTGTTAAAGACCCAATTCCCGGCCGCTACGAATGGATGTATGACTTGGATTTAACTTCTCTGTATCCATCCATTATTATGACTTTGAATATTTCTCCAGAAACAAAGATTGCTAAAATCGATAACTGGTCTGCTGAAGATTTTATTCGTGGTAACATTGAAGAATATTCCGTTGCTGGTGAAATGGTTTCAAAAGAAAAGTTAAAAGCGTTTTTGGATAAATACAAATATACCGTTGCTTCCAATGGGGTGATGTATAGTTCCGATAAGGTTGGATTGATTCCTGCAATTCTAAGTGATTGGTTTGACAAGCGGGTTCAGTATAAAGATGAAATGAAAAAATGGGGTAAAGAAGGTGATACAGCGAAGTATGAATTCTATAAGAAAAGACAACTTGTTCAAAAGATTCTACTCAACTCACTCTATGGTGTGCTTGGTTTGCCTGCATTTCGCTTCTATGATATTGATAATGCGGAAGCAGTTACACTTTCTGGTCAGACTGTAATTAAGAAAACAGAAGCAGCGATTAACATGAAATATAACAAAGAACTGATAACAGATAATATTGATTACGTACAATATGTTGATACCGATTCTGTCTTTGTTTCTTGTTTACCGTTGGTAAAGAATAGATTTCCTGATATTGATACTAACGATATTGAGTTGATGACTCCAAAGATTTATGAGATTGCAACCGAAGTTCAAGATTATGTAAATGAGTTCTACAATATATTTGCAAAGAAAGTATTCAACACGGATAAACATCGCTTAGAAATTAAACAAGAGATGATTGGACGTACAGGTTTCTGGCAAAAGAAAAAGCGATATGCATTATGGATTATTTCTGACAACGGTGTTCCGATGGACAAGTTGGAAGTTAAGGGATTGGATATTGTTCGCTCTTCATTTCCAAAATCATTTCAGAAGTTTATGAAGGCGGTACTAATTGATATTCTGAAAGGTAGAGATAAAGTAGAATTAGATGAAGATATTATAAAATTCAAACGAGATTTAGGTACAGTTCTGTATGGTGAGTTGGCAAAGAACTCTTCTATAAAAGATATTAAGAAATATCAAGAACGTTTAACAGTTGATGTTTTGGGTAAGTTTGGAAAAGGAACGCCTGCTCATATTAAAGCAGCGATGAATTATAATAACCTATTAAAGTTATTTAATTGTCCACCGAAGTTTCCAGCAATTAAAAACGGTGATAAAGTTAAGTGGGTATATTTAAAAAATAACTCATACGGTTTAGAACTATTAGCATTCAGAGGAGATTCAGATCCAGTAGAAATTATAGAATTTATTAAAAATTACTTTGATGCAAACGAATTATTTGTATCGGAGTTGGATGGTAAACTAAGAGGTTTCTATGAATCAATGAAGTGGGAGTTCCCAACGGAAAGTAAAAAGGTTGCACAAAAGTTTTTTACTTTCTAAATAATTCAGTATATTTGTGGAAATTATTATTATAAAAGGATTCGTGTTATGGAAAAATCAAAGTTATTAAACTTCATTAGTAAATATCACTTGGGTAAATTAGTTCAATCTGTTGCTTGGAATGCAAACGGTGGATTAGCAACTCGTTTTATTTCTGATGACAAATGCGTAGTAGGAGAAGTTAAGTTAAAAAGTTTCAGCGGTCAAGTAGCAAAGTTTGGTGTGTATGATACAAACTTACTTACAAGTCTTCTTGGTGTTCTTGGTAACACTATTGAATTTAAAATCAATGGTGCAGACGATAAAGCATTCGCTTTAACATTAAGTGATAAATCCACAACTGTTAATTATATGTTAGCTGATTTGGCAGTTATTCCACCGGCACCGGAGTTGAAAGAACTTCCACCATTTGAATTAGAAATGTCAATTACAAAAGATTTTATTGATAAATTTATCAAAGCTAAATCTGCTTTATCTGATATTGAGAAGTTTACTATTCTTAAAAACGGTAAGACTAATAAATGGCAAATTGTAATTGGTTATGCTAACATAAACTCCAATAGAATTTCAATTGATATTGATTGTATTTGTGAACAAGATTTTGAACCAATTTCTTTTTCAGCAAAGTATTTCAAAGAAATTCTATCAGCAAATAAAGATTTGAACGGTGGTTCAATGAAAGTTTCCTCACAAGGTTTAGCAAAAGTTGAATTTGATATTGACGATTTTGAATCAAGATATTTCTTAGTAAAATTGGAAAACAATTAATGAAAAAGTATTTCTATGAAAAAAGTGATATTCTGTCCTGGCCATCAAACATAACGTATGGTGAACTGGTTACATTTGACGATAACAGGTTTTATGAATGGGCAGAAGATTTACGAATGAGGATTCTAACTGATTGGGATAACAATGGGAAACCGCCAGTCGTTGGTAGAACTGAGGAAGAGATTAATCAATCATTCTCGAAACTCCGTCAGTTCAACGCTTCATCTATTTTTCATAGTGTGGAAGACGGCAATGACTCTGATATGATTGGAGTCATTGCTAATTTCACAAAAATTGGTTCTGCTGCAAATCAATTCTTTCCAACAATGCTAAAAACTAAAATTGCATCTGGCATGGGAAGTGATTCTGGTAAATCGATTTACGATTATTTTACAGACTCTATGAAAGAAACATTTCATCATATTATGAAGAGAAGTGTTTACAACGATTCTATGTATTTGTACAGTAAGTCTTTATCTTCAAATCAAGTAAAGAATCCTTACTTCAAAGAAGGTGAAACTCTTCGTGATTTCTTCATGGCGTATAAAAATGGTGATGGAAGATTCGATGGACAAGGTGTTCGTATTTCTAAAATATCATGCACTCTACAAACTCAAAGTAAAAAATACAAAAAGTATTTAACTATAAAGGTAGATGAGATTAGACAGTTCTTAGCGGAAGGTTTGATTGATGACTTCATGTTATTTACTTTGGGTAGTCCAGCGGATTTAACTGATACATTTAATATACAAAAAGAAGGTTCGGAACCGAGGGCAAATGTTTATATTGTTCGTGTTTACGAAAAGAATATAAAACTATTTCCAAGTGCAATACAAGTATTTCGTATGTCATTTTGTCAACCGGCTGTAAACTTTCCACCTATGACCGCAAAGTTTATTTATGAACACTTTACAAAACATATACCTGCAAGTGAAACAGTAACGGTATATGATCCAAGTTCTGGTTGGGGTGGAAGGATACTCGGTGCTATGTCTGTTGGCCGCCCAATGCATTATGTTGGAACAGACCCAAATACAGATAACTTTATTGATGAATTAGGAATAAGTCGTTATGAATACCTTGCAGACTTTTTTCTAAAATCAATAGGCGAGCGAGGCACAAATATATCTTCAAACTTCTTTGTTACAAATGAAAATCATACATACGAACTTTTTCAAGATGGTTCAGAAACAATTCAATTCAATCCTAAATTTCAAAAGTATAAAGGTAAGTTAGATTTTGTTTTTACTTCACCACCATACTTTAATAGAGAAATGTATTCCGATGATGCAACTCAATCGTATAAAGCACATAGTGAGTATGCGGATTGGCGTGATAACTTTTTACGCCCAACATTAGAAACTGCGGTTGCTTATTTGAAATCAGACCGTTACCTTTGTTGGAATATAGCTGATATTAGAATTTCAACTAACAAAATAGTTCACCTTGAAAAAGATTCAATTGATATATTAGAATCATTGGGAATGGAGTATGTAGGTAAATTTGGAATGGCAATGGGTAGAATGATTGGTAACTCTGACCAAGAAAAATTGGCTGAAAGAACTTCTAATAAAGTTTTTCATAAAGGTCAATGGTGGAAACAAGAACCTATTTTTATTTTCCGGAAACCATAATATATGAGACCTAACGGCGATAGTTTAAGTAAATTTTTTGATGTTGATCAGCTAGAAGTTCGTTTGTGGAAAGAAACAGGTGAATACTTTGCAGGTAAGAGAGAATTGGATGATACAATAGATTGTATCTTTCAGTATTACCGCAAACATGGTTATCCGTATATGAAAATCACCGAACAAGAAAAACATGAACACATGAGAAAACTTCAACAATTTAATTATGATTCTATTTTCAAAGACGGTGATATAATTCAAACTATGAACGGACTTCGTTTGGCATGGTCTTACTTTCCACATGGAATGGAAATCAAGTGTGGTAATTCTAAAATGTCTCCTATGGATAATTTTTTAAATGACCAAACATTCAAAATGACTATTCGTAAATGTTTGAAGTGGTTGTGGAAACATTTGGGTGGTTCTTTTCAAGAGAATCGTCTTCGTCAATCACTTAAAATATATTCCGGTGTTCAAGGTGTTTCTAATTTCAGACCAACTGCTGCAGGTGCTATTTATAAAAGATTTGGTGGTGATGGTGTGATGTGGGATATGTCTTGTGGTTGGGGTGGTAGATTAGTCGGTGCACTTGCTTCACCGTATATCAAAACTTATATCGGAACAGAACCATCTACCAAAACATTTGAAGGTCTATGTAAACTTCGTGATGACTTTGCGTATCTTGGGAAAGATATTCAATTGAATATGATGGGTTCAGAAGATTATCTACCAGAAAAAGAAAGTTTAGATTTATGTTTCACTTCACCTCCGTATTTTGATACAGAAAAGTATGCAGATGAAGAAACTCAATCGTATAATAAGTTTTCAACTCGTGATACTTGGGGTTCTGGTTTCTTACAAGAAACATTTAAGAATTGTTTTCATGGATTAAAACCGCATGGTTATATGTTGATAAACATTTCAAATACACCAAAGTATAAAGACTTGGAAGAAATGACAATTCATTATGCAAAAGAAGTGGGTTTCATATATGAAGGTAAAATTAATCTAATTCTATCATCAGTTATGGGTGCTGGGTATAAAAGAGAACCTGCATTTATTTTTATAAAACCCTTGGCAGTCTCATAAAAAATTTGTATATTTGTACTATAATATAAATCACAAGGTTATAATATGTTTAATGCAACTCACACAATTTGGAACGAAAAGTATCGTCCACAGACACTTGACACGTATGTAGGTAACGAAACTATCAAGACAACATTTAAACAATACATAGAAAACAATGATGTACCTCACTTATTGTTGTATGGCGATGCTGGTAGTGGTAAAACAACACTCGCTAAGATTGTTGCGAACTCTATCGCAAAAGATAATTATATTTACATTAATGCGTCAGACGAAAACTCCGTAGATACTGTTCGTGATAAAATCAAACAGTTTGCTTCTTCAATTGGATTTGGTGGATTGAAATTGATTATACTTGATGAAAGTGATTATCTTACACCCAGTGCTCAAGCAGCACTTCGTAATGTAATTGAAACATTCAGTAAAACTACTCGTTTCATTTTAACGTGTAACTATGTTGAAAAGATTATTGACCCGATTCAATCTCGTTGTCAAATCTTTAACATAGTACCACCATCAAAGAAAGAAGTTGCACAACACATCGTAAGCATTTTGGAGAGCGAGAAAGTTACATACAACAAAGAACACCTTGTTAGTATTATCAATTCAAACTATCCTGATATTCGTAGAGTTATTAATACAACTCAACGATGCGTAATCGATGGTAAACTGAAATTAGATGAATCAACATTAGTGGAAACTAATTACTTTTCAACTATTGTTGATTTACTGAAATCAAATAAAAACAAAAAAGAGAAGTTTGAAGGTATTCGTCAGATACTTGCAGATAATCATGCGAGAGATTTTAATCAACTGTTTCGTTATCTCTATGATAATGTAGATAGTTACGCAAGCGGTTTTGTATCAACTATTATTTTAATCATCGCAGAAACACAATATAAAGATAGTTTTGTGGTTGACCACGAAATAAATGCAATGGCAATGTTTATTCAAATTATTATGGAAATTGAACAAAGGAGGAAAGGATGAGTGTATTTGATATTAATGGAGGTGGGCAACCACCAGGGCAAGAACAACAAAGAATTAATGTTGACTTAAATCAAGCAAGTGATATTGTTTGTTCTAATTGTGGCGGGAAGTTTTTTCATGCAGTAACATTCTTTAAGAAGATTTCTGCATTACTTTCACCAACTGGACAAGAAGGAATTATTCCAATTCCAACATATGCTTGTCTTGAGTGTGGAAATATTAATGAAGAATTTTTACCATCAAAAAGACAACAACTAAACGATTAATAGGATTTCAATAATGTCTGCTAAGAATATATTCGACCATTTAAAAGGTGTTACACTTCGTAAGACAAAGTGGGAAGACTTATCTGAAGAAGATAAGAAGAGTTGGAGTAATTATATGATTTCACGTTTCTTCTCTATGGAGCCGGAACTTGTGGAAGTTATAAATGAATTTCAAAAATACTCGAACGGAATATTATCATCAGAAGATTATTATAAACTATTATCGGATACTCTACCAAAGCATTCGTTCTTTCTAAAATATGTTAAAGCTAAGAATAGAGTTAACATAGAACCAGAAATGATTACTTTATTTTGTAACCATTTTCAACTTGGAAAGAGCGAAGTGTTTGAGTATATTCGTTTTCTGAAAACTACTAATCCAACTGAACTTACTACTATACTAAAGAAGTACGGTACTAAAGAAGACGCAATAAAAGATTTTGAAAAGAAATTGAAGACTATAAAATGAGGAATAAAATGTCAATTAAAGAAATAGACTTAGGTAGAAAACAAAATAGTGTTGTTTCTGAAATGGAAGAAAAGTTTCCTACTATGACTAAAGAATTTAAACGTATTCAACAAGAACAGTACGAACTATTCTGTGCAAAACAAAAAAACTATGGTCCAGATAATATATCAATGGGTACAACATTAGAAAGAGAGGAAGACAGAAAACTTTCTTTACAAGGTTTATTCTTTCGTATTAACGATAAAATAAACAGATACAAACAAATGATTATGTTTGGTTCACAAGATGCAGTTGGTGAATCCTTATATGACACATTCAAAGATATTTCTGTTTATGGAATTATCGCACAACTTGTTCAATCTGGTAAATGGGGGAAATAATGAGTACATATATATGGACTTCGGAATATGTAAGTGAAGGTCATCCTGATAAAATAGCTGACCAAATTTCAGATGCAATTCTTGATTGGTATTTACAAAGAGATCCAGACGCAAAGGTTGCGTGTGAGGTTATGGTAAAGGATAGTGATGTTTATGTTTCTGGTGAAATAAAATCAACGGTTGATAAAGATAAAAGAACTTTAGAATTATCACTAACTAGATTAATTAAAGGACTTATAAAAGACATTGGCTATACAATAGAAGAATCACCATTCTTCAATTCAGAGTATTGCCGTATTCACTTTAATATATCAACTCAATCATCAGAGATTAATCAAGCGGTTGATAAAGGTGATGTTGTTACAGCAGGAGACCAAGGTATTATGTTTGGTTACGCTACTCGTGAAACTCCAACATATATGCCGATAGCAATTTACTTGGCTAAAAAACTAATTGACGTTGCAACAGATATTAGAAAAAAAGGTAGTAAATTAGGTCATGTACAGAAACTTCGTCCCGATATGAAGAGTCAAGTGTCTGTTACGTATAAAGATAATAAAGCAGTAGGTATTCATTCTGTTGTATTTTCAACTTGTCATTCTGAAATGATTTCACTTGAACAACTTAGAAAGTATTTCCATTCTGATATTTTACCAACGGTATTAGAAAGTATTCCAGAAGAACTTGCGGAACTATTTACAGATAAAACTGTTTACCATATAAATCCAGCAGGTGAATGGAATGTTGGTGGTCCAGTTTCTGATTGTGGATTAACAGGTAGAAAGATTGTAGTTGATCAATACGGTGCTGATTGTGAAATTGGCGGTGGCGCTTTCTCTGGCAAAGACCCAAGTAAAGTTGATAGAAGTGCAGCGTATATGGCTCGTCATATCGCTATAACAACACTTCATGAAAATGAAGAAGCAAATAAAATTAAAGTTCAATTGGCATATGCAATCGGTGAAGAGTTTCCTGTTTCATATCGTATATTTGATCCAACAACTTGCAAAGAATATGGACTTGGTAAATTTACTCACGCTGATTTAACTCCAAGTAGAATCATTGAAAGATTAAAATTAAAAACTCCTATTTATTTACAAACTGCCAAGTATGGTCATTTTGGAAATAAAGATTTAGAATGGGAGAAAATTGGATGAAACTAAAAGACTTGATAATGGAAGCATTTACTCTTAGTGGTAGAGTTATGTTATATCACTTTTCAAAAGAAGATTTAGGAAATGTAGCAGTTCTCGATCCGGCATTATCAAGTCAACGTCCATCTTCTTGGTCACGTAACGATTATAAATTATCGAAAGTACCAAGAGTATTTTACTATACAGACTTAACAAAAGTTGAGCATATGGTTAAAACTAATAATTTATATGCAGCAGAATATGATGGTACTAAAATACTAAACGTATCGCAGGTATTGAAGGAGTATCAAACAAATCCAGATTCACTTGCTATCAAAAATCCAAACGCTTTCAAAATAATGCAATCGTCCGTAAACCAATATGGTGTATTAGATTACGATGCTATGTTAAGAACAGCCGGCCAATTCTTTAGTGGTGTATTCTACGATACTGGTAACTTACCAATTGTCAATTTATTCGTACCATTAAGGGCAAAAAAACAAAATGTCTGATAAAAAAATATCATTTTCACAATATCAAATGTGGAAAGGTTGTTCTCACCGATGGAAACTTGTTTACAAAGATAAGGTTGGTATTTTTACCCCAAACATAGCAATGTTGTTTGGAACGGTAATGCATGAAGTTCTACAAGAATATGTAAAGACTATATATGAAAAGTCAATAAATGAAGCTAATGCCTTAGAATTAGATACTATGCTTCAGAATGGTTTGAAGGAACATTATAAAAAAATACTTACTGAAACAAATGGTGTACATTTCTCAAATCAAAATGAACTTGCTGAGTATTGTAATGATGGTATTGAAATTCTAAAATGGTTCAAGGCACATAGAGCAGACTTCTTCTTAAAGAAAGATTATGAGTTAGTTGGAATAGAATTACCTATTAATATAATTCCACTTGAAACTCATTCAACTGTAAGACTTGTTGGATTTTTGGATTTGGTAATAAAGAATACAAAAACAGATGAGATTTATATTTACGATTTCAAAACAAGTACTGGTGGATGGGGTAAATATCAAAAGAATGATAAAGCAAAAGTATCGCAACTTGTTTTGTATAAAACATATTACGCAAAACAATACAATGTTAGTCCAGAAAATATTCACATTGAATATCTTATTCTAAGAAGAAAGATACGGGAAGATGCTGAATATGAAGTAATGAAAAAAAGAGTTCAACGATTTGAACCATCGCACGGAAAAGTTTCTCAGAATCAAATTCAAAAAGAAATACACGAATTTATAACCACCAACTTTACAGAAGACGGTGAATTTAAGTTAGATGTTGTTTATACACCAGAAGGTGGTAATGACTATTATAATTGTAAATTTTGTGATTTCAACAAGTCTGAAGAACTATGTCCAAAAGAAAAAAGAAATACCCTACCGTTCTAAAATATTTTCTACTATTTTCTACTGTTTTCTATAATTAGTACATACTTATGTATGTATGGAATTCATATAAACATTGGAGAAAATCGTGGATGAAAAATCAAAATATTCAAGTATTCAAATTAGAATGCGAATAAAAGAAGAAATGTTAAATTACTGTAACAGTAATGGATACAAAGTTAGTGGTCTTTTAGAAAAACTAATTCAGAATCACCTATCGGGAAGTTACGTTACGAATACTATATAAGTATATTATTAATAAAAGGTTATGTATGGCAAAGAAAAAGATACTATTATTATCAGATGATTTAAGATTAACATCTGGAATTGCAACTGTGTCTCGTGATTTAGTTCTCGGCACAGTAAGAGATTTTGATTGGGTGCAAGTTGGTGCAGCAATTAATCATCCAGATAAAGGTAAAATATTTGATTTATCACAAGATGCTAAAGAACGAAGCGGTGATGATACGGCAAATATAAAAATATATTGTAACGATGGATATGGTGATCCATTTCTTATTCGTAGAATAATGGATGCGGAAAAACCAGACGCTATATTACATTTTACAGACCCAAGATTTTGGGGATGGTTATATAACATGGAACATGAGATTCGTAAAAAAATGCCGTTGATGTATTTGAATATATGGGACGGTGCAGGATTGGTTGGTGATACAGCAACAGACCCTATGTGGAATAAAGAAGCGTATGCTAGTTGTGATTTATTACTGGCAATTTCAAAACAAACATACGGTATTAATTACAGAGTGTTGAAAAAATTCGGTGAAGAAGTTCCAAAGCATAGAATAACTTATATTCCGCATGGAATAGATACTGATATATTTTATCCTATAAATGAAGCATCAACCGATAATCAATGGAATGAATTACAAGAAGAACGTAATAAACTTCGTAATGGCAATGATGATAAGTTCGTTGTTATGTGGAACAACCGAAACATTCACCGTAAGCATCCAGGTGATGTTGTTCTTGCTTATAAACATTTCTGTCAACTTGTAGATAAAAACGGTGGGAATGCTGCAGAAGATTGTGTATTACTAATGCACACCCAACCCATGGATCCAAATGGAACAGACTTAGTTGCTTTAGTTGGTGAACTTTGTGGTGAGTATACTGTTTTATTTGACGATAAAATAGTTCCATCTACAAAATTAAATGTTCTATATAATGCAGTTGATGTTGTTCTTAACATGGCTTCAAATGAAGGTTTTGGTTTAGGAACAGCAGAAGCACTTGCAGCAGGTACTCCGATTGTAGTAAACGTTACCGGTGGGTTACAAGACCAATGTGGTTTTATAAATCCAACAACTGGTAAATACTTTACAGAAGATGATTATTTGAAAATACATACACTCCATAGAAAAGATGAATGGGGACATTTAGAACATGGTGAGTGGGTCAAACCAGTTTGGCCATCAAACATTTCATTACAAGGTTCAGTACCAACTCCTTATATTTTTGATGATAGAGCAGATTTTAGAGATATTGGAAAAGCGTTGTATGATTGGTACATAACTTCAAAGGAAGAAAGAACATTTGCAGGATTAAAGGGAAGAGAATTTATTATGAATGTAGAAGTTGGCATGTCAAGAAATAATATGTGTGAGCGAATTTCAACAAGTATCAACGATACATTTGAAAATTTCGTACCACGAAAAAGTTTTGAATTACATTTAGTGTGAGGAAATAATGAGTTATAGACCAAAATTAGCTTTTTGTGGACCAGTTACAACTATGAGTGGTTATGGTTCTCATGCGAGAGATTTACTTTTATCACTTATAGAAATGGATAAGTTTGATATACAAGTAATATCAATAAATTGGGGCGATACACCCATGGATGTATTGGATTCAGATAATGTAGATATGAAAAAAATTAAAGATTTAATAATTCCAGGTTTACAATCACAGCCAGACATTTGGATGCAATGCACTATTCCAAATGAATTCCAAGCAGTTGGTAAATATAATGTTGGAATTACAGCAGGTGTGGAGACTGATGCTTGTTCTCCCGAGTGGGTTGATGGTTGTAATCGTATGAACTTGATTATTGTTCCATCCAAACACGCTAAGTGGGTATTTGATAATACTCAATACGATAAAATGGATAAACAAACAAATCAGAAAATAGGAAGTCTTAAAATAACTACACCAGTTGAAGTCTTACATGAAGGTGTTAGAACTGATATATACAACAAGGATAATACTTTAGAAAAAAATATAACAGAAGTATTAGATTTGATTCCAAACAATTTCGTATATTTGTTTGTTGGACATTGGCTTAAAGGAGACTTCGGTCAAGATAGAAAAGATATTTCTGGACTGATTTACACTTTCTGCGAAACATTTGGTGATACAGTAAATCCACCAGCACTTCTTTTGAAATGCACAAGTGGAACATTCTCTGTCTCGGATAGAAGTAGAGTAATGGATAAAATAAATCTTATTAAGCGAATGAGTAAAAAGAAAAATCTACCAGAGATTTATTTACTTCACGGTGAATTAACTGATAATGAAATGAATTCTCTTTACAATCATAAGAAAGTAAAGACGATGGTTTCATTTACGAAGGGTGAAGGGTATGGTAGACCAATTGCAGAATTTATGGCGTCTGGTAAACCTATTATCGTTTCGGGTTGGAGTGGACACATGGATTTTATAAATGAGAAATCTCATATTCCATTAAAAGGCACTCTATTAGAAGTTCATCCAAGTGCGGTTTGGGATACAATTATAAATAAAGGAACACGCTGGTTTACAGTAGATTATCAATCTGCAGCAGAAACTATGAATAAAGTTCATAAAAATTATAATAAATACTTACAAAATTCTAAAATAGGTATTCGTGAACTAAAAAGTATTTGGTCATATAGTTCTATGTGTAGAAAATTTGAAACTATGTTAGATGAAAAACTACCAAAGTTTGCAGACAGAATTGCTCTTAGTTTACCTAAACTTAAAAAAATTAGTAGTCCAGGGGAAACTAAATGATTTCGTACACTATTACTGCTTGTAATGAACACACTCAGTTAAATACTTTATTAAATTATCTTAGTTCAAGAATATCTAAAAATGATGAAATCGTGTTACAGATGGATAGTTTATCTGTAACTAACGAAGTAATAGAAGTTGTTAACCAATGTAAAGGAAAGCTACAAAACTTAATCGTTGTTGAATTTCCATTAAACAATGACTTCTCTAGCTTCAAGAATAATTTGAAAAAGCATTGTACTAAAAAATGGATTTTCAATATTGATGCAGATGAAATACCAGCTGAAAATTTAATGGTAGATATACATGAAATTCTAAACGAGAATCAAGAAGTTGATATGTTTTTAATTCCAAGATGGAATACTGTTGATGGTATAACTGAAGATCATATAAAGCAGTGGAACTGGAACTATGATAAAGAAGGTAGAGTTAATTGGCCAGATTTACAAACAAGAATTTATAAGAATAACGAATCTATTGTTTGGAAAAACAAAGTACATGAAAGGTTGAGTGGTTTTACTACGTATGCCGTTCTACCAGAAGAAATAGAATATTGTCTGTTCCATCCCAAAACGATAGAACGTCAAGAAAAACAAAATGAATTTTATAGTCAGATATAGGAATTGTTATGAAAAAAATACCCTTATTCAAAGTATTCATGTCTGAAACTGCACCGAAGGCAGTTACAGAAGTTCTTACAAGTGGATTCATCGGGCAAGGTCCAAAGGTAGAAGAGTTAGAACGTAATCTAACTTCTTACTTTGGAACTACATCGTCTCAAGTTTTAACCCTTAACTCAGCAACTTCAGCAGAACATTTAATTTATCACCTCCTCAAGAAGCCATCAAGACTTACAACAACATATGATGTGGGTGAATCTTGGTACGATTGGAGAGGCTTACAAGAAGGGGATGAAGTTCTAACAACACCACTAACTTGTACAGCTACAAATTGGCCAATATTAGCAAACGGTTTGAAAATTAAATGGGTTGATGTTGATCCAAGCACAATGAATATATCTTTAGAAGATTTGAAATTAAAGTTATCGGAAAAAACAAAGATTGTTGTTGTTGTTCATTGGGGTGGTTATCCTGTTGATTTGGTTGAACTTGAAAAAATTAGACGAGATTTTCATACTAAGTACGGTTTTCCATTTATGATAGTAGATGATTCCGCACACGCATTTGGTTCTAAGTTGGACAACAAATTAATTGGTACATTCGATACCATTTCAACTTTCTCAATGCAAGCGATTAAACACATAACTTCAATTGATGGTGGATTCTGGTTGTGTCCTTATAGCGAGTTAAACAAACGTGGTAAGCTACAAAGGTGGTATGGTATTGATAGAGAAGGATCAAGAGGAGATTTTAGATGTGAAAGTGATATAGAAGAGTGGGGATTTAAGTTTCACATGAATGATGTTTCTGCTGCGGTTGGTATAGAAAATCTAAAACACGCAAATGATATAATCAGAAAACATAGAGATAACGCTGAGTTTTATAACAAAGAATTACAAAATATAAGTGGTGTAACACTATTAGAAAACTCTCCAAGAAAAAAATCTGCTTATTGGTTATATACAATGCGAGTAGAAAGGAGAGACGAGTTTATGCGTTATATGAACAATTGTGGTATTGTTACAAGTAGAGTACATGAAAGAAACGATAAACATACTTGCGTTAAAGAATTCGTTACTGAATTACCGAATATTGAAATGGTAACTAAAGATATGATATGCATTCCTGTTGGGTGGTGGGTTACAGAAGAGCAACGTGAATATATTGTTGATTGTATTAAGAGAGGTTGGTAATGCAACATAATACTCCGGTAGATTTAAAATCATCTGTTAGTGATGTTGTTGGAAATTATGTAACTCAAATAATTCATTTTATTGGTGGAGATAAAAGAACATTTCACAATATAGAATCTGCTAGTATTCGCCAAGGGCAATTCACAAAATTCAAACAAAAAGATGGCACTTGGATAATGATTAATGATAGAAATGTTTTATGTATAGAAGTTTTTAATCAGGAATAACAATGATTGGATGGAATGAAGAAATAAAAAAAGAATTAGGGTACTGTGGTAATAATGTATTTATAGGACATAATGTTGTATTCACAAATCCAAAAGAAGTTTACCTAAGTGATAATGTTAGAATAGATCCATTTACCTTAATAACAACTAAATTAAAAGTTGGAAGTTATGTTCAAATTTGTTCTCATGCAGTTCTTGGTGGTGGTGCTTCTCACACAATTACGTTAGGTGATTGGACTTTCATAGGGTATGGTTCTAAATTATTCTGTGCTTCTGAAGATTATAGTGGGGAATTTGGCCCAGTCAATGAGTTTTGGGGAAGTAATAAAATATTCAGAGGTGATATTACGTTGAGTAATCACTCAGGTATTGCTTCCGATACAATGTTATTTCCAGGTGTTCATCTTCCAGAAGGATGTACAATCGGTGCTAAAAGTTTTGTTTATCCTAAAGTTGAACTAACCGAATGGAGTGTTTGGATTGGAAATCCTTTGAAGTTTCATAAAACAAGAAACAAAGAGAACGTACTTAAATTTGCACAAGATGATGAATTTTTAAAGAAACATTAGAATAAAATATATGAAGTGTTGTAAAGTAATATGCTTTTGGTTTGGTTGGAGAAGAAAAAGTAGTAATAATGTTGAGAATATTACTCAGCTAGTTCCTGCAATAATAGATACGGAACTTAATATAGAAAATGGAATTGATACTGATGTTTTGTTTGTTGTGAATAAATCTAATACAGAACTAGATAACTCACTTGATCAGTATGAAGGAATGAAAACAAAGAATGGTACTATTAAAGTTATTAAACGAGATAACATTGGTTTGTCATTTGGTGCATATCTTACAACATTTTCAAAATTGAAAGATGAATATGATTATTGGTTTTTCTCTGAAGATGATGTAATAATTTATCACGAAAATTATATGAAATCATTCGTAGATTTTTGGGAAAAAAATAAAGAGCAATTGGGATTTATCGCTTTAGCACCTATAAGTAATTACGGAAAATTACATTGTGGTGGTGGATGTGGATTGGTTTCTACCGATTGGATGAAACAAACATATACTGATTCTGATATAGACCGTATTATAGATTCGTATTCCAAGTTTGAAGAACAGTATGATATTGCAGATTCTACATTGGGTAGTGAAAATGTGGAGATACGTTTTTCAAATGCATTTGTTCACGATGGAAAAACTATAATGAATCATTCCGAATATTCACCACTCGCAGCTAATTACAGACACCATAATAGTCAAAGAGCGTTTGAAAGCGCAGAGAATTTAAGTAAAACTTTTATATACACAGTTGGGGATTGATATGAAAAATTATTTCACAGAAAAAACAGCAATGGATATTCCTTGGATTGAATCTCCTTTTTTTGAAAAAATATTAAACAATTCAGATTACACTGAAGAAGAAAGAGAAACTTTAATAAAGTATAATAAAGATGGGTATATTGTAATTGATTTAGAATTAGATGATAATTTTATTAGTAATTTAATTAGTGGCGTTCAAGATGAATTAAATAAATTACCAACTCAAGATTCAAGATACCACTACTCAGATTCACCTAGAGTTTTTGAAGCATGGAGAATTAACCCGTATGTTTTAGATTTAGCAAAGCATCCTAAGATATTGAAAACACTTGAGTTTCTTTATAATAAAAAACCAGTTCCGTTTCAAACTATAAATTTTTTGAAGGGTAGTAATCAACCATTACATCAAGACTCTATTCATTTTTATACTCAACCGGAAAGATGGATGGTTGGAACTTGGACTGCGTTAGAAGATATGAGTGAACTAAATGGTCCATTGAATATAGTACCAGGTAGTCACAGACATCCACATTACAACTTTCAAAACTTAAATTTACCAGTGGTTGAGTTTGGAAATCAATTTGAAAATTACGCTGAGTATGAAAACTTTCTTATTCATTTAGTAGAAACAATGAGTGAGAACAAGAAACAATGGATAGGTAAAAAAGGTCAAACATTAATTTGGGCTGCTAATTTATTACACGGCGGTGCTGAAATTATTGATAAAAATTTAACACGTCATTCACAGGCTACTCATTTTTACTTTGAAGGTTGTAACCATTACTACTCTCCTTTATTCTCAGACGCTACTAACGGAATATATTCAGATAAAGACTTAACAAACAAAGATATATTAAATCATATAATTGGGTGATGTATGGCAAAGATAGTTTTTTTAGGCGGTACAGGTGGACTTGGTTCAAAAGTTATAGAACATTTAGGAACACATACTATAAAGCCAGTTGGTTCTAGGTTGGTTAATCTTGAAGAAGAATTAGAAATACAAAAATACTTTAACAGTAATACAGATTTAGATGTACTTGTTATTTTTTCCAATTATAACTTTAATTCTTTCCTGCATAAGTACAAAGAAAATCAACAAGAGTTAAACAAACAGATAGCAATAAATATTGGAGGTGTTACTACTTGTATAGCAAACGCACTACCAAATATGAGAGAAAGAAATTTCGGTAGAATAATCCTTGCTTCAAGTATAACGGTTGATAATAATGTTATTGGTACATCCTTATATGCAGCAGCAAAAGCATACTATGAAAATATTGTAAAAACAATTTGTATTGAAAATGCACAAAAAGGAATAACTGCAAACTGCATTCAGTTGGGGTATATGGACGGTGGATTAACATATACATTGGAAGAAGAATTTCTAAAGAGTACTATTAAATCAATACCTACTAAAAGACTTGGTACACCAGAAGAAATAGCAATGACTATTGAATTTCTAATAAATAATCCGTATATTAATGGGACTACTATTAAATTAACAGGTGGTTTATAATGTTGTATTATCGTATACTAGATGATAAAGTTGTAGTGACGGATGAAGTTCATTACTTATTGTTTTCCAAAGAAGATAAAGAAAAACATTCTGTTCCAGGATTACCAGACGATTATGATGGATGGTTTCCTTTTTTAAGAATGTGCCACACTATTGGAGATTACGCAATAACAAGTGGAATCTTTGAAGCGTTGAAAACAAAATATCCTAAGATACAAATAGCGTTACCAACTGATGAATATTTATTTAAGTTTTTTGGTGAAGCGGGTTTGGAATATTATTCATCTGGAACTAATAATGGTTTACAAAATTTTCATATTGTTAATGCTAATAATCCACATATAGATTATTATTATAACTTCGGAGAATTTGAAAATATATTTACAGATCACGAAAGATGTTATACGAGTTTAGTTAAAAGACCAAATGGTGATATTCGTTCATGTGATGAACCTTTAGCAGAGCAAATACTTCGTAGGTTTGGGTTCACAGAAGAAGAGTTAAAAACCATTGATAGCAGACCTAAGTTATACTTTTCCAATGAAGAAAAAGAAAAGGGTGATGCATTTATTAAATCACATATGGGAAATTCTGAGTATGGTTGTTTATTATTTTCTGCAAGAATAGAAGAGTATCGTAATGAATGGGAATACGATACTGAGTTATTCAATGCGTCTGAACAATATTCCGATTATCCTGTGTTTTATTATGCCAACGCTTTTGATTTAGAAACAACAAAGTGGAAGAAACGATTTAATACTGCTATTGATTTCTCTAAAACAGATTTAACAATACGTGAACAACTTTATGTTAAGAGTAAAGCAAAATTTAATATCGGTTATCAAGCAGGAGTTACCGATGCAATATCAGGAACAAATACAGAATGTCATGTTCTAACTCCATACTATAACATTGCGGAATGTTGTATTAGAGGAGTTACTTATTATTTCTCAGACGGTTCAATTAAAAGGTTTTAATTATGGCGATTTTTTATAGAATATATGATAACACAATTAGACACGCATTTGAAACTGACAAACTTGGTTTTGATGTAAATGATCCATCTTATATACCAGATGAATATTTAGAAAATAAAAAGTTCATTGTATTAAGAACTTGTAACTCATTGGGTGATTGGGGAATTATATCAGCAATGCCTCGATTGTTAAAGAAGAAATATCCAGATTGCGAAGTGTATGTACCATCTGTTAATTTATTAACTAATATGTTTGCAGGTAGAAACACATGGAATCAATGGAATAATCCATTTGAGAATGTTGAGCAAATATTTCATAACAATCCATGGGTTGATGGATTCATAGATAATATAGATGATGAAGTTTTCCACGATCATTATAGAATATATGATTTAGATAATCCAGAAGTGCCACTTGTAAAACAAATGTTAAAGTTTTGGCAATTCACAGATTCAGAAATGGAAGATTATTTACCAGAGATTTATTTCACACAGGAAGAAATACAATTAGGAAATGAAATAATAAATTCTTATATTGGTGGAAATGAGTTTGGATCATTGTTATTGGCTAATACTACACAAGATTTTTATGACGATAATATAAATGAATTACTTATTAGTGCTTTAGAATTATACAAAGATTTACCTTTCTTCTATTATGGAAGTAAAGACATAAATGAAACTATGTTTAATTTTGTTAATGTTAAAGGAAACTTCAAGGATATAGAAATTCCACTAAGAGTTCAGTTATATATAAAGTCAAGAGCAATTGTTAATATTGGTTATCACAGCGGTATTAATGATATATTATGTAGATACACAAATGTAATATGCACACCAATGTACCCAACGAGCAAAGAAACTATAAGAGAAAATTATTTACACACTATAAATTATTTACGTTATGATCTTTAATGAACCAAATATTGAATCGAGTTATTCTATAAATAATTTAGGGCGTACCATTTACCAAACAGTTTTGGATTACAAACCAGAACGAGTTATTGAATTTGGTGCACTCTATGGTTATTCTACTATTTGTATTGCGTCTGCTCTGAGGGAACTTGGTAGGGGTAAACTTGTATGTTATGACATTTGGGACAAGTATCAATACAAACACGCATCTATAAATGAAACTTATGCTAATGTTATTAAGTATGATTTAACTGACTATGTTGAATTACAGGAAATGGATTTTTATGAATGGGTATCGAACCCAACTGATTTTGATTTAATGCATTTGGATATTTCTAACGATGGTTCTACAATTGAATTAGTTCATGATTCACTTATTAAGAACAGAAAGTCCGGTGTAGTTTTATTTGAAGGTGGTACGGTTGAACGAGATAATGTTGAATGGATGATTAAGTACAATAAAAAACCATTCAGTTCAATACAGAAAAAAGTTCAGTATGAAATTGTTAACCCTATGTTTCCTTCACTTTCCAAAATAGTTTTATGAAAATAGCGTTCTTTACAGAAATGGAGTTCAACGGTAAGATACTAAGAACACATGAAAATATGAGAACTGAATTTGCTTGGATGTGTGCATTGAATGCAACTCATTATACCATTGGTCAAATTCCAAATGAAGAATATGATTTGGGTGTAATTATTATTCCTAAGAATAATCCAAACTTTAATATAGATGACTTAAAATCAAGTTGTAAGCAAGTAGCAATAATGCAAGAAGGACCAAATTGGTTCTGGCAAGATTATGATTTAGCAAAACAGATTTGGTATTTTAACACATTAACTTCAGCAGATATTATATTTACTCACAATAAAGTTGATCAAACGTATTATCAAGGATTAACTTCCCATCCCGATGTTCGTGTGTTACCATCACTCATGATAGAAGAAGCAGTTGGTAATATTCCAAGTGTAGAAAGAAGTGGTGTTATAATAGGTGGTAATTTTGTATCTTGGTATGGTGGATTTGATTCATATATAATTGCTTCTGATTTAAGTGATGAAATCCATGCACCATCTATGGGCAGACGGCAAGAAGGTGAAGAAAATTTAATCAAACACTTACCTTACATGAATTGGAAAGAATGGATTCACACACTAAATAAATTTAAGTGGGGTGTTCATTTAATGCGAACTCATGCAGCGGGTACGTTTTCATTGAATTGTTCTTATCTTGGTATTCCTTGTATTGGTTATAACGGATTAGACACGCAAGAAATACTTCACCCAAACCTTACAGTTGATATTGGAGATTTACAAACAGCACGTAAGTTAGCATTAGAATTAAAGAAAGATAGCGATTTTTATAAAGAGCAGAGTGATATTACTAAAAAAATGTATAAGGAGTTTTATAGTGAAGATAAGTTTTATTCAACCTTCAAGAAACAATTTAAAATATCTTAAATGGTCGTATGATGCAATAAGAAAAAATCAAGGAAACCATACAGTAGAAATATGTGTAGCAGATGACTTTAGTAATGATGGTACATGGGAATGGTGTAAAAAGAAAATGGAAGTTGATTCTAACTTCAAAGCCATTCGTAATGATGGACCAACAAGAATTGGTCATACAATTTTATACGATAAATTAATTAATGAAGTTTCTTCACATGATATATGTATGATTTATCATGCCGATATGTACCTGTGTCCAGGTGCGTTGGATTCTATTGAAAAGTATATAGCACCTAAAACTATTGTTTCACTGACGAGAATTGAACCACCACTACATCCTAAAGGTCCAGAAAAAGTTTTATTGGATTGTGGAATTGAACCAGAAGAATTTAATGAAGAAAAATTATTATCCGAATTAAATTTATTACAAATTGGTGAAAAAATAACGGAAGGTATATTCGCACCGTGGGCATTTATGAAAGCTGATTTTCAAGAAATTGGTGGCCATGATCCATTGTATGCTCCTCAATCAAAAGAAGATAGTGATATTTTCAATAGGTTTCAATTGAACGGTGTTAAATTTATTCAAACATGGCAGGGGTTTGTATATCACATGACTTGCAGAGGAAGTAGATTTAATCCAACATTAACTGAACCAGGCAAGAATAGTTCAGAATGGGAAGAACAAAACTTACGTTCAACTAGAAACTTTATTCGTAAGTGGGGTAGTTTTGTTTTGCATGATGAACTATTGAAACCAATAATTACTCACAAATATGATATTGGTATAGTTCTACGTAATTGTACATTACCATTATTAGAACTGTCTGAAATATTCTGTTCAAACATTTATGTAGATTTAGATTCAGAATTGATTAAAAGCTACATAGTTAAGGAACAACCAAATACTAAGTTTGCTTTATCATATAGAATCCGTTCGATTGATGCAGAAAAAGATAATGATATTGTCTTTGAATTTGATGGAAATAATTGGACACAACAGGTAAGAGATATGATAATACACTTACCAAATGTTTTAACTGCAAATGAAATAGAAATCGGTGAATATGAACTTGATTTCTGTAATGTAAGTGTTAAAAAGGTAAAATACTACGAGAATAATTTGATAAAGTTGCATCAATAATAATTCATTATATATTTATTGGTATATGTATTAAAAAAATATGAGAGACATTGATGCATCAAGTAGCAGCGCAATTAGTTCAAGTTGAAACACAGCTTCGTTTTTTTCATTGGCAAACCAAGTCATATGCACGTCATAAAGCATACGGAAAAACTTATGATGCAATTACTGGCAAGATTGATACATTTGTGGAAGTATTGATGGGTAAATATGGACGTGTTCCTGCGATGCCTATGAAGATTTACAATAGCAATGAGAAAGATATAAATTCGTTTATAGAAGAAACCATTACATTTTTGATTGGGTTTTCTACTATGTTCGATCCAAATACTGATTCAGATTTATTGAATATAAGAGATGAAATGTTAGCAGAGTTTAATAAGCTCAAATATTTGATTACATTAAAATAATAAGAGGTGTTATGATGAATGAAGAAATTAGAAACAAAGAATCAAAGGGGTTCGGTGATACTATTGCTAAAGTTACAAATGCATTAGGTTTAGATAAAGTTGCTGAAACAGTAGCACATGCAGTTGGTAAAGAAGATTGCGGTTGCAATAAAAGAAAAGAAAAATTAAATGATATGTTTCCATACAATAGATGACACCTAAATCTATACATAAGATAGCTACTAAGATGGATGTAGCATGGGATGGCGATAAAAATTTTATGTCATGGTGTCAGACAATTGTTGGTAAAGAACATTTAGATGATATGTCAGAAGTTGAACTCATTATGATTTACAATAGATTAAAAAATGGTAAATTTCCAGAATCACTAAGAGCAAATGAATAATATCAATTACATAACACCTGAAGAATTGTCTAATATAAAGAAGCCAGCAGCGTCAGGTGTACTTGTTATGAATAGTGCCGATGAGTTTCTTTTAACAAAAAGAACTTCAAAAGCACAATATCTTGGTGGGTATTGGTCAGTACCGTCTGGCGAATCAAACGTAAATGAATTAGAATCTTTAGAAGATTGTGCTCGCAGAGAGTTCTTTGAAGAAACAACACACACTATACCAAAGAATGAAAAAATAATATGTATTGATAGATACTACGCTGATGAAAGATTATACTTTCTTTTTTTATACAGAACTAAAAGTAGATTTTTTATAAAGATAGATTGGGAACATGAAGATTTGGGTTGGTTTACCAAAGACAATTTGCCGCAACCGATTGCTCCTCAAATTTTAGATGGAATTAATAGGATATAAAATGAAAAATAAAAATCCATATAAAGAAATTAATGACGCTAATTATATAATAGATATGATGAGAGAGGATGTATTTGGACATAGAGTAACTATGGTAACTGCTAAAGATACTAACAAATTGAAAAATAAGTTATATCAGCCAACTACTGATGCAGAGAAAGAAGATTTTGTTGCAATAGTCGAACCGATTATGAATAGAAAATCTTACATTTCAAAGGAAAGAGATCCAAACTTAGATTCATTTATAGATATTGATACGAGAGTAAGTCAACAAGATTTTACAGGTGAACCTGATATGGATGAATTAGATTTTGATGAATTGCTTGGTGATGAAGATTTAGATTAAGATGTATTGTTTATTTAATAAATTTTTAGTATATTTGTAACCTCATTGGAGAGTATAATGAGTGAAATTAAAAAGTTCGTAATAAAAGAAATACGAGATGTATTGCGAGAAGAAAAACACAAACAGAAAATTAAAGAATTATCTGGCATACTTTTTGAAGCAATTGAAACAGCAAATGTTGTTAAGAGTAATCCAAAAAGATTTGCAATTGCAAAAAAAATTATTAAAATAACAGAGGGTGATTTAATAAAAGAATATCATAAAGAAGGTGAAGGTAAAATGTTCAAAGCTCAATTACTTTCTATTATGCATAATGCAAAACAGATTTATGAAATGATCGATGAGCATGATGAGTTTGAAGATTGGTTACAATCAAAAGTTACAATAGCAGAAGATTATTTAAGAGCAATTCACGGTTATATTAAGTATTATAATGGAGACGAAGACATGGGTACTGAGTTTGAAGACGAGATTGAATTAGACGGTGAGAAGGCGAACTTCAGCGATGAAGAATCAGCAGAGTATTCAGATGCCGCATTTGATGAAGATGGTGTAGTTTATGGTGATGATGAATGGGAAGATGATGACGAAGCCTTTGATTACTTCATAGAAGATGAAGAAGACACTTTAGCATTATAGGAAACTATGATAACTACATTTTTATTTTCGGACGGTTGGCGTTTTATTTCTAGTGATGGTAGTTATATAAGCATTTCAAAAGATGAATTGGAAAATTATAGACTCAACGAAATTACAGACGATGAGATAAAAGCGTTATGTTATGGTTATATTACTGGAAAATCATTTTTGAATTTTTCAACAGAAGGAATTGAACAGAGTTATGAATTTTAATACAAGAACTATTATTGATTTAATTACCCTTGACGATGACTTAAAAGATAAATTAAATAGAATAGTAGATGATGAGAAGTTATTCTTACTTAGTATGGGTGACAGTTCAATTGATGAAGCTGAATTTATTGCCTCGGTCTCTCCATTAATACATGATAATCTTAAACGATACGTTAAACTCGATTTAAGAAGTACGGATTTAAGTTTTTTGAAAGGAATAATTAATCTAAATAAGGTTGATTACAAATTGGTTTTTGAAAGTATCAAACAGGTTTAATTGTTATGTTAAATAAAATATTTGAATTTATTGGTGTTGGTATATTAACACCTATATTATATACAATGTATTTTCTGATGGTTGTTATCGCTACATTTATATTCGCATTACCGATTGGTGTTGGCATATATATAATTGATTTAACAATAAAAAGATTCTTTGGTGGTTTTTAGTTATGCCATCTATGATTTTAAGTGTGAAGAATGTGGAAATATAAAAGAGTATTATGTTCCATCAACAACTTCAATTCCAGAAAATTGTTATTGCGGTAAGAAATGTGAATTAATAAAAGTGGAATCGTTCAGTTCAAGTAAACCCATACTAAAGGGAAACGGATTTTACGAAACCGATTATAAAACATAAAATGAGGTTGTTATGAATTATCCTAAATATAGGACAAGTAAAAGCATTCAAGTAAAATTAGCACCACAAGTTGCTGTTATGGGATGTGAATATAAACATTTAGTTAGAGCGTTTGGTAATCCAAATTTGGCGGCAGATTATGGTGACGAGTTTGATGGTGTAGAAAAATGTGCTTGGCATATTCAATTTGAAACAGGTCAGGTTGCTATAATTTCAGATGTTCGACCATTTGGTATTCATGACATGGATTATAGAATTGTAAAAGAATGGAGAGTAAACGCACATGACACACTAGTTTACGATTGGATAAAAGAGATAGTTAGGGATATGAACCCAAACGCATAAACAATATTAATTAAAAAAGGAGTCAATTGTGAAAAGTATTATATTTCTAATAGTATTATTATGCTGTATTACGGCACATTCAAACGAAAATCCAATTAAGTCTAAACAACATAAAAAAGATCATTCGTGTTGTAAAAAAGATACAACAAATAATAAATCAAATAAACAAGATATACCAAAGTTTCAATAAACATTTAGAAGGAGTAAAACACAATGAAGTATATCATTGTAGTGTTTCTCGCAGTTATGTCAATGACTGCAGGAGACACACAACCATATCTATTGAAAAAAATAGTTAGTGGTGGAAACGGTAATGCAACTCTCGGTCAAGTAGTTGCTGGTTATAAGAATGGCTATCATGTTGGAATACGCACACCAAGGGTACTTACAACTTCTGTGAACGAACCAATTCCAATGAAATTATCAGGATTAGCGTTTCCTAATCCAACATCAGATGGAATAGTAAGAATAGATGTGCCAAACCCAATGCGAATTGAAGTGTCTGATTTGAAAGGATTTACAATCGGTGATGGAATTGATTTATTATCAAAACAAATTCAACTTCCATATAGGGGCTCATTCTTTGTAAGAGTTATTACAACAGACAATCAAGTTTACAAAACAATAGTTATTTTTAATTAATCAATGAGGGAAAGATGAAACAAGTTTTTTTAGCAATATTTGCTTTATTATCGGTTACATTATCGGCACAAACAAATCTTCAGTATCAAGCACACGTTCCTGCTGGTACACCAACAGAATCTAAGTTTTCGGTTTATATTGCGAATGAAACATTCGATGAAAACTCACATTTGAATTCATCTGCTTTCTGGTATCGTGAAAATAGAGAAGTAGAAATTCAAAACGGTATATTAAATTATTTACTTGAAAGTGTACCCGATAGTGTATTCATCAACAATTATGGTAAACCATTATTTGTATACGCATACGTAAACGGTGTAACACTCGGTAGATTAAGAATTCAATCTGTACCGTATTCTTTACTGTCTAAATATTCTTTAGAAGCAGCAGAAGCAAGAACTGCTAACTTTGCAGAAAGAGCTAACCTTGCAAAGAGAGCAACCCTATCTGATACAGCAACATTCTCACGTAGTTCAATCAGAGCAGTATATTCAGATACCGCATTAGTTTCAGATACAGCGAACCATGCGAGGCACGCTAATACATCAGATTCTTCTATCTCGTCTGCATACTCTGATTTGGCTGGGTATTCGGCAAATTCTACACATTCCTTGAAATCAGATACAGCAAAGTTTGCATTGAAATCAAAACAATCTGCATACTCAGATACCACTTTATATTCATTACAATCTGGTATTTCATTATATTCAGAAACAAGTGCTTTTGCAATGAACGCAAAACATGCTTCTGTTACAGACACGGCTAGGTTTCTTAGAGATTCACTTCTTTTTCCAAGAAATTTCACACGTGGTTCAGTTACCATTCTTTCACTTGATGGTGCAGAGACCGCTCAAGTCGGTTCAACTCTCACACGTGGAACTAATGGAATTTCGTGGGAAGTTAATCAACACCACAGAACAAGTAGTGTTTCCATTTATACGTCCGCTCCAGCGAGTTTACCTTCGAGTTCAAGATGGATTGTTTCCCGCGTTGCTGTGGATTATAACTTGGTCACGGTATCAAACCCAGTTATCGGTCAACTCGTTACAATCTACAATGGTTCAACTGCAAATACAGTTACACTAAATAATAATACGTGGATAATCGATACAGCAATTAGTTGTGTGATTTTACCAAATCAATCGAGAACACTTTGGTTCAATGGTGGGTTTTGGATTGTAGTACAATAATCAAGTAATATATTAGTTAAATTATAAAGTCGCCAGATATTATGTCTGGCGATTTTTGTTTATTTTAATTTTTATTATATTTATTGGTATGTTCCTCGTTTACATTGGAGATATTTTAAATGAATAGGTATAAAGTACTATTAGAAAATGAAAGAAAAATACTCACTTCTGTTAACAGATTAATAAGTGAAGGTAGCAAATTAACCGATGCTGAAAAGGCAGAAAGAGAAGCTGAAAAAGCAAGAATAAAGGCTGAAAAAGAAGCTAAAAAAGCAGACAGATTAACTGCCACAGAATCAGAAGATGTTATAGTTGATATGTGGAATACCGCTGTCAAAGGTAAAGATATACCAAAGAAATATGCAGATAGAGGATTTGAACCATTGTTCAATTCTGTAAAACCGTATGCTAAAAGTCCAGCTACTGTATATGGAAAAAAGAAGTTAGCAACTTCTGATTTATGGAAAGATGTAACTGGTAAGAAGACTGATACTTCGAAAACGGATGTTATTGGAGACAAAAACTATTCAGTTAAGTATGGACCAGCACAACTAATGTCAGGAGCACCAAACGAAGCAATAGCAACTTTACTCGCTGCTTCAGATAAGTGTGGACTTTCTGATGCGGCACAACAAAAAGCACATGATTTATTAGATGAATTAAAGGGATATTCAATAAGAACAATTGGTGAAACAATGAATCTTGCAGCTATTAGAAAACTTGGGGATAAAGAATCGATTACTAATGCATTAAATAAAAAGGCATACGGCTTTATTACAAAGGGAGAAGAACTTCAAAAAAAACTAACAAGCGAAATGCAAAGTATGTTTGATAGTAGTCAAGAATTTGAATTAGAATTTATATATGAAGCAATGACTGGTGCAGCAAAATTCACAGATGCAAGCGCAATAGCAGATACAATGTTGTGTATTGATAAAGATGCAACAAGTATAAAAATAGAATCTGTTGCTGACTCTTCAAGTCCTTACGTAAAAAAAGTTATGGGTGCAACTACTATAAAAGCAAGTTATAAAGGAAGTTCATATACCTTGAAAACCGGTGTTACTGGATATACATTTAATACTGCGTTGAGGTTAATTACTAAAGATTTAACCAAAGCAACAAATGAATGTATAATAGCTGTTAATTCGTACAACGGTAATATTATCAATGAAAATTTCTTTGATTTTGTTAAAAAAGCATGGGACAAGTTGAAAAATGTTTTTAATAAGATAAAACAATTTATAGTAAAATCTATTGAGTTTATTAAATCTGGATTTAAAAAATTACTTGAATTCTTCGGAATAGATGTTAACGTGGAAGGTTGGCAGGAATTGGATACTATTGATTTATATGATGTAGCATAATTATGTTAAATTCGTTTTGGGCAAGTTTAGAAATAGATGATGTTTCCGATTTGAAATATACAGACTATGTTCAGTATAAAACGTCGGAACAAAAAGAAGAAGTATTGGAAAAAATAGATTGGGTAATACTTAAATTACATAAGATTAAAGATATTAGAAAGTATGACTTTGATATTGTTAGTAGGATGAAAGATAAAATTAAATATGGCGATAGTTCTCTCACTTTAAAAGGTGTAGAATATTTGAATTTAATAACGGTAGATTTGAAACAAGATACATTTTGAGGAAGATAAAATGATAAAATTAAAAGACCTGTTGACAGATGCAAAGCAGACGCTTACAGAAACAGGAATCCGAAACATTAACGCATTAACAGCAACGAGAAACGAGGCTGTTATGTACTTTCACATGGACTTAGATGGTGTAACAACTGCAATCGGTATGAAAGCATACTTAGAAAAATATGGTGTTAAGTTAATAAAATGTGAAAAAATTCAGTATGGTGGTATGGAATTTGCAGTTCAAAAACCAGCACCTGGTTTATTAGTCGTTATCGTTGACTTTGCCCACGGTAAACCAATGGTACACATTCATACCGATCATCACCAATCACAAGCAGGTGTTGCTCCAACTACATCGGGTGCATTCAAACACGCACCTTCAAATGTTGCAGCAATGTCTCAGGAAATTTCACCAACTGATTTATTTCCTACACAAGATATTCAAATTATATCAACAGTTGATTCCGCTGACTTTGCTTCACAAGGTATTAATCCAGACCAAGTAATGCGTTCAGTATTTGAGTTCGATCCAACTATGTCTGCTGTACCAAACCGTTTAGCAATGGGATTGGTAGTTAATAAAGTTCTTCTTGCATTCAAGAATAAACCTGGCTTCTTAGAAGCGTTAGTAATGAAAGCACGTCCTTCACTTGTTTCTATCTACAATGTAATTAAACACGAAGTTACAGCACGTGGTTTATCATGGGCAGATTTACCTGCTAAAACAGCATCATACCTTGCTTCACAAGCACCTGGTATTAAGTTAAAACAAATAACAAGCCCACGGGAAATACAATCACTCGGTAGTGGTCAATACGCAATGTTTGGAACTTGCTTAGTTCAATACGGTGGTGGTACAATGACTAAAGGTGGATATGATAGATACACTCCATTCAAGATGAACCCAACTGCTGAGTACCTTGTAATTGGCTGGCCAATGGGATTGGTACAAGCAGCGAAGAATCCATTCAAGAAAGGTACAAATCCAATTAACTTGGGTGAGTTAGCGATGGGTATATTGAATAAGCACAAATCAGAACTTCAAGCAATGCAACTTACAATAGGTGATGTTAAGAGAATGATGGAAATGGATATTGCTAAAAAAGGAAGTTCAGAATCTGTTGGTTTCACTATGGATGACTTCATGGCTTTATTCGGTGAGGTTGCTATGAATTTACCTAAGAGTCCAGGATTTCAAAATATGGTAAAAGATATTGCAGGTAAACAATATAAATTCCTTTCATCAAAGCAAAAATCAATACTCGATGGTATAACAACAACGGTGTATGATGTTATAGTAAAAGGCTCAGGTGGGCATCGTGATATTACAAATATATCTGGTTTGAATTTCATTGGTAAAGGTTACACAACATTCCTCAAACAATTGATGGGTGAGTTAGCGGAAGCGTTGGCAGACGCTCGATTACAATAAGAAATTAATAATAGAAAAAAGCATCACTAATTAGTGAGGCTTTCTTTTTTATCTTTTATTGGAAATAGATATTTGAAATAAAAGAAACAAACTCTGGATTTATTAAGTTTGAAACACCAACTGCTCTTTTAATTGCGTTCTTGTGCGAGTTGGCAACTACCGTAACAATTTCTGTTGCTTTTTCTGGACCAAATTCACCTTCTTCGATACCGCTAACAACTACGTCAAATTCCTTTTCTCCAACTCTTTTCATAACTTATTTCCTTTTTGGTTGTTCTTAATCTTACATACAAAGATAGTGAATTTATTTGAAATACCAAAGTTATTTTTTTAGTTGGTTGTGAACAGAAAAAATCGTATATTTGTGTGTTGATGTTTAACACTATTAGGAAACGATGAAAAACGCATTTAATATCTTTACACTTGGTTTAACTCTTGGAGTTGTAATAACGTTGGTTATCTGTTATCAGAACCACGTGTTAGGTAGCGTGATTAACACTAATGACTTAAATAAAAAGTTGAGAGTTCTTCAAGCAGCTTCACGTAAGTCGTTGGTAGAGGAAGTAGTTCAATCTGCTCCTCGTGTTTATAATTCAGAATATATTTCTAAGTAATTTATGTATAAGGATTTAGGTATGAGTAAGATTAAGGATTTAGCAATGGGTATTGGTATGGCAATATTATTTTATTGTGTACTTTACTTTTTTATGATGTTTGATGTTATCGGATAATTTTAGGATATTAACGAATAATTTCGTATATTTGTAATGTAAGATTAAGAACAACCAATTAAGAACAACCAATAAGGAAAAAATATCATGGAAATAATTGATGCAATTATGAACATTGAATGTAATAATGAATGTACAGAAGAACTTTATATTCAATCATTTCAAACACTAATAGATAGTGGACATATTTGGGGATTACAGGGCTTCTATGGTAGAACTGCAACTGACCTGATTGATGCAGGTTTGTGTACCAGATAATTTTGTTATATCCAAAAAATTTCGTATATTTGTATGTAAGATTAAAAACAACCAAAAAGGAAAATGTTATGATAAGAAAGAAAACGAATGGTCCATTAGTTATTGATTTAACAGGTCCCCAAGGAAATGCTTATTTTCTACTTGGAACAGCAAACAATATCGCAAAACAATTAGGCCTTAATCCGAATGAAATCACAAATGAAATGAAGGCTGGTAATTATGAAAATCTTCTTCAAGTCTTTGATAGATATTTTGGAGAATATGTTGTTCTTGAAAAATAATGATTTGATTATATTCAAAAATTCCGTATATTCGTATGTAAGATTAAGAACAACCAAAAGGAACAAAAGTTATGTTAAGAGAAATTAAAAAATTCGTTGAAATATTGGAACAAGTTCGTAAAGAACACTATGATACTGCGTTTGGCTTACAACCATTTCCCGAACATTTACGTGAACACATAGAAGTTAAATTTGGTAAAAAATATGCTAAACTTGTGTGTGTTAATAAGAGTGGTAATGTTGCCTCTGCTTGGGGATTCATAGCTCTTGAGGATGGTTCTATCAATGGCCATAAACATTGTGTAGGTGACTTACTTAAACCCGCTTCATTCAGTAGACCCACTGCTATCTCCCGTGGTTCAATATGTGTAACGATTGGTGAGAAGAAAGGTGCGCCCGCTTCTTTCAATGTATACGGCCCAGACTACGTGAAATCTTTAAAATCTGTAAACGGATAATATGAGAATAGAGTAATAATTTATTTGGTTATTACTCTATTATTTAGTATATTAGTAGATGAAATATAAAGGAGTATAATATGTTATGGCAATTAAAAACAGGTAAATGGCTTGCTGATGGTGAAGTTCTAAAAAATCAGACGTTATTTAAAAACAAATCACGTGCTATGCAAGAAGTGTTTAGAAAAGTAAAGGAAATGAAACAAGATGGAATACCGCTAATTCAAGTAGTTAATGGTTTGAGTGGACACTTAATGTGGCAGACATGGAACTACAAGGACAATGATGTTTTCATTGAACTAAGACCATTGGTTAAAACGGAACGAAGAAAAATACTTAATAAAAAATCTGAACACACTACAGCATGTGAATCGAAAAATTCAAATTATATGAATCATACGGTAGAAGTATGGAGATAGGTTTATACTTGATTGCTTTTCTATTTGTTGCAGCAATGGCATCGAATATATGGACACTCGTAAAGGCGTTATATGATTTATACACAACTATGAAAAACAAACAAAATTAACAGTTGGTTGTTATAAATAAAGTTCGTATATTTGTATGTGAGATTAGTAAACAAACAAACAACCAATTTAGGAACTTAGTTATGAAAAACAATTTATATATCGATGAAAAACTTAATCAAGCAAAAGAAGATTTTATTACATATAGTAGACGTGTTAGACTTGGTGGAGTACCAGAAGAACAGTTAAATGATTATAAAAGAATTCTTGAAGAATCGATTAATAATTTTCAAATATATTCTCAGATTATAGAAGAAGTGAAAAGCATTAGAAAAACAAAAATTAGAATTCAACGTAGTTTGGTAGGAGTTTAATATGCGTAGTGCAATGAAAAATTTACAATGGTATTTGTTAGGATTGCATGATTCAAAAGCAACGAGCGAAGAATGTAAAGAATTACTAAGTATGATTCTTGATAGGATAGCTGATGAATATATAAAACAAGAAGCAGAAATCATGCAAGAACATGAAATGGATGATTATAATTTTTACCCGGACACAGATTTATGAACAGACCTAAAACAATAATACTCGATATTGATGGTACATTGGTTGAACACGCTATTCCAACTGATGCTCAAACATTTAGACACACCATGAAATTGTTACCTGGCACTATAGAAAAAATTCTTGAGTGGGATACGAAAGGGTACAATATTATTTTACTAACAGGTAGAAGAGAAAGTGTGCGTAGGCAAACCGAAAGACAGTTGGATGAGGTTGGTATTATTTATGACCAACTAATAATGGGCGTTGGTGGTGGTGCAAGAGTTTTAATTAATGATAAGAAAGTAGATGGAACTTCAACTGCATTCTGTTTTAATCCAGATAGAAACGAAGGTATATCGGAGATTTCTATATGATAGAAGACTTTATTATTGGCGTAGGTATTATTAACGCTATTATATTTATGCTTATTTAGGATTTAGTTATGATTACAAAAGAAAGTTTTATGTATTGGGCTGATGAATTAAATGAAGAAATCATTCGTCTTGGGCATGTTTCTAATTATATAAAAAAACTTTATTACTTAGAAGACAAAATAACTTCAGATTTACATGAAGATTTGGATGATAAGGTAGATTTTGAAATTGAAAAGCGAATGATAATAACAGACTTTATTATGAATGCGATTGATGTGATTGATGGTTTTAAACATACACCGATTGGTACACTTTCAGTTACTCACTCAAGAATAAACGAAGATATACAAACGGAAATTAATTCCATATTAGATACAGAAAGTTCAATGAAAGAAAAATAAACATTTTATACTACCCTTATATTTATATACGTTATGTTATATATTCTTAGGATATAGTGTTATGAATGAAAGGCACGGAAGACCGCCTATTAGTCTAACCGAATCTCAATTGCGTTATGCAATGGAAAACTCATTCGGTAATAAAGACGCTGCAAGATTTCTCAATATAGATTACCGTACATACAAAAAGTATGCTAAAACATTTATTGATTCAGAAACAGATAAAACCTTATTTGAAATTCACTCCAAAGTTGGTGTAGGAATTAAGAAAATACAAAAGGATCATAAATGGAACGGTAAAAATTTTGATTGTAACAAAGGTTACACAGAAAGATTAGAGGATATATTGGATGGAAAACATCCAGGTTATGATTCAAAGAAACTACGAAAAAGATTATTACTATCGGGTTGGGTCCCGTGTGTTTGCGCTGCTTGTGGATGGGACGAGCCAAGGATGACTGATGGTAATTATCCCCTATTGATAGACTTCATAGATAATAACTGGATAAATACCACGTTAGAAAATCTAAGGTTACTTTGCTTTAATTGTTATTTTAACTTAGTTAGAACACCTTCAACTTCTTATCAGGGTTGGACTTATGGAACTGCTAGTAAAATACCATGGTATGGTGAAAGCAGAAAACACGATGGTAGATATAGACGTAGGTTAGAAGAAAGAATAAAACAACAAGAAGAAAAGAAGAAAGCAGAACAAGAAAAGTTTTTTGATTGGAACGAAGAAAAACAATTGGATGTTTAAATTAAAATTAGTATATTTGTAGATATTATTTAAGGAGACGTTATATGAGATTAGCACCATTGCAAGATCGTGTGGTTATTAGTCCTAGAAAAGAAAAAGAAGTTACCGTCGGTGGAATTATCCTACCAGAATCACAAGAAGCCGGTGCTGTAAGAGGAGAAATTATTGCAGTAGGTCCAGGTAAGAGAGACGATAAAGGAAATTTAATTCCAATGGAAACGAAGGTTGGTGATAAGGTTATTTTTGGAACTAAACTTTATGGAACAACTATTGCCATGGATGGAGAAGAAGTTGTAGTAATGCATGAATCGAACATATTAGCAATTATAGAAAATTAATTTTAGGAGATTATATAAGTTATGGCAAAGATTATAACATTTGATGTAGATGCACGTGCTGCTCTAAAGCGTGGAGTAGACCAATTAGCAGACGCAGTTAAAGTTACGCTTGGTCCAAAAGGACGTAATGTTATTATTGGTAAAAGTTTTGGAACACCAACAATAACAAAAGATGGTGTTACTGTGGCAAAAGAAATTGAATTGGAAGATCCAATTGAAAATCTTGGTGCTCAAATTATCAAAGAAGTTGCTTCAAAAACAAGTGACGTTGCAGGTGATGGAACAACAACCGCAACTGTTTTAGCACAAGCAATTGTACGTGAAGGACTAAAGAATGTTACCGCAGGTGCAAACCCAATGGATTTGAAACGTGGTATTGATTTAGCAGTTACTGCTATATGTGAAGAGTTAGTTAAAATGAAGCGTGAAGTTACAGGTAAAAAAGAAATTGCCCAAGTAGGTACAATCTCAGCAAACAACGATGAAACAATTGGTAACTTGATTGCAGATGCAATGGAGAAGGTTGGTAAGGATGGAGTTATTACTGTTGAAGAAGCCAAAGGTATTGAGACTTCTTTAGATGTTGTAGAGGGTATGCAGTTCGATAAAGGTTATTTATCACCTTATTTTATTACAGACCAAGAATCAATGACTGGCATATTAGATAGTCCGTACATTCTTATTTGTGATAAAGCTATTGGTGCAATTAAAGACTTACTCCCAACACTTGAAAAAACAGCACAGACTGGTAGAAGTCTTCTAATTATTGCAGAAGACGTTCAAGGTGAAGCGTTAGCAACGTTGGTAGTAAATAAACTACGTGGTACAATTAAAGTTGCTGCGGTTAAATCTCCAGGGTTTGGTGATAGAAGAAAAGCAATGTTGGATGATATTGCAACACTAACAGGTGGTACAGTTATCGGTGATGAACGTGGTTACAAATTAGAAAACGTAACACTCGAACAACTTGGTACTGCTAAGAAAGTAACTATTGATAGAGACAATACTACTATTGTTGAAGGTGGTGGTACTACGGAAAGTATTACTACAAGAATTTCTGAAATTAAAACACAGATTGAAAAAACTACTTCTGACTATGACCGTGAGAAATTACAAGAGAGATTAGCAAAACTTTCAGGTGGTGTAGCTGTTCTTAAAATTGGTGCTTCCACAGAAGTTGAAATGAAAGAAAAGAAAGCACGTATTGAAGATGCACTTCACGCTACAAGAGCAGCAGTTGAAGAAGGTATTGTACCAGGTGGTGGAGTTGCGTATATACGAGCTTCAAGAGTGTTAGATGGACTAACAGTTGGTAATGAAGACCAACAAACTGGTGTAAATATTATTCGTAGAGCGATTGAAGAACCACTACGTCAGATTGTTACCAATGCTGGTTTAGAAGCATCTGTAATTGTTAATAAAGTTAGAGAGTTATCATCAGAAACATTTGGCTTTAATGCAAGAACAGAACACTATGTTGATATGTTTGAAGAAGGTGTAATTGATCCTACTAAAGTATCAAGAGTTGCTTTACAAAATGCAGCATCAGTCGCTAGTCTTTTACTAACAACAGAAGCAACAATTGTACAGAAACCATCTAAAGAACAACCCATTCAACAAATGCAAGATCCAGGGATGATGTACTAATTATAGAATAAACCCCTTGGATTCAAGGGGTTTTTTGTTTATATCATATTTATAGTTATGATAAAACTACTAAACATATTAACCGAAATAAACTTGATTCTAAAAGATAGAAGAGGTTTGCCCATTGGTATAGTTTCAATAGATAAAGATAAAAACCAAACTCTAAGAAATAGAGCAGGTAGAATTCTTGGCTATTATAATAGTAAGCAAAACATAACAAGAGATCATACTAAAACTATTGTTGGTAAAGGTAATTTACTAACATACTTAATAATAATATATAAGTAACGCCATGTCAATACCATCATTAGCATCGTTAATAAAAAGAAGAGATTTAAGTGGAGTAGTATCTGATACTGTTTCATATTTGGCTTCTTATCAACAAAAGAAAGTTCTATTTTTAACTACATCAACACGTTATCCATTTAACACCGGATATGATAAAGGTGGTGTAGAAGATGAACTACCTAAGTCAACTGAACTTGCTTTATTTATTACAGATAATATACCGAACAAATCAAGTTGGATTGATATTCCTCAGCTCAAAATTGTATCATGTGAAGGGAATGTATCACATAAAACTGGTAATTCATGTGGGGTAATGGATTCGGTACTTAAAGATAAAAAGAAGAATCCAAGTGGAAATCACAGATGCTGGGCAAGTGTTAATGATAAATCAGACCAACTTTGGAAAGTATCTGATGAAATATTCAATGCAGATATTATATTATTCTTTGGCTCTATTCGTTGGGGACAAACAAATGCACAATATCAAAAGCTCATTGAACGCCTAACTTGGTTAGAGAATCGCCATACTTCATTGGGTGAATCGAATTTACTTATGGGAAAACAAGCAGGATTTATTTGTATAGGGCAAAATTGGAATGGAGCAAACGTAGTTGGTGTACAGAAAAATGTATTGAACTTCTTTGGATTTGATACACCTGATAATCTATTTTGGAATTGGCAATATACAACCGATGTAAATGATGAAACTCAAGAATCATATAAAATGTCTGATAAACAATTTCATTTAGATTTGGGAATACCAATGGAGATAAATTATGATTAAGTTAAAAAACTTATTAGAAAACATGATGAGTGAAGATATACACAAAATGACTGATAAGGTGAAAAACTTTAAGCAGTTTGTAAATGAACAAAAAATAAACGAAGATTTAGATTTATCTAAAGATTACGCTATACGAAATTTGTTTAGTAACTACGAAAAACAATATGAAGATGAATATAACGAAGATAATTGGGTAAAATACCATTATGGTAGTGAACATAAAGGTGGAGTTGATGCACTTAAAGAATCACTTGAATTAATAGGTGATGGTGAGATAACCGATAAAGGTAATAAAAGTTTTATGTATAAGGAAATGTTAAAGAATGATTCATTAATTTTAGTGGTTCACGGCAGTTTAACAAAATCACCTTATGGTGGTATGGAAGGATATAAATATAGTTTAGGTGTATATAGAAATAATCCAAGAACACAACAAATTGGTGGCGGTTATGGTGCAAGTGGCATAATGAGTATTGAACATACTAGATTATTGTCTTATGATGACTCATATATGATATTGTACAATCGTAATATTATATCAAAAGTATGTGATGATATTAAAAAATATGCGGTGAAAAATTTTTAAAAAGTGTTGTATTTGATAAATTAGGAATATCCATAGACCTTTTACCTGGATGGAAATACTATAAGTATAGAAAAAATTATTGGAGATAGATTATGATTAAGTTAGTAGACTTATTAGAAAACATGATGAGTGAAGATATACACAAAATGACTGATAAGGTTAAAAACTTTAAGCAGTTTGTAAATGAGAATTTAAGTAAAGAAATAGACACAGACTTGCGTGAATATGCTCAAGAATTTGTTTCTGACGAGTATGATTCAGATTTTGAACAAGAAGAAGCGTTAGAAAATATTTATTCTTTTATAGATAGTAAGTTCCCGTGTGGATTACAAAATATGCCAAGTAGTATTTTATTATATAGAATTTTAGATGTTAATATTAAAGATTTGAATAAAAAAAATATAGGTCAGCATTTTGTTGGGGACAAAAACAAACTGAAAGATGAAGTTTTTTTGAATTCAATTGAATTTATTGATAAATCCGAACTTCCATATAAAGTAAAAGAATATGGTACTATAGTAACAGTATCGGTAAACTTTTCTGATATTGATTTGTATGAAACAATTAGGACAAAAGGAAATTATCTAAACGAATGTGAATATACTGTTCGTAATATGAATTATGTTATTAAAAATGTTGAAAAAGCTAAATTAAGATAAGGAGATTATAATATGATTAAGTTAGTAGAATTCTATTGGATGGGTAAATAATAGCACTTTGATTGTATTGAAAAAATCCTTATATTTGTTCTGTTAGATTAATAACAGCCAATTAAGGAAATAAGTTATGAAAGTATATGATGATTCTGTAAATATTAGTGATTACACTGGTCTACTTATTTACAAAGGACATGAGTTCGTTCGTGAAGACATTGAACAGATGTTTTCGGTATTAGGTAAAAACACTTCATTAAACGTAATGCGATTACAACAATCGAAATGGGATTGGTGGTATGACTCAGAACGTAATGTTATTACATTGCAAGAAGTTATAGATGATAATGAATCGGAAAAAATTGAAATGTGTTATGATGATATGTTACATATACTTAACTTTATGGATGAACATCCAGATGTGATAGTTGCTTCATATAAAGATTTCCAATAATGTTTTGTTTATATCCAACAATTCCTTATCTTTGTAATGTAAGATGATGAACAACCAATTAAAAACAACCAATTAAGGAAAATATTGTATGAAACTATTTCAAACAGAAGAGATACATGGCGTGGTATCGTATGTAAATCCAGAATACATCATAGATATACGTGATAACTATAATAGACAAAAAATTTCAGTCGGTAGTAAGATTCATGTTCAAGGTGCTATGGTATCTACATTCTATGATGTTAGAACACCTGAAGAGATTGCTGAGATATTAAGGGCTTTATAGTATTACCACTAACGTTTTGCAGCTAACAGAAGGGCGGGAATTATTAACAAATTAAAATAAAAGATGAAAGATTTGAGAAAGTTTATTAAGACAACAATACGAGAGTTTTTGAATGAAAACAATCAAAAGTATGAAGTTGTATATAGAGGACAACCTTCCGATGTGGAAGATATTTCACCAAGAGATTCTATTTGGGTTACTTATGATTATGATTTTGCGAATGAATATGGAAATGTAAAAGAATACAAACTACCTAAAAATCTTAATATTTTAGATACTGATTATTATAGTGAGTGGGAAAGTTTGGTAGATGAATTTGATGAAAACGGTGACTATGATGAATATAAATATGAACCAACAGATGAATTTATATTGTTTTTAAGTTCAAAAAAATATAATGGATTTATGAATGGTGATAATATTTTGATATTTAATAAAGCTTCATTTTATAAACAAATGCTTGTGCAGCCATTTTTGTTAGGTGCTGTTATAGGTAGTAAAATTTACGGATTATGAAAGTAGAAACTAAAGAAAATCAGATTATTTTGAAAGAGGTGTATAATTCAATTACACTTGAAACACGAGAAGGAAAGCAATTACATATCTGTATGAGAGATATGGGATTTGAAATGAAGATTGATGATGGTGAGTGGCACTTGCTAACTAATGAATCTGATTTTCTGATTAAACCAAAAGGATTTCAA